ATGACCCGCGGCGACGCTCACCTGTTGAACACGATCCGCGAGATCATCGGAAAGTCGCCAATCCCCGACATCGGCCGAGACGCGGGGCAAGGACGTTCGAAGCCGATTCAGATCGTGGATGACGACCACCGCCCCATCACGGACTTCCGGTTCCTCCAAAACTTGGCCCAATTCGAAGGGGACGGTAACAGACGAACACCGAGAAAGGCCGGTGCGCTGTGAAAATCTACAAGTACCCGCTCGACATCACGGACGAACAAGACGTGCTCATGCCGAGCAACCATCACGCACTTTCGGTCGGCGCGCAGAACGGTCAATTGTTCGTCTGGGCTGGCGTCGACGAAACCGAAAGAAAGGTACCGGTCAAGTTCTACGTCGTCGGCACAGGCAATCCGGCTGAGCACGTCGCCGCGGACGGTGTGCGCTTCGTCGGTACGGTGCAAATGGGTCCCTTCGTCTGGCACGTGTTCGTGGTGGAGGCGGCGTCTGCCGTACGGTCATGAAAAAGCGTCTCTTCCCCGGCGAGACCAAACCGCTCACGGACCGCCAGCGTCGCGCGCGGTTCAAGGGCATCTTCATCGCACTACCGGACGGCTCACGTCGTGCTGGTACCGCTGGCTTTCTCTGCTCCGATTGCATGCCGCTCGACACCGACATCAGCGCCGATGAGGTCGACGTCTGGGAAGAGGGCTCGCACGGCTGGACCGGACCGGTCCTCTGCAACGAATGTCACCTATCCATCCCGGTCTACATCGACGCCGAGATAGACCAACCACGCCCGTCACCCGGTCATCCTCTTTGCAAGTTCTGTCAGCAACCCGCGGGCACGACGGCCGACTGCGGTAACTGTCAGCACGTCGCGAGACAAGCAAAGCTACCACCACCGGACGGTAACGTCGTCCACGGGCAATTCGATCACGTGGGCGCGACCGAAGCATTCAACCGCGCGTCAGAGCTGGACGTAGACCCGAAGACGTATGCGGACGCCGAAAAGCTCTATCGCAAGGCTCTCCGCCTGGACCCGCGCTTTTCCGAAGCGTGGATCAACCTCGGAAACCTCCGGCACCGTCGTCGCGACTCGTTCGAGGCCATCGAATGCTACCAGACCGCGCTCCGGATCGACGGCAAACAGGTGGAGCCTTACTACAATATCGCCTGCGTCTACGCCGAAAACGGCACTCCGACGAAGGCCGTACGGCATTACGAGCAAGCGCTGTACATTTTCGGGCTTACGCAGTCCGGCGCAACGCTGGATAAACAGCTCTTAGCGGACATTCACTACAATCTCGCCGTCGCGCTGGACGAAACAGGCAACGTAAGCGCCGCGCGCGGTCACTGGCAGAGCTATATCGACCTGTCGCCCCACGGCGAATGGGCGGACGCTGCCCGCATGTGGCTCAAAGACACCGCAAGTGCGGTCGTATCAGGTTCCAAGCCACAACTTGTGGCGATTCGAGGAGGGAAAGCGTGAAAACACCCAAAAAGCACCAAATCTCCCTGACCGCCGCCGAGCTGCATTTAGTACTCGAAGCACTCGACTCGCACCGGTACTGGCAACTTTCGGACGAACAGTACCGAAATAGCGGCTACGTCATGGACCCCGGCTCCGATGATGAGGAGAATGCCGAGACCATTCGGGAGATCAGCGCTCTCGAAGCTCGACTTGGCAATTTGGGACCTTGCAAGAAAACCCGAGAAATCATCTCCAAGATGGGCAAGGCGGTCTGATGCGACTGGTTCACCAGCGAATCAACACGGCGCTCCTCCACGCGAAGGGCATCGTCGAAATCTTGTCGTCGGTTCAAGGGGTGAACGCCGACGAGAAAGCTCAGCTCGCCGAGTGCGTCAAAGTGCTGCGGACCATCGTAACGGCTACAAGGCCGCCAACAAGCAAGCTCAGTAAAGCCGGCGCGCAATTTACCCTCCGGCAAATCAACGGGCTCGCCTCGGCGGCGCTCAGGAAGACGGGACTATGAGCGCCGGCCGTCTTCTAGGACCCTTCCTCCTCAGCCGCATTCGCGCACGCCGCGTCGTCCACGCTGCGCTCGCGAAGATCGACACGCCGACCGACGCCGAGGTCCGCGCGTGCCGCATCTCCCTGGGTCGCGAGGCTATCGACAGGCTCATCCTGTCGGCATCGTGTCCTCACTGTCGCACGATTCACGATCCGGACATCGCCCATGCGTTCCGACTGCTCCAAGAGGGCTGGAACGCGCTCACCGAAGACGGAAAGGTCGCTCGCGCCGAGCTGCGCAAAGAAAGGTCGAAATGAAATCTCAGATTCGCATCGTAGTCGCCGCGCCGAGCACGCACGCCGTCGTCAAGATGATTCCGGACACCTTGAAAGCGCTCCAAGGCGAGGTCGCTGGCGACTTGGAGCTCTATCGTCATCCCGCCATGCAATCGGAGGGGATTCATTTCTACATCAACGAGAACGGCGCCAACCCCCGACTCGGTCTGAAGCCGAACCTGCCGAACGGAATCGACAGCTTCATCGTCGGCAACATCGTCGCCTCCAAGGTGACGCCGGGCGGCGTCGAGGTCGGCCTGACCGAGCGCGAAGCGAAGTTCGCCTGTCTCGTTCTGGACACGCTGCGAGGTCTCACCGACGCCGAAAAGAAGAGGGCCAAGTGAAGTACGCCGAAAATACATCAGTCCCGGTCGAGAAGTCCAAAATGGAAATCGAGCGCTTGCTGATGCGTTACGGCGCGACGAGCTTCGCTTCCGGGTGGGACGCCGAGCGCGCCGTCATCCAATTCGAATGTCGAAAACGGCGCATCAAGTTCGTCATCCCGATTCCTCCCGTCTCCGACTACACGAAGACACCCGAGGGACGCGCTCGCCGGGTCGAGCTGGTCCAGCCCGCCTGGGAACAAGGCTGCCGCGCCAAATGGCGAGCGCTCGCACTCATCATCAAAGCCAAACTCGAGGCCGTCCAAAGCGGTGTCTCGCTCTTCGAAGATGAGTTTGTCGCGTACACCATCATGCCGGACGGCCGGACGGTAGGAGAGATCATTCACCCGGCCATCGAAGAAACCTACCGGACCGGCAAGATGCCGCCGATGCTGGGGATGGGAACGTGATTTTTCAAGGCAACGGAGTCCTCCTGCCAGAAGAGGGGGAACCTGCTATGCGCTCGTGCTGGGAGTGCAACGGCGCACATGACCACCTCAAGAAGGTGAACACGCTGCACTGGTGTTTTGAGTGTGCCCGATACTGGGTATTCGACCGGTACTTCGATTTCGCCGACGACGCGGCATTCGATGAATACTTTACCGGACTCGGTTTGAAGCCTGGAGACTCCACGACCAAGATCGATGCAGGCTACCGCATAATAGTCGTCGAAATAAAACCGGAGACGGGAACATGAGACTCAAAGGGACAGTAACCATCTTGGCTCAGGACGACGTGGTCGCTCTATTCGACGGTCACGCGGAAGGGCCGGAAACTTTCGGCCCGGTCTTCACCGGCCACTGGATGTCGGCACAAGACGCAGTCGTACGTCTACGGGCACTAGCCGACGCAATCGAAAAAAGCCGCGAGGCAGTCATGAGCTTCGACCCCACTCCCGACGACATCGTGTGGATGGCCAATCGCTTGGGTACCTTGCGCGAGGCGCGACTCGCGAAGCTCGGCTACGGAGCCAAGCTCTCCCAACCCGAGGAAGACGCGATTCTCCAACAGGCCATCATCGACGGCGCGAAGCACCGCACAGAAGTCGACGAGCGCGCAGCCCACCAGGCGCTCATGGACAAGCGCAAGCGAGACGAGCAGGACCGCGCCGCCGGCAAGCCGACGCTGCGCACGACGTTCGGCGAGCTGGTCGGCAACTGGGCCGAAATGCGAAAGGTAAAACGATGAGGTACACGTTTCTTCTCTGTCTCGTTTCTCTGAGCACCATCGCCGCATGCGGTGCTCCCTTCGAGACATCTCACTACTCCAGCGCCGAAGGCGGATCCTCGCCTGAGGCCGGCAAAGACGTTCGCGGAAACGAAGCTGCGCAAGACGCGCCTTGCTGCCGCTGTGACGTCCTGCTTCATCCGGAGGCTTCCTGTTGTACTTGCTTCATTTCCGAGGGAGGGCACGATGCGGACCGCGACGTCGCGCCGCCCGTCGACGCCGCTCCCGTCGACGCCGCTCTCGTAGACGCCGGCCACGACTCCTCCCTCAAGGACGTGGCCTCGCCCCCGGATACCGGATGCACACCGTTTGGAACCGCGACGGTTCTGTGTCCGGACACGACCGCAATCTCCACGACCCCGACCAACTACTGCGTCTACGACAGCACGTCCGGCGTCAGCTCGCTCGCCGCGACCCCGGCCGAGTGTCAGTGCAAAGGCACGTATGCCTGCGCCTGCATCGAGGCATCCGTAGCGATCCCCGCTCAGCTCTGCAAATCGACCCAAGTCTATGCCGGGTGCAGTATGGTCGGCGGCGCGCCGCTCGTGACGTGTGAGGACCCGTGAAAGACTACGCCTTCCCGCAGCTGCCCGTCACCAAAGCGGCGCCAGTGAAACCAGCGCCAGTGAAACCAGCACCCGAGCTGAGTCCCCGCTTGCTCGGTGACCTCGCGGCGCTTTGCCGTAGAGAAAGCACTCGCGCCAAAACCATCGACGACTACACCCACCTCAACTGGATCGCCGCGGACCTCGACCGGCGGTGGCGGAAAGCGGTCGACGGGCGATGACACACTCATACGTGTGGAGGAAGGCCAGATGATCTGGCGCACCATCCTCGACTTCCCCGCCTACGAGGTCTCCAACGAGGGCCTCGTACGAAGCAAGCTCACGGGCCTGCGCATCGCTGCCGTCGCCAACTACGGCTTCCAACGCGTACGTCTCATTCGCGACGGCAAGGCGCACGACCGGAGAGTCGGCGTCGTCGTACTCGAAGCATTCGTTAGCCCGCGTCCGTCGCTGCGTTATCGCTGCACGTTCCTCGACGGCGACAAGCACAACGCGAACGTCAAGAACCTCCGCTGGGAGCTACGTGTCCCTCCGCGCGTACCGCAGATGCCAGGAACACGAACACGGAAGAGAGCATGACGCACCTGCGACGCCGCGCTGATGTTCATTTGCCGTACACTACCGCCCGGCTTTACCGCTGGGTCCGACCGAAGGAGAACGCCATGAGTGACGTGCTGGATGATCCCAATGAGCCTGAAGACGATGAGGATGAGGAAGAGGAAGAGGGCCTCGACGACGAAGAGGACGACGGCATCGAGTCCTGGGAGACCGAGAACGGTCTCGTCTTCGAGATCCACCCGGTCGAAGCGGACGCCGAGAGTCCGGCACACGACGAGGTTCTCGTCATCGAAGAAAACGATGACCCCAAAGGCGATCCGAAGGACGTCGCCATCGCGCTCTCTATCGAGGACGTCGACGAGGCCATCGACACGCTGAAGGAAATTCGAGCCGAGATGGTCAAACGGCAGACCGCTCGCAGCGGCGGTGCACAGCTCGCCGCCGTGCCCGCCAAGGCACCGGCACGCAAGAAATAGCCCTTGAGTGTGACTGCACACACGCGTATTACGAAAGACGACCATGACCACCGAAATCTTCCCCGAAGACAAGACCGACCCGACCGTTACCGGCAAAGAATTTCATGTTGAACAGACGCTCGGCGTGATGGCCCACGTTCGCGTCATCGCCAAAAAGCGCAAGTGGCAGTTTCTCCAGATCGACTCCGCGGACGCCGAAACGACCAAGAAGGTCACAGAGGTTGGCGGTGAGGTCTCCTACATCAGGAGCTTCTACAAGCTACCTGAGACGGCCGCTGTCACGCACAAGGACGGCGTCTGGGCGGTCTGGTCCGGCGAGGGTGAGCCGACGACCGAGGCGTTTCCTGAGTACGCGCCAGTCGACGAAGGGCCTGGGAGCGAGTTCCTGAAGGGTCTACAGGCTCGACTGGGCATCGAGCAGAAGGCGGCCGAGTTCGTCAAAGCGCAGGAGCCTGGTGAGCCTGTGAAGGAAGGAGCGGTTGCTTTGGCTCTGTCTCCGTTGGCTGCCGAAGACAGCAAAGAGCGACTCTTGCTCGAAGGCGAGTCGGCAGCGCGCAACGCCGCCTACAAGCGTGCGCAATCCGATGCGGCTTACGAGACTTCTAGCAAGTCCGGTCAGAATGCGTGGGCGTACTCCTCGATCCATGTGACCGATCACGTCGCCATGCGTCGACGCTACGGCACCGGTAACGATGCCGTCATCGAGATGCATCCGAGCGGTGGCATCGCGGCCATCTGGCTCGGCAAAAATGCGCCGACTCGACCCGCGTTTCCTGATGTGCAGCCGGCTCCCGAGGGTCTGGGTCTGCGCAAGCAAAACGGAACGAACATCAACGATTTCCACGCGGAGCCTATGCCGCCCGTGCCGGCGGCGGTACCGACCGTGCCTGCACCGTTTCTCGACTCACTCGTACCAAGTGACCTTCCCCCACCAGTGAAGGTCTCCGGTCACGTCCCGAGCGCCGCGCTCAACGAGATGGGCGTGAAGTTGTACGGCCTGTCGAAAGAGCCCCTCTACAGTGCTGAGTTTCGACAGTACCTCTCGAAGGTCTCCGACAGTCTCCACGCCGAAGCTGCCCGTATCGAACTAAGCAAGATGCGCGCGAAGCTCGACGCTCGAGATCGTCCGCTGCCCGTTACGGTACCTCTCGCACGACTCACAGGGGAGAAGTGACGTGCCGTCCGGCAACCCGCGCCTCTCCGCGCTGTTCGCCTTGGCGAAGTCGGGCGACGACGACGCCAAGGACGAGGCCATCAGCATCGTCGCCGCAGCACTTCGCAACAACAACGGCAGCGTCACTGAAGCCGCCGAGGAGCTCAACGTCATCCGCGCGAGCGTCTATCGGTGGATGAAGGAGTACACGGTCCTGAGGCGCGTACGGCTCAAAGCTGAGTACGACGCGAACGAGCAGGCGAAGCGCGAGGGGAGGGTGTGAGTGAGCACCGGTCTGCAACGAGGCGTCGCATGACGGCCACCCAACTCGCCGCCCTCAAGCTCATCGTTGCGCACGGGCCAATCTCGTGCGCGAACCTCGGCGACTCGCTCTGGGGTATCAACAGTAACAAGAGAAGTAGCAACTGCTCGTGCCCCTTCGCGCGCCCAGCGGGCAAAGTCGTCAAAGGGCTCGTGAAGCTCGGATTCGTCGAGAGGTCCCGCCAGCCGAACGAGCACCGGACACTCTACGCAGCGACGCGGACAGGCGTGAGGGTGAGCACGAGATGAACAAAGCCCGCCGTAGACTTCAAAAACTGCGTCGTAGGAACCGTCGATGGTGGTCTACGGCAATCAAGATGTTGCAAACTCCCATCCGACACGCTTGGGCGTACTTCAACACGCCACAATACCGTCCGCACGACATCGTAGGTGGACCGTGACCCTCGCCCTCTGCTTCGCCCTCGGGGCTCTCATCGGCTGGCTCGGTCACAAGGCCGAGGTCGAGCAGGAGAAGCGCAAGAGCGCGGCGCTGGCGAAGGTGTTCGAGAGGAAGCCATGAAGAAGCCCAGTGAAACCGCCAATGGTCCCTTCGACGATAACGTCTCGCTCTGCATGACATGCGCGAAGGAGCAGGCCACACACGAGATTCACATCTCGTGCACCAAAGGTCTCATCTGGGACACCAGCAAAAAGTCGGTCTTCTCTATCAACTACAGCGTTTGCGGACCGTGCGCGCGGCAAATCGTCGAGGTCAAGCTCGCGGCGGACCTGCGAGTAGCTCCCGCGGTAGTGGACAACACCGAAGCGTCGCTCCGTGCCGAGCTGAAGAGGGTGCGTGAGCTAGCCGAGAAGAGTCTCGACAATAACGACGGCCAACACCGAGACACTCTCCGGAAGATTGCTCAGGGGGTTGCATGACACGCGCCGAATTTATCCAACGAGCGGTCCTCGTCATCTACAACAACAAAGCCTACTTTGAAGCTGAAGAGGGAGAGACGGACGCTTATCACGACAGCGTCATCTCCCGCGCTGAAGCACTCGCCGACAGACTTGAAGCTGGAAAAGAAGCTCGATGGGACCCACCAGGCTCCCTCGAACCGCCGGCCGGTGACCGTCTTGTTGACGCTGTGATGGGCCTCGGCACCGCCGAAGCTCCGCTCTTCGTACGACAAGACCCACCCGTCCCACTCGACCAGCTCGGGCTCCGGACGCCGGAGGAGGCACGCTGCGCCGAGAACTACGTCAACGACGCTCGGGCTATCGTGGAAATACAGCTCGCGCTGAACGAGCCGACTCAAAAAGGCGAGAAAGAAGACAAGGCCGAGCGACGGCGAATGGGCGGCATCAGACGCGTCATGGAAAGCCACGCCGCGCGCCGCAAGTAGCGGTAGACTTCGAGCTATGCACTTCTACGACTTCCACGCCCCGCACCCCTCGCCCGCCGGCCGCATCTGGTCTCCGGCCAAGACGCGACAGCCGGTCTCGATTCTCAACCGGCCCACGCGGCGTCGCCTACGGGGCCTCGGGCAGAGCTACTCGCCACCGGACTACTTCGACACCGGCTGGGCGAGCGTCTTCGTAGCTGGGTGTCAAGCAATAGGAGCGGACCCAGGAGACGTCGCCGGCCTGCTCATCAGTGAGAGTGGGTTCAACCCATCGGCTCAAAATTCTATCGGCTGCGTAGGTTTGAACCAGCAATGCCCTGGAAGTCAGAACTTCCTCGGAGACATGACGGTCGACGAATACACTCAGCTTACGGTAAGCGCACAGCTTCCATACGTGTTCGCATACTTCCAAAATTGGCTCACCAAGTACGGACTCGGCTCTATCAGTGGTGCCGAACTTTACCAATTGAACTTCCTCCCGGCTACGTTCCAACCCGGTGAGTCGAGTTCATTCGTCATCTCCCAGTCTGGCGACCCTTGGTATTCGAGCAATACGAGTCTTGATCCTGACGGAAAAGGCTCGATTACGCTGGGCGACCTACAAACCGCAATCACTAACGCTCAGAACAACCACCCAGACTTGTGGAATTACATCCAAACGCAAATCGATCTGGCCGGTGGCATCTTTCCGTCTACGACTTCGATGGTCTGGGGCGGATTGGTTGGAGGCTTTCTAGGATTTTTTGCCTGGAAGCGTTGGAGGTCCCACTTCTGAGTTCGTCATCTTGGACTCGACGTCCCTCGCCAATTCTCTGATGTCGGACCATCTCGCTGCGACAGTCAAAATGCTCCTTCCTGACACACGGTGGATTGTCGCACCTGTGCAACACGAACAACCCATCCTGGATCAGTCCGCGGTTCAAAACCCAGGACAATCTATGAACGAGCACCTCGTCCACGTGACCAACAGGAATGCGCCCGTACCTATCCGATCTTCCTCCGCTGCCTCCTGTCCACGTGTGACAATTCGTCGACATTCCTGGCATCAAGGGCCCGTTGATGTCGATGTACGGCAGGAACTTTTCTATGAGCGACTCTGCGAGTTCGAGTGTAATCTCCATCGCGTGGGTCCTCCTAAGACCCGCCGTGCCCCGGGCGTTCGCGCGCTGCGGGGTATTTCCAATTTCGCCGAGGAGTCTAGCACATGACCTCCTCCGACGGCATCCTCCTCCCTGGCTTCGACTGCTTGAACCCCGAGTGCAAGGGCTGGACGGGCACCGCGAAGGAAGACCACAAGGTCTGTAGATTCTGCGGCACGCCTCGACCGACCGAACCGGTCAAGCTCTATCGCATCCGCCAGACACGGTGGACGATACGCTACGACGACGAAAAAGCCGAACAGGAATGGAAGCCGGACGAGCTGCCCTTCGCCGACGCCCTGTCCGAAGCCGAGTATCTCCGCAAGAACTATCCGACCCATTCGTTCGAAGTGGTCCCGGTCGGCGCTCCCCTCGTTCACGACATCGTGAGTCTCCAGCGGCAGTATGGAGCGATGTTCCAGCAGCTGACCGTCACGCAAGCCCGATGCACGGAGCTGCTCATCGAAGCACGGGCGCTCAAAGCAAAACTCGCCGAGCTGGAGAAGGAGAAAACATGAGAGTCAATGTGTACGCGGAAGAGATGACGGACCGAGTCGAGATCATCGGCAAGGAAATCGACGGGCAAACCTTCACCGGGCTCCGGTTCTACTTGGAACTTCCGGTGACCATTCCGGCCGCCGACAGAGGGCGCGGTCTGCCAGCGACTGAGCCGCGACAGCTTCAAGGCCCGTTCATGCATCGGCCCGGCGATGATGACTCCGCCGCGGTGACGTTTTGGGGGAAGCAAGACCTCCGAGTGGTGCTTCGAAAGGCGCTCGCCATGCTGGACGAGCACTACGCGTTCCGATCTGTTCCGATGACGATCAAGAACCTCAACGAAGCGGCCGAAAGTCTCGGCGCTCCGCCGAACCGATACGGAAAAGACAAATGATCTACGGACTCGACGTCTCAGAAGAGCAAGGCTCCATTGACTGGCTCAAAGTCGCGCAGTCCGGCGTATCGTTCGTTTACGCGAAGTGCGGCAACGGCAACACCGAGGTGGACGGTCTCGACGCCGACCCGATGTTCACCAAGAACGTGGCTGGAGCTCGGGCTCAGGGACTCATTATTGGCTGCTATCACTTCTGCTACCCGCTCCCGAGCGGTCCTGGTCTTCCCGCCGGTCGTGCACCAGAGGAACAAGCCCAGCTCCACTTCACTGCCTCCGCCGGTCTCGGCTCGAATGAAGGCGACCTCACTACGATGATCGACGCCGAGTGGCCGGATCCGTCACAGTGGGCCATGTGGAAGTGCAGCAAAGCTCAAATCGCCGACTGGTTCAGCCGATACGCAAACAAGCTCGAGTCTCTCAGCGGACGAAAAGTAGGTCTCTACTCGGACCAATATTTCTGGTCGATGATTGGCGGAGCTGGACTGATGGACTTCGCTGCGCGTCCATTCTGGCCGGCGCGTCCAACCGGCGTTCGTCCTCTCGACGGCAACAAGCCGGCACTCTGGGACCCGTTCACGTCGTGGCAGGTCTGGCAATGGTCGCAGGCGAGCATCATTTCGGGCATCCTCACGAACGTTGATCTCGACGTCATCCCTGACGACGCAACGATGCAAGAACTACGTGGAATGGACGCTGTCTCACCCGTCGCTTCCACCGACCGGCCGCCCTCGACATGATGACGGAGCTCGAAGCCATCGTAGCGTGGCGCATATCCGAATGATGACCGACCCGTGGGCCGGCAAGGGAGGCCACGTCGGTTCGCGCACGGTGAGCGGTGCTATCGGTCGATTGAAGCGTAAAGGGTACGTCCAAATTCAAGAAAACGAATACGCACTCACACCCGCTGGCAGAGACGAGCTGGACAAATACCACCCGACGGGTGAGCGCCGTCGTAAAGAATGAGGTCCCTGATGACCGGCCGAACCAGACACAAGTTTCTTGCTCCGGCGGTACTCGCGGAGGCGACGACCGAGATTGCCATTCTCGCCAAGGACGAGCGCGTCCAGGTCGCCCTCATCGGTGGTTACGCTATGCAACTCTACGGATCGGACCGTTTGACCGGCGACGTAGATGTAGCGGCCTACGAACCCATCGAGGAATTGCCTGTTGGCAAGTCGCTATCGTTCGGCGGATTTCAGACCAAGGCCCCAAACGGCGCCCCCGTCGACATCGTCATTCGGGATGACGAATACGCACCGCTTTACGAAGAAGTGATTTCAAAAGCTATCAGGACCCGCCTCGCGGCAATGCCGGTAGCTCGTGCCGAGTACATCGCCGCCATGAAAATGGCGGCTTGGCGCGGCAAAGACGACTTGGACTTGCAGTGGCTCATCGCCAACAAGAAGATCAACGAAAGAAAAACGCGAAAGATCATCGCCAAGTATCTCGGTCTGTACGCCGCGGATGAATTTGATCGACTCGTCGACGAGGTACGTTGGAAGGTGTCGCGGGGGAGACTCTAATGCCTAGAGACCACAACCTCCCCCGCGCCAACGGCCAGGCCCGCGCCGTCAGCTCGGACGTCACCGCCAAGCTCGACCTGATGATCGAAGCCGCCATCGCTCGCGGACGCGTCCGAAGCCCAGAGACCCTGCGGGAGCTCGACGAGGCCGCCATCGCCTACTACAAGGTCTCGAAGGCGTTCACGATCGAACGCGAGCACTCGTTCGGCGTCTGCAACGAAAACTCGTGCCCGTTCTGTCGACGAGCGCGGGAGAAGGCTGGGGAAGAAGAGGTCGAGGACAAGAGTGCCTAGGGGAATCCTGAAGGGGCCCCGGGGCAAGTTGAAGCCCAGCGCCTGGATTCCTCCTCTGCCCCCCGCGCTCGCCGACCAGCTCGTCGTCATCTCTCGCGAGGGTCGCTATATGATCCCAGGCGAACGACTCGAACATGCGTTTCACGTTGGAGCGAAGAAGACGCTATGCAACTGCACCATCCCCGAGTGGGCCATCTACCGGAACAGGCACGTCCAGATCCTGAAGGGCGAAATGCACCACGTGGCGTTCATCACGACCGTCATGCCGACGTGTGCAAATTGCCGAAGACTCATGCCGCTCGACCCGTCATCGTCTACCTCATGAAGGGGGAGTCGAGAAAATCGACTTGAGCAAGTTGAAACAACTTGACGCAAGTTGCAGCAAGTTGTAGATCTCCTTTCGACCCTCGTAGCTCAGCGGTAGAGCGTCGGCATACGGAGCCGGAGGTCGGCCGTTCGAATCGGTCCGGTGGGTCCGACATCTTGCTTTTCATTTTGACCCTCGTAGCTCAGTGGTAGAGCGTCGGCATGCGGAGCCGGAGGTCGGCCGTTCGAATCGGTCCGGTGGGTCCTAAACGCAGTCGTGTCACGTAGCTCACAGAGCGCCTGTCGAGAGGCGCGGAGGTCGACATGTCGAACGAATTTCCGGCGTTCACCAAGATGGTTGCGGCGTCGTTCCAGAGCTTGACCAAGACGTCAGACGTCTTCGTCGTCGAGTTGGACCGCGACACACTGTGGGACGCGTATCTCGCTTCGTTTCCGGAGGGCTCCAATCCACGCTTCAAGACGACCACGGAGCACGACTGCCGCTGCTGCCGGCAGTTCATCCGCCGGGCGGGCAACGTCGTCATCGTCTGCGATGACGGTACGCTCCATTCCATTTGGGATGAAGCTGCCGCCATAGCTCCGTGGCCTTACCGCATCGTGGCGTCTCGTCTGCGCGATGTCGTGCGCGCCGCGAACGTCTGCGACTTGTACCGCGTGAACGAAAAAGAGACGAGCTTCGGCGCGGTCCAGTCACGCTCCCTCGACAAGGAAACGCAGCAGGCCCGCACGTGGCAACACTTCCACACCGGGGAGATCCCGAAGAACATTCGCGTGCCGTCACCCGATCAGGTCCGCGGCGACTACCGGACGACGGCACAGGTCTTCGAGCGTGGGCTCGTCGAGCTCTCCCCGAGTGCGGTCGACACCGTCTTGTCGCTCATCGAGTCGAACGCGCTCTACCGTGGCGAAGAGCACAAGGCCGCGGTGCTCAACTTCATGCAGATGCATCGCGCGTTTCTTGCTCTGGAGGGATACGGCCTCGCACGAAAAATCTTCGTGTGGGCGAACGCAGGCAGCCCCGCGGCACGATTCCGCAACACCGTCATCGGCACCCTCGTCCAGGATCTCTCCGAGGGTCAGGATCTCGAGCACGCCGTCAAGAGCTTCGAGACCAAGGTCGCGCCGCAGAACTACAAGCGCACGACCACCCTCATCACACCTGGCATGGTCAAGAAGGCCATGGAGACGATCGAAGCGCTCGGTCTGGAGCCGGCACTCGAACGCCGATTCGCCGTCATCGGCGACATCTCCGTAAACGACGTGAAGTGGGTCGACGGAACCGTCAAGCCACTGATGAAGAGTGGCATCGGAAACGTGCTCATGCAGCACGCGTCCGCCACGTCGGCAGGCCGGAGCACCGACGAGCAGCGCGCCGAGGAAATCGGCCTCGACGACTTTGTGGCGAAGATCCTGCCCGAGACGACGAGCCTGGAGCTGCTGTTCAAGAACGAGCACGTCGGAAACCTGATGTCGCTCACGGCGCCGTGCCATCCGGAACCGAAGCAGCTCTTTCGATGGGGTAACGACTTCGCGTGGTCCTACGGCGGCAACGTCGCCGACTCCATCCGGGAGCGTGTGAAGAAGGCGGGAGGCAAGGTCGAGGGCGCGGTGCTGCGCGTGTCGCTGTCGTGGTTCAACTACGACGACCTCGACTTGCACATCATCGAACCCAACGGCGGAGGAGCGCGAGGCGTCTACGGCAAAATCTTCTTCGGTGCCAGGCGAGGATGGACGGGCGGGACCCTAGACGTGGACATGAACGCTGGCAGCGGACGCACGCGCGAGGCGGTCGAGAACGTGGTCTGGACGATGAAGCCTCCGGATGGCGCGTATCGGGTCGTGGTCAACAACGGCGCATCAAGGCGCTCGACGAGTAGTCGCGCCCGGTCTAGGAGGTGGAACCGATGGAAATCGACCGAACTACGATTGCGCGGATCGCACTGGAAGCTCAGATCGATCCGCGCACCGTGAAGCGCGCTATCGAACGAGGGATAGATTCGCTTCAGAGCGCCCACTCGAAAACGCGTCTACGTGCCGCGCTGAAGAAGCTGAAGTACGATAAGCTCATCAAGTAGCGCGAGGTCCCTGAATGCCGAAATGGAAAGGGAAGTGGTTGCTCGTCTGCCGCAGGTGCAAGAGGAAGTTCAAAGGTGCTCGCACGCTGGCCGAGTCACTCAGAACTGGGCTCCCTATCAACGGTCAGCTGTGTGGCGGGTATGTCTGCAAGACCGAGTCCGAGCGGGAGCGACGAACCTGAAAATGCGCGCGAGGTAGCCAATGAAGAAACGGAAGCCCAAGGTGGTGTGGTTGCTGGTGAGCACGACGGACGGTTTCGCCTACGGTGGTGAGTGGGAAATGAGACGCAAGGACGCTGCTCTCACGGCGCGCTCCATGAACCGAGACGACGTTGGCCGCGGTGGAGCGCCTGGCTGGCGAGTGCAAAAAGCCGTGCTCGTAGAAACCTAGAAATGCGCGCGAGGGCAAAATGAGTGAAGAGATCGAGTTCAAGGAGTTCGAGAAAATCTCCCGCCTCAACCGGGAGGTCGTCGTCACCGAGAAGATCGACGGGACCAACGGGCTCGTCTGGGTCAGCGAGGACTCGACGGTCGTGCGGGCCGGTTCGCGTTCCCGATGGATCACCCCCGAGGCGGACAACTTCGGCTTCGCGCGGTGGGTCGCAGAGAACGCCGAGGAGCTTCGCAAGCTCGGGCCCGGATACCACTACGGGGAGTGGTGGGGCTCCGGGATCCAGCGGCGTTACGGACTCAACGAGAAGCGATGGTCCCTGTTCAACGTCGCTCGCTGGGCGGACGATGCCGTGCGGCCGAAGTGCTGCCACGTGGTGCCCGTCCTCGGTGCAGGCATCGGACTCGGGAACACTGAGGGGGCGGTCGTGGGGGACGCCCTGCGCCTACTCCGCACGGCGGGCTCGCAAGCGTCGCCGGGGTTCATGAAGCCCGAGGGGGTGGTCATCTACCACACCGCCGCACGTACACTCTTCAAGGTGACGCTCGAAAAGGACGAAGCGCCAAAGGGTCAGATTCAACGAGAGGCAAATACCTGAAAATGCGCGCGCCTGCGGTTTCTATCGATTATTTCGAGAAAGTGACTCCCGGTCATAGACAACCGCCCATCTCGGCGCTACAGAGAGAGAAGTGAGGCGGCGCCGCTACCAACGGCCCGCCTCGTGGCGCCGGGCCGAGGAGGGCCCCAGGCACATGAAGAACGATAGCAGGCTCACGGCATCGGAAGTCAGGCTCGCGCGGCGACGCGGCATCTTCACGGTCGCGTCGGAGACGGAGCGCGGCTACTACGTCACGCTCCTCCGGTTGAAGGACGGTCAGCCCGAGCGCCTCGGACAGAGCCGTGAGTGCGTTCGACCAAAGACGGCGCGCCGGTACGGAGAGCAGCTCGTTCGCGCTGCGCTGGCGTCGTGAGCGACCGCTGGGACTCGACGGGGCCGAGCACGAAGAAGCAGCGCAAGCGGGTCGCCAAGCTCGGACCGTTCTACGTCGATTGGTGCACCAACCTCGGCAGCATCCACCGCGTCGCCGACGACGAAATCGTGGCCCTCTTCACGGACAAGGCCGACGCGATTGCGTTCATGTGCGTCTTGAACGAGGTCAAGCCGTGAAGGCGTCCGTCCAGAAGTTGCTCACGTGTAGGCACCCAAAGACGTGCGTGTCGAAAGTCGCGCACCAAGCCACCGTGGTCGAACGGTGCTCGTGCTGCGGGTCCGTCCGGCACACCGTCGCCCATCAGCGCCGCGGTCGATGGGAGCGCCCTCTCTACGTTCAGATTCTTGCCGAGGTAATGGCGCACCCAGGCTGCAAGGATTGTCGCAATAGCGATCCGGCTGACAAGATCCCGGCGTGCGAGGTGTGCGGGCATTCGATTGAGGGGCACGGGAACAGTCGGACGGGCGCTTGCGACGAGTGTAAGTGCATCTGCTTCGAGCCAGAGTTCACATGAGCGCCGACCTCGCCACCCGCCCCACCCTCGCCGGGCTCGTCGCCTCAGCCGCGAGCTACGGCAAGAGCACCATCACGGACGAGACGCGGCGCCAGCACGAGCGGGAGTTCGCCAAATTCGCCCGGTGGTGCGCCGAGTACAGCCTCGCCTCGTGCCCGACGACGCCCGAGACGGTCATGCTGTACCTCGCCGCGCTCGCGGACGGGAACGTGCGGGTCGAGTGGGTCACGCGAGGCGGAGAGAAGGTGGTGAGGCAGCGCCCCCTCAAGGTCGGCACGATCGAGGGTGCCTACGTCAGGCTCGTGCAGGCGCTCCGGGCTCGTGGCCAAGACTGGCCTCAGGCACACCCCGGCATCGCCAAGGTGATGAAGGGCATCCGGGTGAAGCTCGGGACGAAGAAACGCAGAGCTGCGCCCCTGGAGATCGGCGACCTGACGAAGGCGCTCGCCTCGATGCGGGACCGGCGCTTCGACGACCTCGTGACGTGCCGTGACCGGAGCATTCTCGCGCTGGGTTTCTGGGGGGCGTTCCGGCGGTCGGAGATCGTGCAGCTCCGTGTCGAGGATCTGGAGTTCGTCGAGCGCGGCATGCTGGTCCACGTGCGCCGGTCGAAGGGGGACCAGGTCGCGGCCGGCGAAGACGTGGCGATCCCCTACGCGAAGGACCCCAAGGTGTGCGCGGTCCTGTTGACGAAGGAGTGGATCAAGCGCGCCGAGCTGAAGGACGGCCCTCTCTACCGCCGCATCGACCCTCGGAGCGACGCGATCGGCGAGAAGCACATGTGGTCCGACGTCGTGGCCGACCTCGTCAAGCGCGTGGCCGAGCAGACCGGGCTCGACCCCGAGAAGTTCTCCGGGCACTCGCTCCGGGCCGGCTTCGCCACGAGCGCGGCGGCGGCGGGCAAGACGCTCCACAACATCATGCGGCAGACGCGGCACAAGGATCAGCGGGTCGCCATGACGTACATCCGGCATGGCACGCTGTTCAAAGACAACGCAGCGGACGGAATCGAGGCCGAGGAGGAGAAGAAGTGAGGTACTTCGACGTTCATCGCGACGTGGGCGATGCGTGGGCCGTCTGGGGAGACCTGGAGTGGACTAACCATTATCGGCGCATCTACGCCGTGTGCCCCACGCGCGAGGCGGCAGACGTAGCCTGTCGGCTACTGTCTGTTGGTGAAGGGCCGGAGTCGAAAAGTGGTGAGTAGAATGCGCGCGATTGAAGCCAACACGAGGGAAGGGAACGACGATGAACCGAAATGAAGTGTCACCTGAGCAGTTTGATGAGCTGGTCGCACAGGCGAAGGTGTTGGCCGAGGACGTCAACGATTTGATGAACGCACTCCGACTCGTCGCCTCGCTGGATACGCCTCTCGACAAGGTACGCGACATCGCTCACCGGGCGCTGAACGTGCTGGCGGCACGAGGTGTCGGGGATGTCATCCTTCAGGCGTCAATCAAAGAGAATGCATGTCGTTACTGCGGGGAGGCTGGCTCCACGCCCGAGCACGAGAACGTGTGCCCATCGGCGCCAACGTCGGTGCAGGCTCGAAAATCGGGTTAGAAGAGTGCGCGCGAAGGAGGGCTAGACGATGGTGAAGAAGCGAAAGGTGATGAAGTCTAAGAGATGGGGCACCGAGTTGTTCGGCTCGTGTGACAAAGTCTGTGTCTGTCTCAACCCGAGAGCGTCGTGGAAGTGCGGGCGACCGGGAGTAAAGGACGCGACCGGACATATCCGATGCAGCGAGCACTTCGTTGATGAAGGCAAAGTCGGATGAGAACTGCATGCGGAAAGTGCGGACACCCACACCCAGAAGGGGATAGCGACCTATCAAACGGAGCTGAGATGCCATGAACCTCAATCCGCTTATTGACCGTATACAGGTCGCCAAGGTGATCGGCGACGATGAGGCGCTTGTACGGGCGCGAGAGGAATCGATCCTTGTGGACGATGCGCGGACTTGTCTCGACGACAGCGTCGGAGCATCAGGATTGGCCGCTTGGTTGGAGCGCCTGGAGCGCATAAAGGAGTGGGTCGACTTCTCGCAGCGAGAGCGACCATGGCTCACTCGACGCGTTGTCGACTTTCTCGATGCGCATCTTAGTCGAACGCACGCACTCGTGGAGTGGAGCAGTGGGAGATCTACTCGCTGGTACGCGAGGCGCGTGAAGCACGTAACGGCGGTCGAGCACGACCCTGGATGGCACCGAACGGTGAGCGCATGGGGGATCCCAAACTGCACATTACATCTCAGGCCGGTGACGGGTCCTGGTCATATCCCGGCTTATGTGCACGCGGTTGCAAGCGGCGCCCCGTACGACGTCGCGATCATAGACGGACTGTACTACCGCCGATGCGTTGCCGCGTGTTGCGGGAGTGACTTCTTACGTCCAGGAGCGCTCGTTGTACTTGATGATTCAGATAGGGCATCGCGGGACGGATGGGGCATCCCCGCATCTTGGGAGCTTGTACTCCACGATTCCCGCGCCATCCGAAGCGGATCCATCTGGAGAGTTACCGGAAGCAGTCGGAAGTCGGCTTGTTCTACGTGGGGCATCGGCGTGCGATGAGTGCATCGAACACGATACCATGCTCCACATGAGCACCTAGAAGTCGAGGCTTCGACTGCACGCGATTGATACCTAGGAGCAGGCGATGCGAGTAGCTAAGGTCCATTGGTCCTCATCAGACGACGTGCTCCCCGAGTGCAGTCCGCACGGACCCGATCTGCGAGAGGCGACCACCGACGCGCGTAAGGTCACCTGCAAGCTCTGTCTTGCGCACATGGCAAAACGCGGTGTGCCGAGGACCGGCTACTGGGGCAGTCCTGAGTTCAAGGCGGTCGGAGAGAGGCTCAAGTCAACATGACCGTGCGCGCGATTCAGAGGAGGACGGCCATGAAGAACGGTCATAAGCCTAAGCGCCCGACGAAGGCACAGTTGTGGGCCCTGGATTCAGCGCTCTTCAATCGGTGGCTTGCTCATGGTGGCGACAGCGCCGTCGACAAATCTTGGCCCGCACTCGTGCGGCTGGCGTGGAAGCTTGGAGCGCGCCCTTGATGCGCGCGAAGAAAGGCTAGGCGATGGTGACGAAGGGCGAGGAGAGAGAGCCGGCGGTCCGCCTCCACACCAACGGACTCGTGGGCTCCTATCAGGTGTCTTGGCCTGGTGGAGGCACGACAGGGTTGACGTACGGGGGCGCGCTCGAATGTGCGAAGCGTTGGGCGACCAAGCTGGGTCTTCCGTTCATCGACGAGTCGAAGGGAGGGATGCCTGGGTGAAGATAATGAAAGTGCGGATTGAGTACGAAGACGGGAGCGCTCGCGAGGTCGTTGGCGAGACTGACTGCGCTGCATGGGAAGCGATGGTCGACGCGCACGCTGGCCTATGGGTGAGTCGAGGTTGGCCGGTACCCGCTAGGGTGAACTGGCGTCACATTCCTCCACCAATCGCATCAGACTCATGAGCGCTGACGTGCGCGCGATTCAGAGGAGGACGACGTGAGTACGCGGAAGCCGATGACGTTCACCCCGGTCAACCGAATCGGCGAGCCGTGTCAATGCTGCGGTCGCGACCGGGGCCCGCGTGCGGTGCGAGGGGTACGTGTCGTGTGCGTGGAAGTACCGGCACACCCTTGGACGGCCTATTACTGCGATGCCTGTATCGGACAGCTCGCGAAGGCGAAGGCGCACCCGTGACGAACGTGCGCGCGAAGGATGGCTAGATGTGGCTCGTGAAGCTCTATGAAGTCTGCCCCAAGTCGATCTCCTACCTCGGCGACGAGGAGTGGGTCGGCAGCCAGCGCGAGGCGAAGCGGTTCGAGACCCGAGCGGAGGCTGCTCAACTGGCCGAAGACCACGACGCGACGCTCGTACGTCTGAAGCCAAAGTCGAAAGTCGGAGCGCTGACCGTACGCGCGATCTGAGGAAGAAGAGAGGTCATGGCTGAGTACGTAGACCCGCTGGAGGCATTGGAGCGACTGACCATGCTTGTCGGTTGCGACAGCATGAGAAGGACGCCCGGCGCAATCGTTAGGGCGTGTCGGCCCGAAGTGCGCGCAGCTCTCTCGCGGCTCACGTCGGACGACGTGGCCAAGATGCGCGTGCCTGAGTACGTCTGCCGCTCGGGTGGTCGTCGAGGCCGTGCGAGATGATGCGCGCGGGGAGAGCGACGTAGATTGGCTGCTCGGTAGGGTCCGAGAAGGTCAGGTCATGTTTGCGTACGCATGTATCGGTGGCGGGTGGAGACTGCGCACGCTGCGCCACGGACTCATCGACGCGCCCACCCTCACTGAGGCCATCGCGAAGGCGAAGGTGACGGACGTGCGCGCGAAGGAGGGCTAGACGATGGACGCATACGGCGAAGCGGGACCTTGGGGCGTGAAGATCACCGAACAGCATGCGTCGCGCTGGTTCGAGCACCACCGAGGCGGGCCTGCGCCGATGACCAAGGAGCGCGCACGTGCGCTTGCAGACACACTCAACCGGAACGGTTTGCGTTGGACGTGCAAGCCTCTCCCGCTTGTGTGGACGGGCTCGAAATACGAGGCGAAGTGAATGGGAATGCGGAGAGACGTAATGCTACCCTAACAGCATGAACCTCAATCAGCTCATCACCGACATCGCCGCCCGAAAGTGGATTCTCGTCGCCGCCATTCTCGTCGGCGCCGTCGTCGCGCTTCTCAAACAAGGCTGGGCTTCGACCTGGCTTGCCAAGAAGCTCCCGCCGGCCGCGCTCCCCTACCTCGCCGTCGTGCTCGGCGCGCTCGGCATGAGCGCCGCAGAAGTCGCCGCAGGAAAGCCCCTTGGACAGGCCATCATCGACGGTATCCAGTCCGGCATTCTGGCCGTCTTCGGGCACGAGACCTTGGTTGAGGGCTTGCGCGGTGGAAAGGAGCTGATACCTTCGCGAGCTCCCGCGGCTCCTCCGGCGCCGCCTGCACCGCCACCTGCCAAAGAGGCCGCATGACCCGCACCCGCAAGACCCTCCTCGCCGTCACCCTCCCCCTCCTCGCCGCTGCGGCGCCCGTCGGAGGCATCGCGGTCACGGCCGCAGTCGAGGAGGGGTGCAGCACCCTTCCCCCCACGACTCCGATCACGAGCTCGCTTCCTCCGCTCGGAATTTGCGTCGTCCAAGCTGCAATTGGCGACATCGTCGAGGCCATCTCCGACCCCGCCAGCTTGATTGGTGCGATTATTTCGGCATGCTCGCAGTTCGGTACAGCGACGGTTGAACAAATCATCGCGTGGATCGAGCAAGCTCTCGCTGGAGCCCCAGGGCTCGACGGCGGCTCCGTCGCGCTCAACAAGGCCCGCCTGAACAAGGTTCACGCTGCCGCGCTCGCGATGCAGCACGTCGTCGTCCCGCCGAGTGCCTCCGTCTCGGCGCCCGCAGCTCATCCGTGAGCCCGGACGACACACTCCCCTGCCCGGCATCAGTCCCTCCACCGGGCGGGGATGTGGAGGCACGCGAAGAGCGTGCGAAGGCAACCTACACCGTATGGGTGAACTCGCTCAAAACCAAAGAAGGTCTCGAAGTCTCCGCATGGGAAGACCTTGACGAAGATGACCGAGAAGCGTGGCGGTGTGCTTCAGACGCCGCCTACAACTACGTAGTCGTTTCACCGACCTAAGGAGAGAACCATGCATCACTACCACCGACAGCACCCCCGTCTCCGAGGCACCCATCTCGCTGCGGCTTCGCCGAGCTTCCCCGCCGGCTCACTCTCGCCCGCGCAGATCCTAACTGCCTATGGATTCAAGCAAAATCAGTTTGCCGGCATCCCGAGCGTCAAGCTCGGCGTCGGCAGTCTCGGTGGTGGCGTCGTACAGGCCGACATCGACGCTTCGGTCGCTCGGTGGGGCATGGTCGCGCCAAAGCTGACAGTGCGAACGGTTGACGGAGCAGTCAACGACCCGGTGAGCGATCAAGATTCCAACGTGGAAAACATGTTGGACATCATACCTACAATGGCGTTCACGTGGTGGTTCCTTACGGGCGAGGCAGCCGACATCACAATCACGTTCGGTCCCAACATCGGCACCGGCATGGCGCTCGTGACTGAAGACCTCGTCACAGCCGGTGCGCAGGTCGTCAGTTGGTCCTGGGGCTCAGCCGCAGACCAGTGGCTCCCTTCGGACCGCGCGGCTCTCGCCAAGGCGTTCGCCGACGGAGTCGCCAAGGGCGTCACGTTCTTCGCGGCGGCGGGCGACAACTCCATCGACGACGGGACCTCGTCTCCCTCGGCGGATTACCCGTGCTCCGATCCAAACGTCTGGGCCGTCGGCGGCACGCATCTGACCATCGACTCGAGCGGAGCTCGCTCCGACGAGGCCGCCTGGGGCGACGGAAACGCGGGCGACGAAGGCGGAGGCGGCGGATTCGACCCGACCGTCCCCATGCCCTCGTTTCAGAACGGTGTCGTGCCCGGCTCGGCCCGCGGCGTCCCGGACACGTCCGCCAACGCCGACCCAAACACGGGCTGGCAGATGAGCGCCAACGGCTCGTGGACCGTCATCGGCGGTACGAGTGCGTCATCTCCCTTCACGGCTGCGCTCGTTGCGGTCGCACGAGGCGTCGCAAAGGGCGCCATCAGCGGACGCCTCACAGCGGACGTCTACACCGCTCGAGCGACGGCCTGCAATGACATCACCGAGGGTTCGAACGGCGACCCCGCAGCGGCAGGATGGGACCCGGCGACGGGCCTTGGCTCGCCCAACGGCGACGCGTTCATCAGCGCCATCTCCAGCGTTGCACCGCCGGCACCTCCCACCACCGGCCCGGCTCCCACTCCTCCCATTCCTCCGCCGCCCCTGCCGACGCCGCCCGCGCCTCCTCCGCCTGCGCCTCCTCCGGCCGTTTCACTCGGACAGGCCGAGCTATGGGCCGTCGACGGAATCCGAAATCACTGGTCTCCGCCAGTGACGCTCGAACAGGTTCAGGAGTGGGCGTCACTCGGGCTCAAGAACCACTGGCCTAAGTGATGGAGCCTCCCGCACCGGCGGCGACAGCATCGACCAGGCGAACGCCGCGAACGTCTGCTTCTACTGCCGTCAACGCAACGGCAAAGAAGTTCCCGCCACGACGACGGTGCACGACAAGCGCGGTTGCATGCGCGTGTGCGCCGAACATGCGGCTTGGCGAGAGACGACGTCAAAAGCGTTTGGGCACCATGCCAATTGCCCAGACGGTGCGCAGGCGTAACTCACCAACGGGGGCGGTGACTGAACGCCCACGGCGCATCCCACAAGCCGATACTGCCGAGTAGGCAGCAAAGCGCCATGAGACAAAGCAGGATGAGCAATGCAGCTCGTACCTTCGACTTGATCGGCACCGGGACTTCTCCGACGACCAGCTGGACGATCCAGTACAGGATGGAGAACACGCAAACCATGACGATGAGCTGGATGAAGAAGTAGATGAGCACCTGCATGCCTCTAGCTTATCGTCGTTGACGTGGCGCACAACCTGCATATCGCATGAGCTAGATTCGAATTTGCGCTTGAGTCTCTGTCTGCGGTAGAACCTCCGCCTTCCTTCGAACGCAGAACCACGGAGGTCTCGCATGCTTCACGGACTCGCCGCTTACCTGCTCGCCGCCATGACGTTCTGGGCGCCGCCCTCGGTCCACGACTACACCCGGACGCCTCGAGCCGAGACAGAAGCACGCTACGAGAGCATCGCGGTAGATCTCACCGCCGTGGTGAATGACCCCGACGAGGTCCCACTCTTCGCAGGTGAAGTGGGTCGAGCTCAGACCGCGCTCGTCATGCTGGCCATCGCAAGCTACGAGTCTGGGCAGTTTCGCGCCGACGTGGACCAGCAGATCAAGCCGAGTGGCGACGGCGGACACGCATGGTGCCTTGGACAGCTGCATGACAGCTACGCCAAGGGCCTCACCGACCGCGTCTCGTGCTTCCGTGGGATGCTTCGCGCGCTCCGGGACTCGTGGAGCATGTGCCAGTACGGCCCGCCGGCCGACCGCATCACCGGCTACACGGTAGGCCACTGTGAACCGGGAGAACCTCAAGCCCGCCGACGCATGGAACGAGCCTTTTCCTGGTGGTCCAAGCACCCGTACATGGCACCTATCGCATCGCGGTAGCGGGTTTTCGGGGTGTGGGATAAGCTGTTCCCACCATGGCCAAACGAGCTCGCCGCTTCTACACCAACCCGCGTCCCTCCCCGAAAGCCAGCATGTCCGACGGCGCCAAGATCGCCCTCGCGCTAGCGGGCGTCGCCGTCGTCGGCGGCATCGGGTATTACCTCTACCAGCAGTCCCAGACGACGGCCGCCGCGGGAGGAGGGTCCACGGTCGGAGGCAATGCGAACGCCTCGACCATCCTCGGCTCAGGCGGGTCGAACGTGGCGCTGCCGGCGGCGTCCACGACCTCAGACGGGCTCCCCATCTCCTACGAAGCCGGTCCAGGCGCCGCAGCTCCACTCGTCCCGACCGCCGGGGCGTGAGTCGTGAGCTTCGCCAACAAGTGCACCGTCGTCTACAGGGTCTGGTCCCTCGACGTCTGGAGTGGCGAGGAAGAATGGACGGTCAACGACAGACGTGAAGTCGGCGTCGTGAGCGTTCGCACTGACCGACAAAACAAATCGGGTCAGTGGGACGTCTCGAATAGAGCGTTGGTCAAAGCTCTCAACGAAGGGCACTTTCTTCGAGCTCACTCAAATGACGTTCTCATCGACGGTGAAGATGATGGCATCCTCAACGTAGACGAAATTCCTGAAATCGGAGCTCGTCCTCTTCTTCAACTCGAGTACGAGCGCCACCACGACGTCCCCGAGAAGTCTTCAGGCATCTTCAACGAACCGGGCGCCAAGAGCGCCAAGGAAACCAACATGTCCCGATCGAATCCTCTCTCTTCCCTGTCGACCGGCGAAAAGGTCGGCATCGCTGCGGCCGGCGTCGCCGCGCTCGGGTTCGTGGGCTACCTCATCTGGAAGTCGCAGCAGAGCGCGTCGACGGCCGCGAGCTTGCCCGTCGTCCAGACGCCGATGCCGGGAACAACGCAGACCGGATCAGTCGATCAGTCATACGGAGTTCAAACGGGTGGAGTCGTCTACGACCCGAATCTCGGTGGTCCTCTCGGCGGAGGTAGCGGCCTCCAACCCGGGTATCAAGGAGAAGTCACAACACCTCAAACACAAGCCGGAATACCAGGCGTCGACAACATCAGCGGCACCACTCCGTAGGTCAGAATGAAACTGAGACGCCCACGCAGATACGCGCGTAATCCAGACGCGGTATCGACAACCGGTCTTTCGACCGCTCAAACCGTTGGCATTGTCGCCGCGGGTGCGGCGGCTGTCGGCATCGTCGGGTACTTCATTTGGAAGTCACAGCAGCAGTCGGCGGCGACTCCCGTGCCTCTTGTGAATACCTTCAATTCGCCCGGAACAGCACCGCCTGGCGCAATCTCGCTATCATCCGAGCTCACAGAACCCGCTGGCTATATGCCAACGCCACCACTTCCTGCTTTACCAGCCGGTTACAATTGGTGGAATCAAGGCAACACGAAAGTCCCGAGCGTAGGCGACTCGGTAGACGTAGTAGTTCAGGGCGGGTCTTTCGGCACTAGCGCGAGCCATCCCGGAATGCCTGGGCCCGATGGGCAGGCAGTCACAGGAACCGTCGTATCTCTAGGTACCGTTGGTCCAACTACAGCAATCGGTACGGTGACGATGCGAGTGACCCCTTACGCAGGCATGCCTCTCTTCCCAACACCTCAGCTTCTCACCTTTCCTCTCGAATACGTCGTCGACACGAGCGGAAACTTCGCTACCCCAGGCGGCTGACACATGGAACCTCAAGAAGACGACTACGTCATCACGGACGCGCGGTCCGGCGGGTACATGCTCTTCACCAGCGGGCACTACTCGGACAAGTCTCTCGGCAAGTACCGAACCCGAGACGCCGCGTTCGCCTCCGCGCGACGGCGCATGGAGAAAGAGGGATTCTATTCCGACGTCTACTACATGAACGAGCGCGGCACCGTCGACCTCCTCGACGCGGATGGGAACTTCTCGAAAGAGAATCCAGCCGATTTACTCGACTACGGTCTCGTCGCAGTCGGCGTCGGCTTCATCGGACTCGCCGGCTACCTCGTCTACAAAGCGGTCACGGGCTCGAACCCGCTGGCGCCCTCGGGGCCCGTCGCCAACACCGGCAACGCCGCTTCACTCACGCCTCAGCAGCAAGCGGATGCGCAGGACGCCGTCCCGCCATTTGTTTCAGGTACATAGAGGAGCCACTCATGCGTCGTTCATTGAAGCGTTTTCGTCGCCCCAACCCGCTCACAGGCTCTGAAGACCTCGGCTTGGCCTTCCTCGGTCTCGCCGTCCTCGGCTTGGTCGGCTACGGGCTCTACTCGAAGATGAGCGTGAGCTCCGCCGCAGCAAGCCCGAGCACCCCCGCCGCGCCGAGCAACGCCACGCAGGAGGCGTACGACGCCTGGGTCATGCAGCAGATCCAGGCGGGCACCGTCACACCGGCCCAAGCCAGCGCGGGAGGCTGAGTCGTGGCAAAGCACGCACACAAAGACGTCGAGTACGCCGTCGAAGACGGCTCTGGACAGGAGCGCATCTTTAGGACGCCTGACGAAGCGGCCGGCTTCGCGGTCTCGATGGGCATGTCCGGCAAGAGCCCCGTCTACATCGACGTGCTCATCTACAGCCGTGCCGGAGCTCGGCACTATGGCGGCGACTACGCCGTCGAGCAGTACGACGAAGACCCAGAGGCGAGCGTCTCCGATCGAATTCGAATTACCGCCGAGAGCGAAGGGCGGGTCGCATGAACTGGTCAACTCGTCAGCAAGATGGTGTGACGGTGTGGCACGCAACAAGCGGTTCGCGCGAGTATGAGATCCTGAAATGGCCAAAAGGCTACGTCGTTCTCTACGGGACCGGTCAACACCTTCGTCGCATCGGGCCCTATCACTCAACGCTCGCACTCGCAAAGTCGTACGTAGAGGGCGAAGACGGTGATGCAGGAAAACGCAACCCCTCCACCGACGAAGAGCACCTCCGCAACACCTGCATCGTCGTCGGCGGCGCCGCGGTCATCGGTCTCGTCGGGTATCTGATCTGGCGCTCGCAGCAGACGACGCCAGCCATGACCTCGACCTACCAAGGCACGCAGCTCGGACCGGGTGGCTCGAACGTGCCGCTGCCTGCCAACCAACCGTCCGGGACCCAAGGGAGCTGACCATGCGACGACGAGCCTTGATGAGACGAAACGGAGCGCGCTGCTGCGACAGCTGCTCGAGCGAAAACCCGCTCACGACTTTTACGACCGAGCAGGCGATCTACCTCGGCGTCGGAGGGGTCGTCGCCGCGAGCGTCTTCGGCTACCTTCTCTACAACGCAGGCAAGAGCGCGCAGCAAGTCGCTGACCTGCAAGCGTACCAAGCCGGTACGTTCGGACAGGCGACCACAGGTACCTAAATGGCGAACCTTGGCTTTCCTCTCGAACTCGGATCTCTCGGTGCCGTCCTCGGCATCGGGGCAGCGATCCTTTCCGCCGGGAGCGACACGCGCAAGATTGCCCAGATCGGCGGACTTACTGCGGCCGGTGTCGGACTCGGCATGGCGCTCGATCCGGACGCGGGGGATGCAGAGATGATCGCAGGAGGACTCGTTGGTGTTGGAGGTCTCGTCGCGGCCATCTGGGTTGGAAACAGGTGGGGGTCATGAGGCGCCATCCTTCGCGTCGCCGTCACTACCTACGTCCAAATCCGCAGGACACCGGATTGAATACGAACACGATCCTAATGCTCGGCATGGGGACCGCGCTGCTCGGCGCCATCGTCTATGCGATTTACCAGCTCGGTCAGGCGCAAAATACACTTGCCGAGACCAACGACGTCATCTCGGGTGCGTCAGGTTCGGCGGGCGACGTCGCGAATCAAATCGCCGCTGCGTCCCAGGCAGCTCAAAACGTGAGCGACCAGATCTACAACGCAAATCAGACGGTTCAAACGCAGGCTCAATCTCCTGCGGTCACCGCAGCTCAGTCGGCCGCCAATTGGTGGAACCAGCTATAATGATCAACCCGAGACGTCGTCGCTCACGTCGCAATCCCGTCGCCGGCCCCGTCACGACCTACACCGATGGTCTCATCCTCATCGGTATCGGCGTAGTCGTAGGTGGGCTTGGAATTTGGCTCTACACGAAGTCTCAGGCCGCTGCTGCCGAAGCGAACGCCGAGCCTTCTCAGCTCCAGACAGGCGTCGACTCGAGCGGTAACGCTACGTACTCGTACGTTGCCCCGAGCGGCATCGGCGTGTTCTCAAACCAGACGCCGGGCGCACTCGGTCCTGCGGCGATCTACAATCCGGGGGCGTAATGCGCCGCCGTAACCCTACCGGCGCCCTCCAGATGGCCGAGGCCGCCCCCATCGAGGACGCGGTCTTGATCACGCTGGGCGTCGTCGCGGTGGGCACGGTCGCGTACCTCATCTACCAGCAGTACCAGACCGCCACGAGCGCCGCCGCACAGGCTGCCGCGACCAAAGAGGTCATGGGCTACGCCCCTCCGCCGAACGCGCCGACGACCATCCCCAATCCTTCGGTTTTCAGTGGGGCGAACCCGCTCGCTCCGTGGCTTCCTCCGGGACCCACGGCGTCGAACGATCAGTCCTACGAACTAGGCTCTGGCGGCAGCACTACCCCGCTCGGGCCCTCCGCGGTAGGATGAACCCATGACGGCCCCCGCCACGCTCATCCCTGCTGCCGCACTCGGTGCTGCTGGTGCGGCGTACGGTTACTCGCAGCATCAGAGCGAGGAAGAGGAGCTCATGTTGGCCGGGAGCGCCGCCGCGGTGGGACTCGGCGCGGGGCTCTTGTATCAAGAGCAAAATTATCTCGCAGGAATTCCGCTAATCTTGGCGGGAGGACTCACAGCACTCTTTTTACTCAAAAGGCGCTAACCTAAGCGCAGGAGAAATCACCATGGCTCGTCGTCGCGGTCTCGGTCAAGTGATGCCCACGTGCACGTACGTCGACGAGACGCAGACCGTGCCCCAGATGGTCCTCGCCGGAGGAGGAAGCCTCGCGATGCTCGTCGGCATCATCGGCGCCGTCGCATCCGACGAGTATCGCAAGGAATTCGCGATCACGGCCGCCGCGGGGCTCGCCTCGAGCATCATCGCGGGCGTCTGGGCAGCCGCGACCGTCAACCAGAACCTCAGTACGGGTCCGCAATGCACCGGCCCGGGTCTGCCCGAGCTCGGTATCATGTCGGTCAATCCCGACCAAACCACGCCCGCGGGACAGCAGCCCGCTTCGACACCGACGCAGGCGGTCTACCAAGCGACCGCAGCGTCGACGCCCGTGCCGCAGGTCAGCCCGACGCTTCAGTGAGCCTCGATCGCTGCAAGCATCCGACGGCCACGCCAAAGACCGACGGAGCCACGGGTGCTACGACCAAGATCACGTCGTGGTGTTCGAGTTGCGGATCGGCGCTCATCAACGGCGTATGGACGCACCCGCAGATGGGCAAGTCCGGGAAGAAGTGCCACCCCGATCACGGGGACTACCTTCTTCCGACGCTTGAGCAGTACGTGGCCGCTGGATACGACGCCGCGAACTACGAATCGCGCATGAGGCGCGAGCAAGAACCGATTCCTCGAGATCCGAAGCCGTGACCAACGACCTACTCATCAAACTCGGCCTGGCGGCCGTCGTCGCGGTCATGGTCATTGCAGCGATTCATTTCAGTGGGAGATCGAAGTAGATGCCCCTCCAACGCGGTAGCTCTGATGTCGTAATTTCTCAGAACATTCGCACGCTGCGCCATGAGGGCTACAAACAATCCCAAGCCGTGGCCATCGCGTACCGAAAAGCGGGGCGGTCAAGGTCGAACCCCATCGGCTCGGATCTTCCACTTCTCGCCGGCAGCGTCCTCGCAATTGCACTAGGCGGCTACCTCATCTACCAGAGCACGCCGAATGCATCCACCGCGTGAATGGACAGAAAGGTGGGCTCGCGAGAATCCCCGCTGGGCCATTGCGATGCTCGTCTTTGGCGCGGTGATGATCTGCTTCGTGGTCTGGTTGATCGTGACGGACTAGTCTACTCCCCGTCCCTCTTCGGCTTCACGCCCTCGAAAATCTCGGCAATGCGCTCCGAAAGCGAGTCTTTCCCCGTCGCCGGTAAGTGCGTCGCCAGCATCTGCCCCGAAGACTGCTTCCGATCCGGCCGCGTCGGTGTCTCTTCCTCGGTCGTGAACGAGCCCAATTCCAACCTGTCGAGACGCCGGAGGATGTTGTCGACGAGCTCGAAGAGCGCCTGTGGCACGGCTGGATCGCCGCGCAGACGATTCAGGAGGTCCGTAGCTTGCGCACGCAGGGCTTCCCTCTCCATGCCTACATAGTAGCTCAGCCATGCCCGCCCCGGGAAACTAGCCGGGCGGAACCTTCGACCGGAAGATGAGCTGCGGGATGAGCGCGTACCAGAACGATTCGAAGCGCGTGAAGTTCGCACGACGCAGGTAGCGGTACCAACGCACCGGGGTCCACCGGCCCCGCTTCGGCTCGCTCGGAGGAGAGCTCCTCATGACAGGTGCTTTCGTGCGATGACTGCGCGGATGAACTCGTCGCCCGACAGGCGTTCGTACGTCGAACAGTACGGTAGCGAGTGAAAGAGCATGCCGGGGCGCTTGGGCTTGTCCCCCTGAGCCGCCTCACCCCAGTCCACGGTGATGTTGCCGCCCTGCGTGTGGCAGAACGGGCACGGCCCGGACACGTCCGCCTTGCCTTCGTTGCCTACTTTGCGACCTTTAGGCTGCGTGCCGCTCACTCGCCGACCGCCGTGTCCCGCTCCTGCCGTCCGTTCCCTCCGCGAATCGACGGCACCTTCGGACGTTGCACGTACTCGAGCACGACGGCGCGGCCCCAGAGGCTGAACGGCACGCCATCCCGGGCCGCCACGCGTGCCGCGCGCTTGTACTCGGCGGGGCGGAACCGAATCGAGATCGATTCGCTGACGACGCCGTTCTTGCCGTACGTGAGCTTCGGCACGTCGAGCTCGCTCTCGATGGCCACCACGCGGGTCATGATGACTTCGCGCAAAAACACCGTGCACGCTTCGGCACTTTTCGCCGCTACGGCACGCACTGCTTCCAGGTCTTGAGCCCGGAACCTGAGGCAGAGAGGTGTAAGACTGCGTTCGGAAACGGACTTTTGCTTGGTCGGCATCTCGAGAAACGAGACTACACCGGTCCGGGCCTGTATGGCAAATCGACACGGGCCTGTTGAATCCATCTTGACCGATGTTCATTTTTAGTTCAGAAAGTGGGTCATGAAGAAACAGCGCCCGGATGTCGTGGACCTCACGTACAGACCGGAACACATCCACCTCACGCTCTCGAAGACCGAGAAGGAATGGCTCCTCAAGGCCGCTAAGGCCAACGGCCTGACCGCAAGCGGAATGCTGCGCAAATGGATTCGACAGGAGGCAGAGGGTCGCTACTGACGGGTTCACGGGAGAAAAACATGAAACGCGTTCATCTGCCGGACTTCAAACTTCTCAACGGCGTTGTCTCCGACCGCATTCTCGACGCGACCGCCCGAGCATCAAAAGAGCTCGATAGGTTAGGAATACGTCATGCCCTCATCGGAGCGTTAGCGGTCGGTGCCTACGGCTATCCCCGCGCCACCAAGGATGCTGACTTTCTTGTTGGTGAAGAGGGGTTCGAACGACACGGTGGGGGAATTGTAACCTTCAAGCCCGGCATGCCCATCCTCGTCAACGGCGTCGTCGTCGATGTCATGGCAGACGAGGTCGTCGAAGAGCAAGTGGAAGAGCCTTACGAGTCCGAGGGTATCCCCATCGTCGATCCCGGTGCCCTCGTCTATTTGAAGCTGAAAGCGTGGCGTCGAAAAGACCAGGAAGACGTCGTTCAACTCCTGAAGAAGGGACTCGATGACAAAATGGTTCGTAAGTACCTAGAAGAAGTCGCTCCCGACCTGCTCGAAAAATTCGACATACTCGTGGGCCGCGCGGATGACGCGGAATGACCTCCCTCAGCGAAAAAGCCGTCGCGCTCCTCCGCATCGCCCGGTCGATCCAGCACGAAGACTACTGGAACGATGTCTCGGTCGACGAGCAGACGAGGCTCGAGGAAGTCGTCAAAGGCATCGACGCGGCGGCGAAGCTCCTGATGCTTCACGCGAGGACGGTCGAGGGGAAACCACGGCGCCGCATCGTCACGCCCAAGTCGCCGCCAAAGCTGAGAAGGGTCAAATGAAGTACGAGCCGAAAGACCTACGAGTGCCGGCGACGATCACGGCCGCGCGCCAGGACTACGACGGAGACCATCTCATCGAGACGGTCCACGTTCAAATCGAAGGACCAGGCTGGGGACAAGGCTTTGGTCCCTTCTGCATGAAGAACAAGACCGAGGCGAAGCAGCTGCTCTCGGAAATCTGCGCGACGTTCGACTGCGCCGACCCGGAACGCATGAAGGGCCTCGCGTGCGTCGCGCTCTACTCCGAACCGAGAGGTGATATCGAAGGCTTGGAGTCCCAGACGACAGGCAAGCGTTTCACCATCCGCGGCTGGCGCCGTCGGCACTACCCTGATCACGCGAAGACACCCACAGAGGCAAGACGAGAAGAGCTCGAACGCAACATCTCACATCATAGACGCCGGCTTGCCGACGCTCGCGCAGAGCTAGAGAACCTCGGCGAGCTCGTCGATTGGGAGACGATGCCTCCCTGGACCGAGCCGTGATCATCGAAACCGCCATCATCGCTACGGCAGCGGTCATCATCGCATCGCTGGGATTCGCGGACCGCGTGCTCGATCCTCCGCCCCCTCCCAAGTTTCGAATCTTCCCGTACATGCATCCAGCTGCTGGTGATGCCTGTCCGTTCTGCGGCACAGTTCCATATCCCGTAGGAAAGCCTAAAACGGAACGCATTCACGGTGTAAAAGACATTCCGAAGGCTTGTCCGGATCCGAAGAAATGTGAGGCTCGATCGGAGTCACACCTTCATGCAACCTGCTCAACCTGCGGAGCAATTTTCTTCACAGCTATAAACGAATCGAGAAAGGCATCATGAAAGACGACCCGAGTCCCAACTTCTGGCACACGACCCGGCCCCACGACGACGACTGCCAAGCGATTCGCGTTGGTGCGGCGAAGGAGAACAAGCCGATGCCGCCGTGCCTTCCGACGTGCCGCGTCGGCCAACCGTGGGCGACGCTACGGCTCGACGGCGAGATTACGACCGAGCGGAGGCCGTGATGCGTAAACGATCGATTCAGCAACTGACCGGAGATAGAGGGAGCGCAAATCAGAAACGCTTTATGTCTCGACTTACCGAGGTTGCCGACGAGTGCGAAGTCTCCACGATGCTCATAGTCGTTGCCTTCGACAATGAGAAAGGCACGACGGACACGACCACGCTCATGAATGGCTGCCCGGCGTGTCGCGTGGCGAACCTCGAAGCACTGCTCGAACGTCTCCGCGAGTCCTGTCCGACCATCGACTTCCCGTCGCCGCGACTCAAAGAAGGCAGATCGTTGGAGCACCTACATTGAGAAAGGCAGACCATGAGTAAGCGCTGGGGATTGAAGCACGAGGGTCGTCAATTCATCGTGCACCAAGAGACGAGAGAGGGGGCCGTCGAGCTCTTCGCCAAGGAGATCGGCGAAGTTTTCCGCCTCATCACACCTCCTACCGTCGAAGACATCGCGGCGGGAGTCTACGAGCTTGGACCCTACGACTTGAACGACGGTCGCGTCCTCGTCGACAAGAACCCGGCGCGCGAGACGCGGCAGGCACACGTCGAGCCTACGGCACCCGCTGCAACGGGAGTCACCCTAGCCGCCGTCGCAGAGGTCGTGAGCATGCTGACCAACGGTGCGAGCAAGGACTGCCTGATCTCCCCTACACTTGCTGATCAAATGGGTATCGTTCCCGACGAGAGCAAAGAGGCGGCACTCGAAAGGATTCGCCGCGGGGCGCAGGGGGACACGAAGTGAAATGGGACGAACTCATCGAAGAGAAGAACAAGCGTATCGAGGAACTCGAAGCTCAACTCGCCGGTAAAGAACAAACGCTCGGTTCGTCCGACGAGGAATCCGCCGCTGCGAGAGATCTGCTCGAATGGGTCTACGACACACTCAAGCCGCCCATCCAGCTCACTGCCGACAACAAGCTCCCTGCCGTGCGCGCCGTACGAGAACGACTCGGAAAGTACCTGGAGAAGAAATGAACACCGAAATCACCGTTCTCATCGCGTCGGCAACGTCCGTCTTCGTCAACGTCGGTGCTTTCTTCCTCAAGAGGCGATTGGAACAAACCACTAGACGGCTCCAGGCCGAGCTCCTCGACGCAGCCGAGGAGGCCATCGGTCGCGGAGCCAAGGCGCCCGAAGTGCTGCTCAGCCTTCGTCGAGGTCTCGGGATTCCGACGCGCGCTCAGCGCATCCTGGAGAAAAAATGAGTCCCTGCAAACATCCCGAGTGCCGTGATTATTCAACTTGCCTCCTCGACCGCGGGCGCGAAGGTGGCCTAATGACAAAGATCGAGGCCGACGGTCTGCGCGATGCACGCATCAGGGACCTACGCAAGGAACTGGTCGAAGAACGCGAAGCTCACGGCCTCGAAAAGATCCGGTTCGACAACGCCGAGGCCGAGGCATCGCGCCTTCGTAAGTCTCTCCGAGATCTCGAAGACCGGTTCTTCCGAACGCTACTTCACGGAGCTCCTCAAGGCCGAACCGAGCCTCTCTCCCAATCCCAGATCGACGCCTCCCGTATGGAGGCCGCCCAACAGATCATCGGTGCGCTGGGCAAAGAAACCGACTTCCGCTTCGTCGCCATGAACTGGTGCGCTTCGGCGGCGCAGGAGCTCGCCAACGCTGATTACTTCAGAGCGGGGCGGGACGAGCTCCTGGGAGCACTCAGGCGCGTGCTCGACTCCAACTCGTATGGGGCACGAATAGAAGCCCAAGCGGTCGTCGACAAATACGCGCCCGACGCCAAGCAAGAGGGTGACCCTGGACGCTGCGTTCACGGCGCGCGTCTGCGCTCGGAGTGCAATCAGTGCGAGGAATACGCGCGCGGCGCCGACCGCCGCGAGTACGAGATTCGACAATACCTACTCGAGGGTCCGCCCAGCAGCTGGTGCACGTACGCGATACGGCGCGGGCTGGCAGACGAGATAAGCGAAGCGTTTGCTCGTCCGAAGCCGAAGACATCGGATTGCGTGTACTGGCACACGACCTACCGCTGTTGGGTGCCGTGCAAACATCCTAAAGGCCACTCGGGGGACCATGCTCCGAGACGCATTAGCTCTGAAGGCGAACCGATGCTTGCCGAGCCCACCCCCGCGAAGCCGCCGTGCTACTGCGACGAACCCGGCGACGATCCGTGTCCTCGACATCCCGACCCTAGCTCGGCGCGCGAAGCTACCATTGAAGAGGCTAGGCTTCGTGAGGCGTTGCGCGTGTTCGTCGAGATGCCGGGCAACACCATCTCCTCCGACATGCGCGAGCAGGGTCGTGCCGCATTGAAAGGCGAACATGTTTGAAATCAAAGCCTTGAAAACCTGCGAAGTCTGCGGCGAGACGAGCGAAGGCGCGCGTCTACATAACGGTCGATTTCATCGACTGGACGACCGCATCTCCGCACTCGAGGCCGTCGTATCGCCCAAACCAGTTGATGTCGATCAGTATCCGTCCATCGCCCGCAACGCGCTTCTTCACAACGAGCTCATGCGAGCGCTCGACGTCATACACGTCGCTGCCGGGGCACTCGCTGCCCGTAGACTGCTGGCGACGAAGCGCGAGGCCATGACGACTCCCATCTACGAGTCGATGCTGGCCAAGGCATGGGATGACGCGAAGATCGAGGCGCATCTACTCGACGCATGGGAGCTCATTGTCATGGCGATTCAGGGTCGGTCATGAAAACGCTAATCCTAATCGCGGTCGAGACCGAAACCCAGGAACAAGGGGAGTTCGTACGGCGCGAAGCGGTGCGGCTTCTCGGCAATCTCCTACGCGAGAAGAGGTACGTGCTGGACGTCCAAGCCGAGGCACTCGCGGCCGGCAGCATCGCGGCCGATCTGGCGGATGAGATCATACGCCTTCGAACCGTGCTGGATTTGCGAATCAAGGAAAGACCATGAATCAGGAAAGTACGACGACTAAGAAACACCCCAAATGCATCGAGTGCGGCCGAGACTGTCTTCTCAACGACGGGCCCATCTGCGACGTCTTCTGCCGACAACGCGCACGTAGGGCAGACAGAGCACAAGCTTCAACGAATTCGGTTTGGATTATGGAACCTGAATTCGTCAACGATCAGCCGACCGTATTCTACTCAGAAGAGTACGCACTGAAGCTGGTCGTCAATGGCTACCGGCCTAGGAAGTTCGGACCGTAATGAAAAAGCGAAACGGCAGAGAGGATCTCCACAAAGGGTCGGGAAGTAGACTCCCGTCCGAGCGCGCGAGAAGATTTCGATGAGAATCCGAAGCCGGGTCGAGAAGCTGGGCATCTGGCACGACATCCCGCAGTACAGCGGTACACGAGTCATGATGATGCCGGTCCTGCTCGAAGATGCAGACTCCCTCCCCAATCGATTTTGGCGGAGCACGTTCGCGATGCTCGCGAACCATGCGCCCGTCCGCCGCGGGGTCGCGTACATCACCATCGACGAGGCCATCGTGAAGGCCGGTGAGTGCCATCGGAGGCCCGGTCTACACGTAGATGGTCTGGGCGGGTGGGGCGGTCCGTCGCCGTGGGCATCGAGTGGAATGCTTCTTTGGGCCAGCGTTCGTGGCGCTCACGCCTGGCGCGGTGAGCTAGATGTCGAGTTCGACGATGACGGGGGATGTGAGGGTGCCCGAGCGTCGCTCAACGGACTAACCGAGGTGCCTCTTCAAGGTGGATGTGTCTACCAATGCGGCCCTTTCACGATTCATGAGTCCGTCCCGATGCGAGTTGAGACGCTTCGGAGCTTCGCCCGACTCTCGATGCCGAGCGACTCACCGTGGTTCGAGGGGTACACGCCGAATCCGTTGGGAGTGAAGCCAACTGGCCCGATCCTGCCTCGACGCGTTGCCCAGATGGGGTACCGCGCGTAATGAAAACGACGGAGCGTAGGTAACCGAACGAGGATATTTCGATGACGAACAAAGAGAATGACGAGAAGGCTGCTCACGAGTGGATGCTCCAAAACACGGAGGCCGCCCTCAGTGGTGGGACGAAAGCGGAGAAGGCCCTCGTCGAGCTACTTCTGCTCACTCGCACCGACGAACAGGAGCGGATCGGTCGTCTGCTCCACGAAGCTGCGAAGGCGAATGAGGGGATCGGTCGTCGAGATCAGGCGGACGCGCTCCGGCGATTCGCAGACGTTTACCTCGACAAGTAGACACTCCCATCTATGCGCGCGCCCAAGATGACCTCCCGAGACCCGTCCTACAATCTCGACGGCTGCGAGCTGGCCGTTGTGCGTGACCTCTGCGAGCGCTACCACGGGTATGGTTCGGTCGGGAACAACGCGACCTACGCCTTCGCTGTCTGGGAGGATGAGACCCCAGTGGCCGCGTACGTGTGGCAGCCACCACCTTCGCACCGTCGGTGCCTGCTCGCTCTTCATGCGAACAGAAGAAACCTCCCACGAGCAGAAATGGAGGCCAAGCCGATGCTGCTACTCGACGGCTCGGGATACCAAGCGAGCCTGTACACGCTGCCCAGCTTCTCGTGCTCCGCTTTCGAGTCGCGATGACCCCAGGCACCGGCAAACGACTCCTACAAGTCGCCAGAGACCTGCGCGCGGCCACGGAAGACCTCAACGCTCGACTGCGCGACCTCGAAGACGCGATGTTCGACAAGGGTCTACCAGAATCGCATACATGTCTTCGCTTCGGTCGCATGCTGATCTGGGATGGACGGCGTCTCTACATTCGAAACAACACCGGCATGAAACAACTACTTATCCAGTGCTCGCGCGGCCTCCGGGTCAAAGCCTGTCACTCTCTACGGGAGCTCATCGCATGAACGACGCCCAACGCCGCATCCTGGAAGATTTCTCCGACCTAAACCTCGTTCGTCACTACCACCAAGACGGCCGCGTGCGCGCGACCCAAGCCGAATGGGACGCCGAGCGTGAGACCATCCTGCAAGCGGGCTGGCTCGAGAGCGGTTTCGCCATCGCCGGTGACGGGCACCGCCTCACGGACAAGGGGCGCGCGGCGTTGAAGCTGGAGCAGATGAAGGTACCGATGGATCTCAACGAGGCGGTGACGACGTGATTAGATCCCTGGTGTGTCGCGAATGTGGACAAGTCGATATCGCGGTCAAAGGTGATAGGTGCTTCAAAACAGTTTCAGGCGCCCATGATTGGATCGACTTCCATCCACCGAAGCAGACCCTCCGCGAGCAAGTCGCCGAGTTCCACGCCGCGATGGACATGAAGGATCCGGCGACGCCGACCATTCCGTCCGACGATCGCGTCAGGCTCCGGGCGAAGCTCATCGCCGAGGAGTTCTTCGAGGTCATGGAGGCGATGTTCTCCCGCGCCGAGAGGAACAACATCGAAGACCTTCACTCGAAGATGCTGGGCATCATCAAAGACGGATGGGTTCAAGTCGACATGCCTGAGCTCGCCGACGGCATGGGCGACCTCGACTACGTCGTCGAGGGTACCAGGCTTGAATTCGGCATCGACGGAGAACCCATCGCCGCCGAAATCCATCGCACGAACATGGCCAAGTTCATCGGCGAGCCGGTCTGGTCCGAACCTGCGAGCCCCGGCGGTGCACGCAAGCGTCTCAAGCCCGTGGGCTGGACGCCACCAGACATCACCGGAGAGCTACGAAAGCAAGGGTGGAAGCCATGAATGGAAGCTTTCGCGTCGATCCAGAGCACATGCTCACCGTTCGTATCGAACACGAAGGTAAAGAAAAAATAATCAACGCTATCGCATGCCGATACTTGCCGGTCCATATTCGATCTAGCGGCAAGGTTGGAGTTGGGATCGAAGTTTTGTATGACCAAGAACACCCGACACCAGAACATGCGTACGACATAGAAGTTGAGAAAGTTGAACGTCTCGTCGAGAGTGCGAACGCACTCAAGAATGTGAGACCTTACCTAACAAACACAATCCCGGATATCGTGCTTCTCACTCTGGGCGCGATCTCTGGAGGTACATAGGTGTCGCTTGCGGCCTCGAGACTGGAAAGCCGAAAAGTTCCGAGGCAAACACCAACTTCCTTGTCACTACTGCGGCAAACTGCTCACGCGCAGTCAAGCCACGGTCGACCACGTAAAACCGAAGAGCAAAGGCGGTAACAACAAGCCACGCAACTTTCGAATCGCGTGTCCGACATGCAATAAGGAGAAGGGCAACAAGTGGGATGAGGTGCCGAAGACTCCGAAGAACGCGGGTCTCTACGAGCTCGGCATGTACGCGCCGGACCCGTGGTGGCCGCAGAAGAAAATAAAGCTTGGCTCTGCTATGCGATCAAGCGGATCAAATTCGATTCAGAAAAGAGAGACGGGCAAATGAGTGCCACCCTCGAAGAATGCCGCGCCGCGGAGAAGCTCCGGATCGACATCTACTTTCGCTCGCTGGCCGGGTGCTGCTGGCACATCGTGCTCGACGACAAGAACATCGAGGACTCGTTCGTCCAGTCGTGCACTCGCGACGCCCAGCACCCCGAATGTCGAGAGATCGGCCCGCTCATCCTGAAGATGAGCCCAACGCAACGACGGAAGCTCGCCTCAGGAGGCTACGAAGGGAAATGAATATCCACTACGTGAAGCGTGAATTCAACTGGCAGAGTCACGGACAGGTCCACACGTACAAGGACTATCTCGTTAGCGTCGAGTATCCGGTGATCGGGTCTGGACCGTACTGCGGACCCAACCCGGAGAAGGTTACTTGGACGACCAAACGCGAAGATGCATCATCCTGGTGCGACGAAGAAGGCGCGCGCATTGCGGCGGAAGCTACACGAGACACCGAGGCGCGCGTCGAGACGTGGCGCGAGGAAGAGCTGGTTGCCGCGTGACCCGCGCCGATCTAGTCGAGCTCACCGAGGACCCCGACCTCCTCTTCGCTGACGGGTTCGACGACGCCATCCTGGGCGTGGTGACACGCTGCGGCCAGCCCACCATCGTGGTCTACGACCGGGAGAAGTGCATCGAGATCCTGACGCGTCGCGACCCTTCGATCTGGCGTCGTCGCGAGGTCGCCGAGGAATACTTCTCGTTCAACGTCGAGGGCTCGTGGGTCGGGCCGCGAACCCCAGCGTACCTGGTGCGTCCCGACGAGGTGAGGTAATCTGCCCGTCATGCCCAGAGCACACACCCGCCGCACCCGCGAGCCCAAGAAGAACAAGTTCGGCGACGAAATCATCGGTACCGTCGGCGACGTCAACTTCCCCGAGTACGACGGCGGCCAGGTGCTCAAGTCACCGCAGGAAGCCAGCACGGGCCGCAGCGACGGTTACGAGCTCGAGTACGTCGAGGTGCCACCGGACGACGTCGACTTCGACGACAAGGAGGCACGCTGGACCATCTACCGCGTCCCTCTCGACCGAGGCGTCCCGACCTGGGGGAGCTTGAAATCCGCCGCCCAGACGTCGGGCCAGAAGCCCAGCGAGGTCAAGGCCGCGTTCATGAGCGACGACCCCATGGAGCGCGCGTGGGCCTACGAGGTCTACGCCAGCAACTACGGCTGGGGCGAATTCGACCAGTACCCACTCGTGCTCGACAAGAAATCGGTCGAAGACCGCTACGACGTCGACCTCGGCGGTGGAGACGAGGAAGAAGAGGAAGAAGAAGAAGAGGAGGAGGAAGAGGAGGAAGAAGAGGCCGACGCGTGAACATCGGGAAGTTCGCGTCGTGCATCCGGCAGGCGAAAACCGTCTACGCCTGGGTGCCCTACCATCGAGACGACGGTCCAAATCCCGAAGACCAGTGCTCGCCTCATCCTCGAAGACGCTCGCGAAACTGAGATGGTCGAAATCCACGCCGACATGCGGCGGTGTCGACCTCTACATTGGATGACCGCCTCCCTCCCCACTCTCCGTCGCCGCGCGCTCTACCGCGGTCGCAAAGGGCGGCGCGCGAAGCGTCGGCTCGTCGAATGGTTCACGACGGCGAAAATGATCAACCGCATCAACGACCGGCTTCGGGAGACGATGCTCGCGAGCGGGCCGCCGTTTTTCATCTTGCCGGACCACCTACCTGAGTCGTAGTCTCAACCCGCGCGAGTAAGCTCAGATCCTCCACTCGGGAAGCTTCGCCGACTCCAGGCTAAGCTGATCAACCCGAGCGGCCACGAACGCAATCTGTGGGGCGTAAAAGCCCGCGTACATGGAACGCCACGTGCGGAGAGCTCGGGAGAGGGACGCGGTCCTGGGAAGCCGCCTCGCGCGTAGTATCAGGCCGGCGCACCGAGGACGATCTCGACGGTCGTCGCGCGACCACTCATCGTGCTCCCCTGGAACTGGCAGGGTGGCACCGGCGCGAACTGCGTCCCTGCCTTGCATCCGTCCTTGCCCGGCGACATCCCGCACGCGGACTTGGTCCTCGCGACGCACGTGTCACAGCCGAGGGGAAAGACCGCCGGAGCTCGCTCGTTACCGAGCTTGCCGGACACCGAGAACGTGTGACTGCCCGAGGGATCCTTGTAGACGAGAGTCAGCGGCGTGGAGAACCCGTCGACGAGGCTGATGTCGACCGTGTTGTACCACTGCGGGTTGTTCACGTTGATCTCGGCCTTCGTCGAGCCGCACCCGACCGACGTGTTGAACACGAACGTGGCGTTGAGGTAGCCGCCCGCGAGGGGGAGCTCGCGCGACGCCTTACCGTCCAACTTGAACGAGCACGTGAGCGCTCCGGTCGGGTTGCAGAAGAAGAAGCCCGTCACCTGCGAGTCGCTCCCGAAGGCGACCGCGACGCTCACGGCGTCGGGGCCCGGGTTCTTGACGATGACGCTCGTGCCGCTCGAAACCGCGGGGGCGACCTCGGCTGCCGCTTCTGGGGCGGGAACTGGCGCCGCATCGGGCGCAGGAGGGCACGTTGGCGAAGGACAGGCGACGAGGAACAGAACGACGAGGAACGCGAGTGTCTGGCGGAGCATGGCGGCGAGGATACGCCGCGCGCGCAGTACGTCAATCGCGTCAGCCTCGTCCCGACCAGACCCGCATCATCTCGCTCCACTTCTTCGCCTCGCGATAGAGGTGGACCTCAGCTTCGCTCAGGTCTTTGAAGTCGAGCGTCTTCTTCTTGAGCTCGAGCTCCGTCTCGAAGAACCAGGCGCTCACCGCGCGCAGAAGACCGTCTGTCGTTTTCGGCGCCTTCGGCGTGAGCATCCTATCGACGCCTCAAGAGCGACAGGAGCGCAGGCGAGAACGCTTGCTCTGGCTTCTCCACGGACACGTCGTCCTTGAAGTCCCAGTCCACCACATGCGCACCGCCGCGCATCGGCTCGATACCGTAGCCGGTCTCGTCTCTGGGCACCGACATGGCGCGTGACTGCGGCGTGGGCCTAGGATGCATGCGCGGCGCCCCGGCGCCCATCTGACGGCTCTGGGGCGTCACAGCGGTACCGTAGGGGTGCGATGGCGCCCGGGAAGGGTAGCAGGACACCTGCTGCTGGGCCTCCCACTCCTCCTCGGCCGATGTCACGTGGAGACCGTGCGCTCGGATGCTGCGGGCAGCTTGAAGCGCCGCGGTGCGGGCTTCCTCCTCTGACGCCGCTGGGTCCGTCGCAAGGGCCAGGAGCTGCTGCACACGACGGGTGGGGTCTGCCACCCTTGAAGCCTACCAGGGAAACGGCTCGATGGGGAACATCAGGCCCTTCTCCGCAAGAACCGCCGCCTCACCTCTGCGAGGACGCGGCTCAGACGCTTCTTCATCGTCCGGCGCTTCATGGGCCGCCCGCCGTTGCCTTGGAGCTTGCACATCAGCAGCATGGGGTCGGCGCGTTTCACCGCAGCGACCAGTCTGCACGCAGCGACGGAAAGATGTATCGCCGGTTACCTAGCGACCAGTCTGCACGCAGTGACGAAAAGATGTATCGCCGGTTACCTCCAGCACTGACCCGCAGCGTCAAAAACAAATGACCGTGCTCAGGTATCCGCTCGCAACAAATCCCGTCGTCGACGAGCTGCCCGGATTCGTGACGTAGCTCCCAATCCTGAGGCGGCCGACTCGTGTTGTAGCTGAGTCGCAGTGCGCGCCGCGTCGCCCACTCGAGCGGCAGCTCATCCTCGACACGGACCTTGATATCCTCCCCGTTGACGATGAAGTGTATGGTTTTCATTTTACCTTCTCCGCCGCGACATACCCGCGCTTGAACATCGCCTCGTGCCGCTCGCACAGGTCACGACAAATCTCTTCGACGGTTTTCTTGGAACGCCACCCATAAGCAAGTACCGCAACGGCGGCGATCTCGTTGTTCGGTCTTTCGAGCGCAACACTGCACGCAATGCAGCAGCTCATTTCTTGTCCGTATAGAAATGCACGCCACCGTCGACGTGCACGATGTCGTTGGACTTCATCACGGTCCCCTTCGGCATGAGGTCGCAGTTGTACTTGTCGAAGACCCCGGCGGCGGCCATCTCTCGGTCACGCTTGCGGTTGAGCGGTTTCGCCGGAGGCTCGATGGCTACACGTAGCTCCTCCGCAGCTCGCTCCGTTTCCGCGCGTTTGGCCAGCTCTCGTTTCCGCTTCGCCTCACCCATGTTCGTTCTCAGTCAACATCTTGAGCTCCGCCTCAGCCTCTTCTACGAGTCGCCGGTATGGCGCCTCACGCCAGTATCGGAATGCAGCAAAGATCGAGAACACGAGACCGAGGATACCGCAAGGGATGTCGATCCATCCACCGTATGGATGCGGCCCCATGAGACATAGGAGCACGACCAGCAGCCCTTGATTGGCTGCTGCCAACGCGTCCCATCTTCGCCACGGCGGACCATTGATCATCCCGCGGTTGAACTTCTTCATCGTCTCTTCACGCGTGGGCCGACGAGGAATCGCATCAAGAGTAATGGTCTGTCGGTAGGGGGTCATGGCAACAGCACCACGACGGCCGCGACCATCTCTGCGTGCTTACTGATCCCTTTCGCGCGGAGACATACGACCACGTCCTCTAGTTCCTTTCGCAACGTGCTGCCGAGAGGTATCGACGTCGGTACGTACTCAGGACCGACTAGAGCATATACCGCCATGAGCACGCTCCGCTCGGCGCTCTTCATCGCCTCGTGCGCGACCTGCGACGCGTCGTACTCCCGCTTCACGATGGCCGCGTCGCGAGCGAGCTGCTCGATCTGTTCGCGGTATGGATTCATCGCCGCCTCCCGAGCAACCCACGCCTCTCGGCATTCGTCGTTGCAGAAGATGTTGCACTCCGAGTCTTCAATGAACGGGCAGCCGAGTCCGACGCACGGGTAAACGAGTTTGCTGCCGCAGTAGTCGCAGGTCTCCTTCACGAGCCCTCTTTCGGCTTCCGGAGCCCGAGAAAGGCCCTGACCAGCGTCAGTGGTCCAAGCGACATTGAGAACGCCGCGCCAATGACGACTCCAACGATCGCGCTGACGATGATCGAGAGCCGGGTCAGCTCGCTTCCGCCGGTCACCTTCACGCTGGCGGTCTTCAGCACTCGATGCAACTCTCCGATGCCGAACAGTGCAAAGATGATGTTGAGCGCGATTCCCGCCGCGCCCATCGCGAGCCAGTAGCTGAGGTAGCGCCAGATCATTCGTCTTCTCCTGGTTTGATGAGCCGCGGTAGTGACTTGTACCCGCCGCCCGACGACACGTGCCGTCGAATGTCGTTGATGAGGTCCCGCAGCTCCGTGAGGTCGCTTGTGTAGACGCGACCGGTCAGCTCGTTGTCCTTGCAGACCTTCGCGCAGAGCCCCACCACGTCGAGCAAGACCTCATCCGGATTCTCGAGCTGAGCGGAGCCGGGGGTCATCTTCTTGCTAGCCTGCTGAGAGCCCACTCCGGCAACTCGTAAGCATCGACGTCTCCAGCCGGCTTCTGTCCTTCAGGTGCCTGTTGACAGCGCAGGTGTGTCAATTGAGACCATCCTTCTCCGATGGCCTCAATGCAAACCAATGTCTCTCCGTCCTCGAACGGTTTCCGCAAGCTGGGCATGTAATCCGATGGCACCGGTACGTGACGAATCTCGGCTCAGAAAACTTACGCTTCGGCGTCGCCTTCTCGAAGAACCTAGTGAACCAACTCATTTCTTCTCCTCGTAAATGTGTAAGCGACTCAGTACCGGCTTGCCGTGCACGTGCCCTCCGGTGAATTCCGGACACGGGTCCCCGCGCTCGAACGCCTCGACGTCCCGGAGGGCCTCCTGCTTCGATGCCCACGGCATCTGCCCGTCCGTCTCGATGTGCCCGCGCGTCTTAGTAGCGACCTTTGCGACATCGTGCGCGGAAAGTTTCGCGCGCCAGGCGGGGTCCCAAGTGTATCTCACAGCTTCTCCGGCTTCACCCACTCGAGGGTCCCGTCGCCCTTTGCGACTTTCAAGGCGCCGGACGGCACCTGACTCTCGAAGATCCGGTGCGCGTCGGCTCGGTCGTCGTCGGTCGGCTGGTCGTGTCCTCGATGCTGAGCAAACGACAGCGCCAGGTGTGGCTCGCAGTACCGAGTCCCCTTCTGGATGGGCGTCATGCACGTCAAACAGAAGCTGGTCTCCGGTGCGTTCGCGTCGACGAGCTCGATGCCGAGCTTCTCGGCGACCTTGAAAATCCGCTCGTCCCGGTAGAACTCGCCGAAAACGACGCGCGTGATTCCCGCGTTCGCGATGAGCTTGAAGCACGGCCAACACGGCGAAGCCGTGACGTACATGGTCGTCTTCGTGTTCGAGAGGAGAGAGGACCCGCTCGCGATTCCAACGCCCGCTCGAGCCGCCTGCACGATCGCGTTCGCCTCGGCGTGCATCGTTCTAACGCAATGGCCGTCCTCCATCATGTGCCCGACCTCGTCACAGTGCGGCATCCCGCGGATGCTGCCGTTGTAGCCGGTCGCGAGAATCATCTTATCCCGCACGATGACCGCGCCCACGTGCTTGCGGTCGCAGGTCGCTCGCGTGGCGACGGTCTTGGCGATGTCGAGGAAGTAGGTGTCCCACGAGGATCGGGTCATTTTCTCTCCACACGTTTTCTGAACGAGTTCAACGCCGCGATGAGCCGCTCCGTCTGCAAGTAGGTCACGGCTTGGTACTTAGCGAACCCCGTGCACCCAATACTCGACTTGCCGCCGCCCTCGAGATTGTAATAGCGCGTCCCGATGTGAAACGGCATATCACACCCAAGCGGGCACATCGTCCCGTCGGGAACGTAGAAGCCGGAGCCGGCATGGACCGTCTTCATCGTCGTGGTCCGCTGGGCATCAGAGAGAAATCCTTCCGTGAGCGGTGATCTCCGATTGGAGCCGCTCCCACATCGTGCAACCGAGCGAGTACGGAGCAAGGCGCTTCACGAACTCCGCGTGCTCATCACGGTACATCGTAAAGAGGGACGTCTTCGCGTCCTCTCTTGCGCAGGTGACGTTCGCGATGCGGTCGGCGAGCTTGAGCGGGATGGCCGCCGGCACGATCGCGAGCTTCTCGTAGATGCTCTCGTTTCGCTCCTTGCGGTTACCCCCTGTCCCGGTCACAGCCCAGACGAGCGTGGTGACCTGCGCTCCGAACAGCGCATTCATGAGCTCGACGGTCACGTGCGTGTCTTCGAGCATGTCGTGGAGCCACGCGGCGACCTCGTAGATACGCTCGTAGTGCGACTCCAACAAGATGGTGCGAACGAGCTCAAGATGAACCACGTAGGGCTCGGTCCCGTACTTTTGATTCGCGTGCATGCTCTTGGCGAACTCTCTGGCCTTGAGGGCGAGCGCGGCGTATTCAGTAGTCACTTTTTCTCCTCAGGCACTAGCGGCACAATGTCGCTACTCTTGAGTGCCGTGTAAGCTGCTACCGGATCGATCGGCTCCGGTTCGAGACTAGCCAGCTTCGGTAACTCCGACTCTCGCGGTGGACTGGTAAAAAGTCCGAGCAACGAAGCGTTGAATCCGTTTGCCCACGGACGCTCCTGCTTCCCGCGCTTCGAAGAGCCGTATGGCGCCGGTTGGTTCGGACGAAGGTACTTTCCGATCCGGTGTCGCGGACTCACTCCGCACGTCACACCTTTCTTTGGTGCGTACGTAGCTTCGTCAGCCCAGAGCTCGCGCCAACCCTTCGCGTTCTTCGACTGCTGCTTGAGGATCTCCCGATCGGTGGCTTGGTGCAGAACGCCGCCGAATAGAATCGGAAGGTCCGGACACCCATCTTCGTTCGCTACAAGCGCGTCTACGAGCGCTGCGTGACGCTTACACCACCTCTTGAACGTCTTCTCGCCGCGCGCGTTCTGTCGGCGCACTCGAGCCTCGGCTGCGGTCGTCACATGACGGGCACGAGCGAGGTAACCGAGCGCGTAGGCACCGAAGACGAGAACTCCGAGACCGAGGCTTGCTGTGACAGACGCTGCGTTCATCAGAAGGGGATCTCCTCGTTGTCGTTGAAGCTCGATGGCGGTGGCCTAGGAGGGTCTGGCGCCGGGTTCTTCTTCCTCTTCCAGTCGAAGCTCCTCCGTCGCAACATCTCGGCGGCCTCATCCGCCATGAGGCGGATCTCCAGGTCTGGAGCTCGCCCCGGCACAGCGCGCGGCTGGGTTTCGAGCTTGGCGACGTAGGTGTCGGCCTCGGCGCGGTCGAGGAACTTGCCGAATGTGCGGCCGACGTCGGTCCTGATCTGGAACCGGGGCCAGTCGAAGCCGAAGATGGGGATGATGGAGTAGGTCATGAGAAATTTTCGTGTCCTAGTTCGGCGAACCAGACATAGGCTCTGGTCCAGATACCCAATCTAGCCATATTGATGTAAGCAGCTTCGTAGTGACCAGACAGAGCAACGTTTATTGACTCGACGTGAACGACCAGATCGAAAGTCCCGCGCGCCATGATCATCCGATTCAAGAACGAGAGCAGCTCATCGCGAAGCCAAAACCACTCGTTTCGAGGATTTACTCGAAGCGCTGCAAACCTCTTATGAAGTGACTTTTCTTCGCGTAATCCACCTGAAACGACATGCAGGAGCTGGAGTCTAAAACCGACCCCGAGACGGTTCGCCTCGTCCTGCAATTGCGTCAATCGAGCACGAACGTTGTTCGCCTTCCCGATCTTGACCCGAAGCTCGTCTCCCGCCTGCACAAAATAGACGCCCGGTTCCTCGGGCCACTCGAGCTCTCGCTCCATCAGAACTTCTCGCGCAGCTCAGCGCCAGGCGTCGCCGCGGGGGGCGGTTGTGTTCTGTTCGCTGCCTGGGAGGCTACCCAACGGATCCAGTTACTCAAGGTCCGTCCCGAGCTTTTTGCGGCCTCGGTGAATAAATTCTTCTCTTCCTGGGTGAGCCTAAGTCGGATCGATGTGTCCACGTTGTGGTCCTCTAAAATAGGTCTACGTTGTATCTTCGATGTTGCTACAAGGCAACCGTTTTACGTCTGGGCGGTACGATCTAGGTGCGTTCCTGGAGGCGGCTGGAGGCCACGAAGATCTTGCTTCCAGGATGATCTTATAATTCTAACGAGTAGTTGCGGCAAAATGGAGGCGCTGGAGGCAAATCCGTACAAGAGTTCCATATTTCACGTGCGCGCGCACACGCGCATATAGGAGTTTCGCCGGAAATGCCTCCATTGCCTCCAGTCAGTTGTAAGTTCTCGAAATAGTTGACGTTACAGCTGGAAACCGAATCCCGTTTGCCTCCAGCCGGACCCCAAGAGCCTCGACCGCCAGGTCGCAAGGAACCCGAGCACAACCGCTCACACAAATTGGGTAAACGTTGGCAATTTCTGTCTTTTTTGCCTGAATTCCGAGTTCACGAAGCCGTCCAGAGAACTTCGAGCTCGAAATGGCTCGATGCCCGTTCGCGTCGGCCCAGTCACGGTAGGCCGCGTACGCCTCCATCCCGGCGGTGCCGCGGGTCGGAACGAAGGTGACCTTGTCCTCGATGAACGCCGCGACCTGGTCGGCGCTCTTGCGCCACGTGGCCAGCTCGCGCTCATGGCTCGCCGGGAGGGTGTGCGACTTCTGGGCGATGAGACGTACCGCCCCCTGGAGCGCCCAGGACACGAGGCTACCCTGTTCGGCGGCGACGATCTTCTCGGCGATGAGCGGATCGCGCGCAGCGTCCCCCGTGAAGGACCGGTTGAACCGGATGACGATGAACCGACGCCAGAACCCTCGAGTCTGGTCAGGGGTCCCCGGGAGGCGATTCGCGAGGAAGAGATGCCCAGCACGAGGCTTGAACGTGAACGGTGCCTGTCGGATTGGACGACCGGTGATGGAGTCTCCGGAGACGACGGCCTTGAACGACTCGCTCGAGATGATGTCGCTCTCTGGGAGCTCGGCGACCGTGTTCAGGAGCTTGCCTGCGAGGAGAGCTCGACGGTACTCCTGTCCCCACTCTTGCGGCGGAATGGCCTCGATACTGCCTGGCGGGAAGGCTGACGCGACGATCTTGGCGAACGTACTCTTCCCCTCGTCACCCTCACCGATGCAGACAATGCAGCGCTGGAACGTCGTCGCGAGCCCCGCAAGTGAAGCTCCAATGTGCTCCTGAAGCACGGCGATTTTCTGATCCCGGTCGTCATCGTCGCGGAAAATCTCGCTGAGGAAGTTGAGCCACATGGGGCACGGCGCTTCCGGCGCGTACGGAAACGAGTAACCAAATCGAGCCCTGTTGTCGGGAGAGTGGGGAACGAGAACAGCTCCGGCCTCGGAGAAACCAACGAACCCGTTGAGGAAGGCGAGACCAGCAGGAGCGTCTGAAAAGAAGCCAGGAACAGCGGATTTATCGTAGGACAGCTTCTGCGTTCCGTTGACGTCGACCGACCGAATGCCGAGCGGACGAGACTTCCCCTTCACTGGAGACCCGGACATGCTCTGAATAATTCTCGACTGTTCCTCTTCCTGAATCCTTGTGAACAATCCTCTATCGGGGTCATACCCAAATACAGATTGCTCATCACCGGTAATGGCAATTCGATTATCATTACGAAGTAGTAAAAGAAGCCGATCGGCTAGTTCCGCATGGTCTCCGACTTTGAACTTGTACGGAGCCATAGGAATGGCGCCGTTGGTCAGCAGATCGGGTGGAGGAATTGAAGCCGGACCTCCCTGCGGGAGCTCAGGATCAGGCTTCTTCTCCCCAGTATCGAGGGGAATGAGCTCGTCGTACGTTCCTCCGGCCGCAATGTGATCGGTGACGTCTTTTCCCTTGGTAGGCTCGAGGGCCTCGATGGACTCTGCGATCCCCGTAAGGCTCAGAAGAATCTCTTTTGCGTGTTTTCGTCCCGGCTCATCCGCATCGGCGATGACGACGACCTTGCGCCCAGCGAAGACCTTGCGTGCGAGGTCTGCAACACCGTTCCATTTGCCTGCGCCTTGAGCGTTCGTCGTGGCGACGATCCCCCTAGAAACAAGGGTCGCGACATCTTTTTCGCCCTCTACGATGACGATCGTTTCGTCGAGGGGGGCCGCGAGCAGCTCGGGCAGCCGATAGAGGACGCGTCGGACCTCCTTGCCGACCTTCCAGACCCACCCGCCCGCTCCGTCAGGTCGGCGCTGCTGGAACTTCTTTCCGGCCTTGCGGACGACCTGGTAGAGCAGTACGCCCCCCTCGTCGTAGTAGTCGTAGGTCGCCTCGATGACGTTCTGCGTCGAGGTCTTCGCTTCGTTGTGGGTCTCGCCGCACTTGCAGAGCCCGTAGAGCTTGTGTACGTAGCAGCCGCTACCCTCTTCGAGATCTAGACTGCCGGCACACTCTTCGCGCGAACAACGAGCCCACTCGTCGTCGTCGCTCAAATAACCAATGCACCGCCGACCCTGCTCTCGCGGGTCTTGTTCGGCGCCGCCGCAAATGGGGCACCGTCGTGCTTTGGTGTATCGCTGTTGCCTGGAGACTGTCACGGACGATGTCCCTGGAACGGGACGATCGGAAGCGACAACGAGTTCATTTCCGACGGCTTCCCGTCGGAGAAATAGACAGACGCATGGGCGGCCCCACCGCTTTCCCTTCGCCCCCGTGTTCAGACCGTGGACCGCAGGTGGGGCCAGCGCACCCACGATCTGAACAGGACGGCGAAGACGACGACAGATGCCCTAACTCAAGCGGACTGGTCAAGTTTTTTGCAGCCGCGATTTTGTTCGCCACATGGTCCGCGGCGGAACCGTTCGCGAATCGCTCGGAAGAAATTTTCGTCCGAAAATTTTCTTGCCCACTGAGCACACGCGTATTACAAGACGTCTTCCTCCGTCTGTTCCGTCTCGTCTGTCCGTCAGTGAGGTTCACGTGTCGATCACACGCACTCTCGTAGAGTGGTGTGCGTCCAAGATGGCGCCGCCACGAGTCATCTTCGACCGCTCCGGCTCGTCCCCGTACCTCTCGAGGTACTATGTGACGGGCCGACCATGGATGCCTGATGGCAGCGAACCCATGGACGCCTCGGGAGAACCGAGGCGCGACGCTGTCTTCCCGGTCGGCGTGCACGTCTACCTGCACCACTTCCACCGAAGCGATGAGGACTTGGCCCTGCACAACCACCCGTGGGTGTGGTCCCGGTCGCTCATCCTCGTCGGTGGCTACATCGAGGAGCGCAAAGAGCACGACCAGGTTCGCCGCCGTGTCGTACATCCGTGGACGTGGAACAAGATTGACGGTGACGACTTCCACCGCGTTGACCTGATCGAGGACGACTGCTGGTCGCTGTTCATCGCCGGACCGAAGCACGGTCGCTCGTGGGGTTTCTGGAATCGCGTGACAGGGAAGTTCTCGCCGTGGCGCGATTTCATCGCGTCCATTCGCGGTCCAGGATGGGAGGTGGACAGGTGAGGAAAGAGCTGTGGCTCATCGCTGGTCTTGTCGTGACGTTCGTGACCATCACGGTCATCGCGTTTTTGGCCCACGACAAGACCACAGAAGACGAGAAGCGAGTCGCTTGCGTGAAGATGTGTTCCCCGCGGCTCGTCGAGGAGTTCTCGATCGGCATGGGGATTTGTCGGTGCGACAAGACGGACTTCAACCTGCCGCCACGATGTGAGGCCACCTGCCTGCCTCGGCTCGTCAAGGAGTGGAACCGCAGCACGGGTTCATGTCAGTGCGAGGACACGAAGACGTGGGGCGACAACATGAAGGACCCGAGCGAGTTCCATCCGCTGTGGTTCTATGACGCTGGGTCGACGGACGCAGCCAAGTACAAGAAGTTCAGCGTCGAGCTACCGACGGACGTGCCTGAAGCAGAACTCATTTATCGTCGAATGGTGGAAGCTGGGGCGCCACCAGCTTCTGCGTTTCCGAAGGACTTCGGCCAGGGCGAGCCTCACCCATGAGCGCGATCGACATCCGTCAAGGCGACGCGCGCACCGTGCTCACAGACGTCGTGCCCGACGTGATGATCGTAGATCCTCCATACAGCGCTCACGTCCACGACGCCGCGACGTCATGCGGGACTCCTGGCGCGCGGGCCTCGGTTGCGATGAAGGGCGCCGCGCATCGCGACCTCGGCTTCGATCCGCTCAGCGAAGAGTTGAGCCAGTGGGTCTGCGTCATGGCCGCGAAGACGAAGCGGTGGTCCGTCATCTACACGGACACCGAAAGCGTCGGTGACTGGAAGGAGCGGCTCGAGTATTCGGGCGCAACGTACATCCGTGCCGTGCCTTGGGTACGGTGGTCGATGCCGCAGCTGTCCGGCGACCGGCCACCGCAGGGACACGAGATGATCGTCATCGCTTGGGGCGCGCAGGGCGGCAAGAAGAGCTGGAACGGGCCAGGCAACCTGACGCACCTCGCGCACACCTGCATGCGCGGCAAGCTCAAACACAAGACACAGAAGCCGCTCGATCAGATCTTGGACCTCGTCGAGTTCTTCTCGAACCCCGGCGAGCTGGTCTGCGACCCCCTTCTAGGGAGCGGCACGACCGCACTCGCTTGCGCGCTACTCGGCAGAAGGTGCGTCGGAAGCGAGCTCGACGCGGAGTGGGCTACGAAGGCGAAACTTCGCGCGAGCGGCGCCGCGGTATACGACGACGAAGACCGGTACGCGCGCTACAAAGCAGCAGCCGCGCTCCGCGCCGAGGACATGAAGCGCATGGCAGCCAACACGGCGCGCATCGTCGCAAACCGAACGGCAGCTGAGGCGAGGGAGGTGGCGCGAGCGCCGGTAGGCGTCGGTCTCATCGAAGCCGAAGGCGACTTGTCGGATCACGAGTGGGAGAACGGGTGTGAGCCGTGATCGTCCACTATCACTTTCACGTCTTTATCTGGTGGCTGGGTTTTATCGTCATGGCGCTCAAGGCCGGCGTCGAGATCGTTAGCCACTCCGAGCTTCAGTGTTTCCGTCGCTGTCCGGCGGAGTGGCGATTCAGGTATGTTCTGCGTCGCGAGCCGCGCAAGCCAAAGGCAATCGCGCTGCGAAAGGGCACGGAGATTCACAAGGTAATTGGCGCCTACCACCGAGGAGAGAAGCCTGACCTCTCGGGGTTCACTCCTCAGGACCGTGCGCTCGTGAAGGGCTATCGAGCCTACTGGGGTGACCCCGATCGACAGGTCGAGATGGAAAAGACCGACGTACCATTCTCTATTATGATCGATCCGACGATTATGGTTGTCGGAGAATTTGACGGGAAGGGTGTACGAAAAGACAGGAACGGAAAGAAGACAATTGTCGAGCACAAGTCGTCCAGTGAAGACATTTCGCTCGGGAGTCCATACTGGAACAAAGTAGTTCTCATTGACAGCCAGGTCACGAGCTACTTGCTAGCGAGTCGAATGATGGGCTGGGGCGAGGTCGAGGTCTTATACGACGTACTCTTGAAGCCGAAGACGGATCGCTTTTACGCGACGCCGGCTAACAAGAGAAAGTACACGAAGCCGACTGCAACCGAGCCGTCCAAGCTTTACGCGAACCAGCGTGAGTTCGACGAGACCGACGACGAGCTTGAGCTGCGGGTGCTTGAAGACATCTGCAAGCGGCCGGAGCACTACTACCAGCGCGGAACCGTGGTCCGGCTCGAAGCTGACCACGAAGCTCACATTCGGGACGTCAAGGGCACCGTACACTTGCTCCAGGTCGTTCGAGGGATGGGTGAGAACGCGCCACGAAATACGGATTCGTGCTTCAAGTATGGACGGGCATGCGACTTCTACCCAGTCTGCTCGAGCGGCGTCGACGTGATGGACGACATTTTCTATCAGCCCAAGACGTCGTCGAGGCAACGGGACAAAGCAGAACAGCCGGAGTTGAAGCAGGAACCGGAAAAGCCGGTGTCGAGATTTACATTCTAACAAGGAGAGTGACATGAGTTGGAATCAGCAGGTCGTCAAAGGCGGTGAACAGAAAATCATGCAGCCGCGCGTTATGGTCTATGCGGGTGCAGGTGTCGGCAAGAGCACGTTCGGGAGTAAGCTTCCGAAGCCGGTGTTCATCGACTACGATCACGGTGTCGACGACGTAAACGTGGACCGGATTCCGGGACCCAAGACGTGGGCGGAGTCGATGGCGCTCATTCGCGCGGTCGCGGCTGACCCAATGGGCTACAAGAGCTTGGTATTGGACACGGTCGATCCGCTCGAGGAGCAGGCGATCGAGCACATTCTCCACCAGACCGGCAAGAAGAGCCTCGCCGACTTCGATTTCGGCGCGGGCTACAATGCGGTCGCGCAGGAATGGAAGCTTCTGCTCGCAGAGCTCGACGTAGCGCGAAAGAACGGGATGCTCGTATGCCTGCTCGGGCACGCCATCATCCGTCAGGCGCAGGACCCGCAGCTCGGCGCCTACGACCAGTTCACTTCCCAGCTCGGGAAGAAGAGCTGGGCCCTCACGCAGCGATGGGCCGATACGGTCCTCTTCGCGGCGTTCGATAGCGCGCTCGTCAACAAGAAAGACGAACAGCGAGTTATCGTAACCGGGGACAGGTTCCTGTTCACGACTCGTGGTAGCGGATTCGAGGCCAAGAACCGCTTCTCGCTCGACCCGAAACTTCCTCTCTCCTGGCCCGCTGTCGCCGAAGGTATCGCAAAGCACCGCCAGTCCAGCGATGCGGTGAAGGCCAAGATCCTAAAGCTCGCTGCTGGTACGTCATTCGAGAGCAAGGCGAAGGGCTACCTCGAAGCGGCCGGAGACGACCTCAGCGCGCTGTTGGAGCTCGAGACCAACCTCACCGCGGCCATCAACGCTCCGTCACCTCCACAGGTCGTGCCGGCGACACAGACCGGCAACTTCCCTCCTGGCTATCCGGAAACGGTGCCAACAGCCACGACCGCGCCAGCAGCGACAGCTCCGGCACAGATGCCTCCTGCGACCGAACCACCTCGTCAGAGTCCAGAGGCGATCGAGCTCCGCATCTTCCAGCTCGCTAAAGGGACGCCTTACGAGGAGCGCGCCAAGGAGAATGTCACCAACGCTGGCAAAGACCTCAAGCTCCTTCTCCAGGTCGAGGAGGCGCTCACGGCGAAGCTCGCCGAGGTCAAGAACGGCGCGCAGGCGCAAGCGGGCGCGTGATGGGAACCAAGAACAAGCCAGGAGAATTCGACTGCTACACAGCGGCCGACCCTGACGAGCCGATGTTCGTTCTTTTGGCGCGCGACCCGAGCGCACACCTCCTCGTCGGGCTCTGGGCTCTCATTCGAGACAAACTCGGCGAGGACACGGCGGGGAAGATCGAGGAGGCGCGCGGATGCGCCGATGCGATGCAAAACTGGCTCAGCGAGCACGCTGACGCCAAGAAGGTCGCGAAGGCCACTGCCATCGCGGAAATCTGGGCGAAGTTCGAATTTGGAAAATAGGAGAGACGATCATGGCGGCGAAAATCGTAGACGGTTCGTATATGGCTCGAGGCATCAACATGGAGGGAGTCAAGTCCGATAACACCGGGAACAAGGGAGTTACGGTCACGTTCTCGATTGTCGATGAGGGACCCTACAAGGGAGCGCTTATCGATTGGACTGGATGGTTGGGGGAAAATACGCGCGAGCGCACCGCGGAGAGTCTCGTGTTCTGCGGCTACGACGGTACGGATCCGAAAACGATCAGCAAGGACATCGTCCAAATCGTCATCGAGACCGAGGAGTACATCAAAGACCCTGGTCTTCCGACAGAGAAGAAATACCTGACCCCCAAGGTCCGATGGGTCAACGATCCGTCGCGCAGCCGAACATCGTTTACGCCACTGGACCCCGCCGAGAAGCAGGAGGCGTTCGCGGGGTTGCGAGGACTCATTCTCGATCAGACCAAGCTCGTCGCAGAGGCCCGCGCAAAGGCCGCGAAGGAGAACGGTTCGAAGCCGGCAGCGAACAACTTCGACTTCGGCGCGAACGCGCAGCCTCCGGCAGCGCCAACCGCAGCGACGGAGCCCAACAAGAAGGCGATGTTCTAGGCCCTCGGGTCGAACATGCTTCCCGAGCTCCGTCTCTATCAGGCAGCAGGCGTCGACGCGCTCCGCGGGCATATTCTCGCGGAGCGCATTCGCGTCATTCTCTGCTGCCCGACCGGAGGCGGGAAGACGGTTCTGGCGAGCTACATCATTCAGCTCGCCCGAGCGAACTTCGATGCGAAGATTTTGTTCGTCGCGCACCGAATCGAGCTCATCGATCAGGCGGTGCGACAGCTAGCGAAGTGGGGCGTGACCGAGGTCGGCGTCATTCGGGCCGATGACAAACGAACGAACGCCCTGATGCCCGTGCAGGTGGCGACCATTCAAAGCCTGGGTCGCCGAGACAAGCCACCGGCCGACATCATCTTCGTCGACGAGTGTCATCGGGCGGTCGCTAACAGCTACCGCAAGCTCCTCGAGCTCTACCCAAACGCGAGGATCATCGGACTCACCGCCACGCCGTGTCGCCTCGACGGTAAAGCGCTCGGCGACGTCTTCCAAGCCATTGAGGTCGCCGCGACGTACAAGGATCTCATCGAGGACAAGTTCATCGTCGAGCCGCGGTGCTTCGGTACCCCGGTCCAACCCAAACTCGACGGCATCAAGGTCCAGCATGGCGACTTCGTCATCGACGAGCTGGCGGACGCGATGATGGAGATCGACGTGCTCGGCGATACGGTGGCCGAGTACAAAAAGCACGCGCAAGGCCGACGCACGGTTGTCTTCGCCGTGAACGTCGCGCACTCCAAGGCTCTGCTCGAGAAGTTCCTGGCGGCCGGCGTGAGGGCGGCTCACGTCGATGCGGACACGCCCGAAGACGATCGGCTCGCCATCTCGGCCAGACTCGACTCGGGTGAGCTCGAAGTTGTGACCAACTGCCAGATCTTCACCGAGGGTTGGGACCAACCGAGCGTGAAGTGCCTGATCATTGCGCGGCCGACGAAGTCGCTCGTGGTGTTCATGCAGCAAGCCGGGCGAGGGCTGCGCCCTTGGAACGAGAACACGCCGGCCACGCGCTCCTGGCGTCCGGAGGACGGACCGAGCGTCGTCCCTATCATCATCGACCAGGGAGGGAACCTCGACCGCCACGGCTTCCCGCATGAGGACCGTCGATGGTCACTGGAAGGCCGAGCCGAGCGCGTGAACGAGCGCAAGCCGACCCAGTGCATCAAGTGTCTAGCGTACATCAAGCACTACCCGTGCGAGGCGTGCGGATTCGCACCGCCAGTGCCGGAGCCGCGCAAGATCGTACAAGACGAGAACGCACAGCTCGAGGAGCGCGTGTTTACGGATCCGCGCAAGGCATTCTTCGATCGCAAGGTCGAGGAAGCGCGGATGAAGGGCTTCAAGCCGACGTACGCGAGTATGAAATACAAAGAGGAATTCGAGGAGTGGCCCCCATGGAGTTGGGGACAGGCCGCCAAGGAAGCGCTCGCCAACGATGAGCAGTGGAAACGTCGCATTACTAACAAAGAGGCAGACCGAGCTCGTTGGAAGCAGTCTGTCGAGAGTGAGCTGCACACCACTTTCGATACGGACGAGGACTTCGCGAACTGGGCGAGGAGAAACTCGTGATCTTCTTCCTCTGCGAGCTCTGTAACGGCAACGGCTGGGTCCCCGGCAGTAAAGAGTGGCCAGAGAAATGCCCGTGCTGCAACGGAGCTGGCCGGATGACGTTCGGTGAGCTGGCGCGGCTGCTCGAGGAGGACCCTGAAACGCTGCGACGAACGATGCTCTTCAGGAACCGCCGAAGCACGGCGCAGCGAATCCTCTACAAGGTGGTGACTCGATGCCTCAGCCTGGACCTTTCACAAAGAAGATCGCCGCCCGATACTACGCCAGGTTCGGGACATGGCCTCCCGGCCTCATCCTGGTCCTTGGAGCCGACCCCATCCCGGCCGACCTCGAAGATGCGGCGCGGCGGCTCAGAAAGGTCTGGCTCAGAGTCGAAGCCGAAAAAGAGCTTAGAGACGAGCTGAACCCGCCCGTACGTAAGACGGTGAGATGGGTAAACGAGAACGGTGACGTGGTAAGCATTAGCGGTTTCGAGCCTAGGCCCTGGGAAATGGAAGCCAGCGAGCCGGACCTAGTAAAATAACTTGACCCGCCGTAATACGCGCGTGTACAGATAGATCGCTCGCAGAAACGCCGTCGAGGGCGTGCGAGGAGAGGGTGTCATGTCGAAAGAAACGCCGAAAGAAGAGCCGCGCGTGCAGATCGTGTCCGTAACGACAACGGTCAAGACGGTGACGACGACGGACGCGAACGGTAAGGTCACGACCGAGACGACCACGACTGTCACCGGCGATCCGGCCTCGCTATCGCGAGCGGTCGAGATGCTCGAGATCGTACAGAGGCTATCGAATCTTGGACGAAAGCCGTTCGAGCGATGAGCGCCTGCGTTCTATGTGACATCGTAGAACAGCTGTTGCTCGACAACGGACTTGCTCCCGATATCAAGGCCCGCTCAGCGGTAACGCTAGCTTTTGTTCACGGTGTTGCAGCCGGGATCGACGGTAAGGATGTTGAGCCGCCGGTTTGCTTGCTGTGCTTGTCGATTACGGACGGCGCCATCAGAGATGCGCTAGCCGACCGAACGAAGGTGCCGGAATGAGACTCAAGCTATTCTACTGGGACGACGTCGACGTGCTCGAAGACTTTGCTCCGGGGCAAGCGTTTGCGCTTGCCGAGTCCAAGGGGCAGGCGATCGAGCTTATTATCGAGAACGACGGGTCGATTGGAACTCCTCGAGCTCAGGTGTTTCGGCTCGAGTTGAACGCCAAGGAACCGCGCATCATCACCGAGCCCGAAGGGTTCGCGATTGGAGGTGGATCGTGAAACACGACTATCTCACCAAGCGCAATTGCCATGACTGCAAAGCGAAGCCAGGCGAGATGCATAAGGGCAACTGCGACGTCGAGCGTTGCCCGCTCTGTGGTCATCAGGCGATGTCGTGCGGGTGCGTGTATGAAGTGAACGAGATGTCGCGCGAGCGGCTCAAGCAGGAGCACCCGGATATCTACAAGGGCGGCCCCACGGAAGCGATGTACAAGAAGCTCGAAGAGGCATTCGCCGAAGTCGGCGGCCCTCTGCCGTGGACTGGCATCTGGCCGGGCGTCGCGGAGTGCGTCGAGTTCGGCTGGTACTCGAAACGTGCCAAGGTCGGCTACCGGAGTTGCGACAAGAACGATCCAGACGCTGGACCTGACCTCAATCGACTCGGACAAGAAGCTATCTGGAGCGTCGAGAAGCGACGCTGGGTGCTGCCGACATGACGACTGTAACCGTGCCTCCGTACGTCTCTGTTGGGTGTCCCTATTGCGGACAGGCGCCAGGATGGGCGTGCTGCAACGCACGCCAGGAGGTTCCTGGCACTCGTGAAACAACCGTTCCGACGCACGCAGAGCGCAAGACGGCATACGAGCACGCGGGCCCGCCGGGCGTGGCGAAGTTCGTTCAGATCGCTATCGACCCAGAAGGCACGAGATGGGCGCTTGATGCAGCCGGCGACATCTGGGAGTACAGCGCGAAGATCGGTTCGCCCGGCGAATGGGGTTGGTATCGAGTTTCTGTAGAGAGGCTCAAGTGAAGTTTCTCTACGTCTCCATCCCGGTCTCAGTCTCTGAAGACCAGATCAACAAAACGCCGCACACGCTTTCGGTGCCCATGTTTGTTTCGGATGAATGTACGCCCACCGAGGCGGTCGAGCGGCTTGGCGAATTGTTGCGCGACAAACTCAACACGGTGGACCTCGGAGACGAGACATGAAAACCTCCTCCGTCCCCCTCGAGACCGCTGTGCAAGCCTGTGTCCGGCTCGGCTTCAAGAAGGGTGACGTTCTCACTTCCAAGTTCTGGGACGGCGTGCCACTGCGCATCTCGGAGATCTTCGAGAAAGAGCTCTGGGTCACGCGGCTTACCGAGGTGGCCCCTGGCGACTGGCGCGCGGCGGCGAGCCACACGATGAAGTACCTGCCAGCGGACGTGAAAAAGAAGGAAGAGGCATGATGAGCGCCGTCTTTACCTGCGACGCGTGTGGCAAGAAGGCCGAGTCGGCGTCCGTGAATCCCCCAAAGGGATGGTCGTTCATCTGGGTTGGAGACCAAACCGGTGACGGTCCCGATGGCGTCGCGTGTTCTAAGGACTGCGCGCAGTACAAGCGCGAGGAACGCGCTGGTCGACTGACTACGAGCTGTACGGCGAGATTCCAATCGGATTCGGAAAACGGTGAGCACGTGACGTGTGGCGCATTTGCGCTTAGAGCCAACAGATGCCCTCAACACCTGCATGAAGAGCTTCAGGAGCTCGCTGAGAAGATTATCGAGTTCGAGCGACAGATTCACAACGCGCGGCTGCGACAACAGCAATTGGAGGGAAAATGAACACCCCGAACATCGACCCCATCATGAGGTTCTTCTCGTACACGCACCTGGACGATAAGCTGCGAGCGGTTTCCAAGCCGTTCGCAGATCTCGCTGAGCATCTCGTGCAGACGCTGCCACGGAACGCCGAGCGCACGGTCGCGTTGCGTAAGCTCCTCGAAGGAAAGGACGCCGCCGTGCGCGCGGCGCTGCCCGAATGAACAACAACTACCCCACGCAAGAGCAACAGGCCGCCTCGCGCATCGTCGAGCTCACGCGCGAGATCGCCGGCTCGCAGGGTCTCGCCCAGCTCATTCGGCAGGCGTGGACGGACGCCTCGCCGGAGTACCGGCAGAAGCTCGCCGACAAGCTCATCGAGTCGGTTCAGTGGGATACACACCTGATTGCTGAAGCGATGCGGCCCGCTATCGTGGAGGCTCTGCAAACGAGCGGAATGCACGCGCGCATCGTCGCTAAGGTCAAGGAGGTTTTGCCCGAGATCGAAGCCAAAGTGTTGGTCGAGGTTCAAAACGAGATCGCGCGGGCCGTGAAAGAATCAGTCCCCAAAGCCATCGAAGAGATTCATCGCGAGCAGACGCGGGGCAGGCGGTACTGATGATTCCGGCGGAAACCCTTTGACACCTGGGTAAGAGGCGAACGGCGCTTGCGTGCCAAGTCTGCGAGCGTGACCTGCCTCTCGGTCCCGTTTCTCTCTCGACCGGAGAACGGGACCGCCGCCTGAGGGTTTCGTAGACGACTAAGGAGGAAACGATGAAAACACCCGAAGGATCCGTAGTGTTCGACAAGCCGTTGGACGGGCTGACACGAGTTGTCTGTGAAAATCAAGTCGACCTTCTGAGTCAGGAGGGGTGGGCTGTCGTCGCTTTCTACCAGGAGACGATGCATCTTCCGTGCAACGAACAGAAGCCCCCGGACGAGCAGAACCGATACAGTCCAATTCAGTACACGGTCTACAAGCCGAGCACGTTGACGAAGTTCGTTATGCAGCTCGACGAGGATAGCGCCCTTGCCAAAGCTGCCGTGGACGTGCGGGCAAATAAGCAGGCGGCCGTGACCGCAGTAAGCGAAATGACCAAGGCAATGAAGGGGCTCGAGGAAGCCAAAAAGTTGGACATGATCATGAAGGACGAGCTGGAGCGAATGCAACGTGCTCGCGACAGCGCCAGGACCGACCTCGATGCGTCGCGGGCTTCGACTCGCAAGCTCGAGGGCGACATTGCGAAGATTCGCAAGGCCGTCGGCGAGCTGAAGATGAAGGAAATTCTTGGGGCCTAGAAAGGGATGGAAATCTTGAGCCAGGACGACATGGACGCGCGCATCTCTTCGGCACGCCCGCTCGGAGACAAGCCGTCGAGTTTGGGGACCAGTAACAGCCTCTGGAACATCCCGTGTCCGTGGGAGCCTGGCGCGTTCATCTCAACCGAGAAGGCGAAACGCTACGCTGCCGAGCTCCGTGCGCTGGTTGCGGAGTCGGAGGCTCGCTACCTGAAGCGCGAATACGACCGCGAGGTCGAGCGCAACAAGACCATCACGGCGCAACTGCACGAGCGAGCCGACAAGGCGGAGAAAGAACAGCAGGTTGCGTGGGGAGAGACCGCTCGCTTCAAGAAGAAGTTGCAAAAGGTTACTGGAAAGAGGCAGCGATGAACGGATGGGTCTGCGACGATTGTCACCGCGGAGTGAATTCTCCGAATCCGCCAGCTGGATGGATTGCAGAACCGGAAGCGAAGGAAGGGCGAGCGTACACGCGATGGATCGCTTGTTCGTCTGAATGTGCTGAGCGGTTGAAGAAGAAGTATCCGGATCGACCTCGGTCCAAGCGTGAGCTTGCCGGCGAGGCAGACTCGATGGACTACTTCAGAAGCGAGGTTCGGCGCTGCGAAGACGTTCTGAACCGCGCAAGGATCTTTGTCTGGGATACGACGGACGAAGGTATCAAGTTGCTCGTTCGGGAGTGTGATGAGCTCAGGAGCGCGCTCCAGCAGGCTAGAACAGACCTGACAAAAGCCTGCCTTGAGCGTGACTCGTTCAAAGCGAATCGGGAGCTGCCGCTGCAAGGAGCTCGAGAGTTGAAGTTTGGAATTGAAGCTCTCGACAAGCTCGGCGACCATACATTGGAGCAGACGTACCGTACGTGCTGCGCGCTTCTATTGGCTCGCGGGTTTCGTCACAAAGATCTCAAGAGGAAACTCGCGGAGTTTGTGAAATGATCAATCCGCACGTTCCGGTAGAGCCGCACCACACGCTCGTGGACATCCACTTTGCCCATCTGCTCAATGAGCTCACGAAGCTCTTTGATCTCGAAGAGAGTCAGGGACGCTCCGTGATTGCCGAGCTGCAACACCGCGACATGGTCTGGGTCTGGCGCGGCCAACCTGGATTCGTCGGATTTCCGAAGTACGGAGATCGTAATCAGGTTTGGAGGTTCGATCGGGAAACAAATCGCCCGGTTATCTGGAAATAATCACTTCAGCTCTTGCATAACCAGGTTCACGTTATTATGACGGGGGCCGACCCACAAAAAAGGAGAAGACTCATGGAACAGCTTCGTGAAAAGATCGCAGCAGCCTCAGCCGAGTTCGCCGCGAGCGTCATGCTCGCCATTCGCGAGTGTTCGCTCGAAGACCTCATTGGCGACCGGTATGGCAAGTCGACGTCGCTCACCGCAGCGACTGCTACCAATGGCGCTCCCCGCCGTGGTCGCCCGCCGGGCCCAGCCAAGGCCAAGTCAGGCCGACTCGCGCGGCGATCCGAAGAGGACATCGTGGAGATGGCCGGCAAGATCGTCGCTTACGTGAAGCAGGCAGGCGTCCCCATGCGCGCCGAGGCCGTCAGGGCTGCGCTCGCCATCGACAAGCGCGAGTGGATGAAGCCACTCCAGTACGCGCTCGACAAGCTCGGCCTCAAGAAGCAGGGCAACAAGCGCGCGACCGAGTACACCGTCGGCGCGGTCAAGAGCGCTGCGAAGCCTGCGAAAAAGGCTGCGCCAAAGGCCAAGTCGAAGCCCGCGAAGGCGAAGGCCAAGGCGAAGGCTGCGCCGAAGAAGGCAAAGCCCGCGAAGGCCAAAGCGAAGCCGGCCAAGGCGAAGGCCAAGTCGAACGGTGCAGCGAAGTCGAAGGCGCCGAAGAAGAGCAAGAAGAAGGCGCTCGCGGCCCTCGACAAGCACATCGAGTCGAACGGCGCGGCCTCGGCGGCAACCTCCGCCGAGGCGTGACCGCGCGACCGTTTCAGTGCGAGCTGTGCAACCTCGGCTGGGTCCTACGCTCTCGTGAGGGCTATGACCTAGCCGTTCGGTGCCCGTGCTGCGACGGTCGCGGAAGTATGTCGATAGGAGAGCTCGCGCGGCGTCTCGATGAGGATATCGAGACGCTACGTCGAGTGATCTCGCTCAAGAGTCGTCCATCGACGGCGATGAGGGTATTCGGGAAGGTGATGAGGAGGTGTCTATGATTGCGGGAACGAGGCCGAACAAATCACGTGGGAGCGCCGAATGGCGAGGCGGATTTCGCGTTTGGATTCGAGGCCGCCCGTACAACGAGCACCTCTATTACCGGCGGCTCACGAAGAAGCGCCTGCGCCGGGAGCGCGCGAAGCTGAAGTCGAAGATCGGTCGATGATTCCCGGAGAGACCATCGCGACGGGCTTTGCGGCTACGTGTGGCGACTGCGGCGTGACGCCGAAGCTCGATGTGTACCGGTCGCCGGCCGGCCACTACATCGGGACATACTGCTCGTGCGGGCCTTACTCGCGCGAAAGCAACTACTACAAAACGCGAGAGCTGGCCGAGGCCGCGCTCAAAGCGGGAGGATTTGAACGATGAGAAAGCTCGTAGTGACGTGTGACGTGTGTCAGCACCTGGTCGACGATTTCAATGGCGGCGTCACCGTCGCAGGAGGATGGGGAGAGACCGTTCGTGCGGATGCGTGCTCGATCAAGTGCGTTGTTCTTCTCCTGAAAGGTCTCGCTGCCGAGATCGAAGAGAAGGGAGAAAAGATCATGGCCGACAACGCGGCCTTCCTGAAGGCGAACCCGGGCGCGACCATGATCGCTCCAACATCAGCTCCGAGCGTCACTGTCGGATCGAGCCATGGTGGTGGCGTGGTGGTAGTGCCCGTCTCGAATGGTCGTGCCATCCAAGAGCCACCGGCTGCTCCGCCTGTCGTAGTCCCGCCGCCAGCCCCCAGCGAGCCAAGACCAGCTGGAGGCTGCGCAGCGTGCGATGCAGGTGTCGAGTATTCGGGAGAGACCGCGCATCGACACACGGGAGAAGGGAAGCTTTGCAGTGAGGCGGCGAACGAAGGCAAGTTCAAGCCGTGCACGTGCCCGCCCGAAAACTGGAAGATGGACCCTCCCGACAACAACCCGGGACAGCACGAAGTCGCTTGCCAGAAGTGCGGTAACTGCTGGTCGGTCAACATCGGCGGATCAGCCGAAGGCGGAAAAAGAGGGAAGGGACGACCGAGGGGCGCGAAGAACAAGAGGACGCTCGAGGCGGAAGCTGCGGCGGCAGCGGCAGCAGCGAACGGGACGGCCAACGGAACCGTCGCCGAGACGCCGGAGAACAAAGCGCAGCGCGATGAAGCGCTCGGGCGAGCTCCAGACACGTCGACCGATGAGCTTGCGCGGTTGAAAGCGTCGCGCGAAGGTTCGAACGGGACGAAGGCTGTCTCGAAAGAGAATCCAGCCGCAGCGAGGGAGAACCTGTCGCAGCTCGTCACAGAGCTGAGCAAGCTCGGTATCGCGCTGAATCTCGTTACCGTCACGGGATGGACGAGCATGCAGATCGACCTCGCTCGCGCGTGGGCCATGCACCCGGAGCACGACAAGCCGGAGTTTTTGCAGGCTGCGAGCGAGGCAGCTGCGACGCTACCAGCGCCACCGCTCGCCCCACCCGCGCCCGCTCCAGTAGAGGCGGCGAAGTCGAGGTTCACGTTCTGATGGATACCGGAAAGAAAGTCACCATTCTCACGGACGACCCGACGGTTTTGCTCATCGCGGCCATGGAGCTCACTCCGTCCGGAATTACCGAGATGATGAACTGGGTTGAGAAGCATCGACCCGAGTGCTTGCCTGATGAGCCGAATCGTAATTGGGAATCTCTCTTCCCTCATCCGTTCATGGAGAACGGGCGTCGACTATCGGACAACGAGCTGCTCGTCGAGCTCGCTGGTCGAAAGTGCTACGACTCGTTCGGTCTCAAGGCCGGCAAGAAGACGAACGCCGAGTACATCAAGAACACACAGCAGGGCGACATCCCGCACGCCAGCATCCTCTACCACGCGAAGATGACGTTCTTCTTTGCGGGCGTTTCTCGACGCGTGAGCCACGAGATCATCCGCAACTATGTCGGTGCCGACCGTGATGAGGAGGGCGCTCCGTCGCAGGAGTCAACGCGCTTTACTCATCACTACGGTTTCTTCATCGAGCCACCGAAGTATTCCAGTCTCGAGTTCGAGTACGCGGACGAGACACATCGTCTTCGTATGCAAACGCATTTCAAAGAGTCGATGCAGTCGGCGTACGCCAACTACCTCGGCGCGGTCTCACGCGAATGCGACGCATTCGAGATCGCACACGGCAAGAAGCCAACCAGCCTCGACAAGAAGCGCATCTACGAAGCTGCCTCGAGCTTCCTGCCACACCAGGCTGAGACGAGCTTCATTTGGACTACCAATCCCGCAGCCATCGCAAAGCTGGTAAGGGAGCGTGCGAACAACGCCGCGGATCTCGAGATTCAACGTTTCGCTCGAAAGCTCCGAAAAGTCGCGGTCGAACAATCACCTAACCTATTTCCTCAACCGTGGATGGTGGAGTCATGAGTAAGCTCGGTGGCATCATCAGTGAACTCGAAGAACGTCAAGCGTGGCTCGCGTTCGCGTCTGCGGCGCTCTCCGGTCTCGGCGGCAACCCCAAGAAGAAGTTCGAAGTCGTTCTCGATGATGCGGTCGCGCTCGCCGACGAGATGATCGAGGAGTACCTCGAACGGTTCGAGCCTGGCTACGAGCGCCCAGAGGACGAGGAAGAGGAAGAGGAAGACGACGAGGAAGAGGAGGAAGAAGTGCCTCCGAAGCGCGCTCGCGCTCGCCGTTGACGGCCCGCACACTTTCGTATTACAAGAGCGTGTGCCCCCGTCGGAATTGAACCTCCCAGCGGGGGCGCGCTTCGTTCGGTCGATGGCGACGTCCATCTCGGGCTTCAGCTCTCGTGCAGTGTCGGCGAGGGACTGTTCATCTTGTCATCATGGCGCCGTGGTGGACCGAGTGGGCGCCGCCATCGACTGAAGAGGAAAAATGAGTCCAGCGCTGATCCAGCACTTGCGAGTCTTACAGAACGTTGTCAGGTTGCGGCACGCCGCGCTCAAAGATGCATGGAAGGGGAAGGCGGACGAGAAGGAGCGAGCCTGGCTCGCTATCGAGCTCGACGTCATCACGAAGCGACTTTACGACCGATTGCTACACGAAGAACTGCCAGAGGAGACGAGCGATGGGAACGGACGACTTGAAAACAACGTCACCGGTGACCGACGTGAGGACGTACGAGCCGGAGAAGGACCCCCGCCTGACGGCGGGCAACTACAAGTGGCAGGCGGGCCCGGGGTTCCTCTTCTGCAAGAAGGCGGCGTACGAGCCGAACAAGTCGATTCTGGCGCTTCCCGGTAACAAGACCAAAGACGCCTGCTACATCGTCATGAGCGTCGGCCCGGACGTCGTCGGCTTCAAGGAAGGCGACATCATCTCGATCGAGCGCGGCGGCGAGACCGGATACGGCGTCTGGGTGCGCGTTACGCAGAACGGTTCGGCCGTCTGCGGTCGCCTCGTCCCGAACGACGCGCCCAACTCGGCGGTCGGTGTGACCTCTCGAGGCGGCGTGACTGTCACCGGCGAGGCAGACGGCAAGTCGATCGTCGAAGCCATGACGGCGGCGGACTAGGGGCGAGGACCAGGAACGCGGACTGGGGTAAGCTGGCGGACATGAACCACTCCGAAAACACGCCCGGATATTCTGTCCGCCTCCAGCTCGTCTTCACCTTGAAAGACGGGACGTCTCGAGCCTGGATTCTTTCGAACCTCGGCGGCCAAGCGGTCCTGGTTGGCGTGCCGTTCGATCAGGCCAAGCGCTGGGTCGCGTCGGACCAAGCCGACGAGCTCAGCGGCCTTGCGGTCGACGAGCAGACGTACGGTCGGCCGGTGCCGCTCTCCTCTATAGAGGCGGCGGGGAACCTCGAGCAGGCGTTCTCGGGCGGGAAGAAGCCAGGCTGCGGCTGTGACGGCAAGGTCGCTGTCGACGTCGCGGTCGTGGGTACGCAACGGACCGAGGTCGCGTTTGCAGGTCGCGGACGACTCCTGACTGGTAACACGGCGAGCGAGCCGCTCTTTGCCGTAGCGGAGCCCGGCGGGGATCAGGTCGCGTGCTGCGGACCCGCGTGTGAAGGAGCGGGGACACCCAACGCGGTCGTGTTCGATCGGTTCGCAGCGAGTGAGGGGGGAGGGTACGCGATCAAGGAGTCCATTGAGACGCCGTTTTCGAAGGAGCTCACCGGTGCGTATGCGTCGAGGACTCCTCAATGCTTGCCGTGGGTGCGTATCGCTCGAGATCCCGAGCGGTTTCGCTCGTGTCTCGCGGCGGCGAAGGCTATCGGTCCGATGACGGGGCCGAAGAGTGTCTGCAAGTTGGTTGGCGAGTACATGATGTCGCAGGACCAGGAGGTCTTCCTTGCGATTCTCATTGACTCGCAGCTCATGGTCCGCGGGATCAGTGAGATCGCTCGCGGCGCTCGCGATAAAGTGGATGTACCCGTGCCGGACGTTCTACGTATCGCTGTCGTCGAAGGCGCTTCAGCGATTATCGTAGTGCACAATCACCCCTCGACGGTGTGTAAACCATCGGACTCGGACAAGCTCCTGACCGAGACGATTCGGGACGCGTCCCAGACTGTCAACTTGGAGCTGATGGATCACGTGATTATTTGCACCAAGACGAAGTTCTACAGCTTCGCAGAAGCCGGCAAGTTGAAGCTGCGCGGATACAAGCAGAAGAAACGATAGGAGAGTCGATGAAGAAGCGAGCTCGTCAGCAATGTACTGCTCAGTCCAAAGAGCTCGTCTCGGCGGCGCTGGAGATTCTTCCAGCGGGTGACTTGAGAGCGTCTCTCACGCTCTCGCACAACATCGGCGAAGCGCTGGCCGACTTCGCTGTTAGCCAGCAAGGTCTGACGTTCATGCAAAACATCTTCACCGCCGTTGGCGGTCGAGTGTACAAACGCGAAGATTTCGTCGGCGACAAGCCGGTCAAAGGAGCACGTTCATGACCCAACCCATCGTTCAGCAGCCCAACGGTCAGCCTACTCAGGCAGGAGCTCAGCCCGACCCGATGAGCCCGCCACCGAAGCTCTTTACTGTTGCGCTCGTCAACGGCGAGATGTGGCAGCTCGGTGGATTCGTACCCGGGTCGGAGACCACACTGAGCCGTGGAACGGACCCGAACAACCCAGCCACGTACGGCAAGGAGATCGAGGGGACGGCGGGGCATCAGGCGCTTCGAATCGTCGACATGATCCCGAACGAGGACGCGTCTGTCGACGTCTATGCTGTCCCTGTTCCAGGTAGCGAGTTCGAACGCCAGCAGACCGCGGTGATCATCACGCACTACCCTCACACCGTTCAGCGGACGCTGACTATCGCGAAGTTCAACGTTTGGCAGGCGATGTTGGAAGAAGCCAACACGCCCGACGACGATGATGACGACGACGACGATGATCTCGAGCCGGACACTGGCACGTCTCCAGCGGCGAATGGCGCGCCGACGGCGGGGCAGTCGTGAGCCTTACCGCGACCCTCGTCTATCACGCGACGGCGCAGGGTCCTGTCACTCCTGACGAGCTCGAGGCAGCGATGACGGCTGTCGTACTCGACCCAGCGCCGATCCAGACGATCACGGGATGTACGTTGACCTCGGACACGACCTCGCTTGGTGGTGCCACGGCAACACGGACGCTCGTCTTCGACATCAACACGGCCGCCTACATCGCGAACTTCCCGGCGGGAACGGATCAGGCCGCTCCTTTCAGGGACCTTTATACACACCAGCTTGCGGCCGGATTGATGTGCAAGATCGTCGCTGATCCGGTCGCTATCGCCTGAACGAGGAAGTAGGAGAACACCATGGCTCGTCACCGAGTAGCTCGACGTTCCGAAGTGACCCCCGAAGACGCCGACGTCGACATGAGCGACGTGACCCGGGTTACGCTGCCGGCCGCGGTTCCCACGAACCCGGACGGGACCCCCACCATGGAAGGGGAAGTTTCCGAGGAACAAGCTCGTGCGATAGGAGCTTTGACTGTGGACTCCGCGCGAAAGAACAAGCGTAACGCAGCCAAGCTCCGGGACAAAGCACTCGGCAAAAGCGTTTCTTGGAATGCCGAGGAAGCTCTCGAGCTCATCGACAATCTCATCATCCCGTTCTCTCAGGAATGGGGATCGATGATCATTCTGGTCTCTCGAGAGGACCCTGGACCGAGAGCGCAATTTCAACCGGTGCTCGGTGCGAACGTCAGGAACTCGATCGATCTGTACAACTACGTTGCCAGTCAACATGGCATGAGCGGTCCGGCGACATACAAGATCTCGTTCCGATCGAGCTCAGGTGCGGAACGCGGTACGGCAAAGTTGTTCATGCCGGATAAAACCGCGCCGTCTCCCGTGCAAGTGATCAATCCTCCGGCACCTCAGCAACAGCAACAGCAACCGCAGCAACCTCAGTACGCGTATCCTGGAGGAGGTGCCGGTGGAGGTAGCGGAGGAGGTCAGGGTTGGCCCGCTTCTCCTGGGTACCCGTGGCCACAACAGCCTCAACCGCAGCAGCAGTCACCGCAGGTCATCGTGGTGTCTCCTCCGCAGCAGCCGCAGCAGCAGCAGGCAGCTCCGCCGCAATCTCCTGCACCCGTACCGGCTCCGCAGCCCATTTACATGCCGCCCCCGCCCGCACCCGCCTCCGGCGGGTTCGACGCGAATCGTGCGCTGTTCGAGATGATGCAGGCGCAGAACGCCGCAACGATGGCGACGCTCAAGGAAATGGTCGCCGAGATGAAGAAGCCACAGCCTCCGGCGGGTTTCATCTCTCTTCCGTCTGAGCAGTATCCCGTCCCACCCGGTTACGTGCGTGTGCCTGGAGGCATGATGCCGGCACCGCCGATGGCTGCGTATCCTGTCGGTCCTGTCGGAGTGGGGCAAGTGCCTGTTGCCGTTGCGGCGCCGGCCGCGCCTGCGCAGCCCGCGCAGGTCATCGTTCAGGCTCCGCCGCCGGCTCCGCAACCGTCGTTCGGAGCGCAGATCAAGGGCACGGTTTCGATGCTTCAAGAGGCCATGTCCGGGATGAAGACTGTGCAGGACATGTTCGCAGGCTTCGCTCCGCAGCCAGCGACAGTCGATGATGAGATCGACGATGGGCCTCAGGATGTGCCGCAGGTGCCACCGGCAATGCTAACTCAGGACGTGGGTGGTATCTCCATGGCGCTCGATCGCGCGACGGGAAAGGTCGCATGGGCGCCGACGCTCGTGGGGGCACTTCCGAAAATTTCCGAGTTCGTGACCAAGGGCGTCGACCAGTACCGAAAGATCGTCGACCATCAGGCGGCACTGACCAACAACGCGGTGAAGCAGAGAATCGAACTTGCCAACGCGGTGTCGCGCGCGCAGAACCCTCAGGTTCCGGTGCTTCCTCCGCAGCCGCAGCCTCCGCAAGCTCCGCAGCCTCCTCCTCCGCAAGCAGCGCCGGTGCAAGCAGCGCCGCCTCCGAGACCCGCTCCTGTTCCGCCGCCGGCTCCGAAAAAGCCGACAATCCCGGTCCCGTCCGGCCCGCTCTGGGGCTGAACGTAGCGTTTCGTAGCGCTCCAGAGTGGACCGATGTAGGCTGGGCGCATGCGCGCTCGAGGGCTAGGCCAATTCTCGTCCGCTTCGGCGCTAGTCTCCCACCTCAACGATCCAGCGACGCAGCTCGCAAATATCCCGTCGAGTGCGTCGGACGCAATTACGCACGGTCAGAATCTCGTCAACGCGATTCAAAGCGGAACCTCCGACGGGCTCATGACGCTCGCCGAGGCTGGCATCTCTTTCATCACGAGTATCGGCGGTGCGCAGTACCAGCAGGTCGCGACGATGGCGGCCGACGTTCTCAGCGGTGCTATGCAAGGGGCAGCTATCGCAGGTCCGTACGGTGCTGCGGTCGGCGCTGTGGCGGGTCTAGTTGAAGGGCTTGCGAGCCTCGGGACATTTCAGGGCGTTACTGCCGTCGGCGGCGTGAGTCAGGCTACCGAGGTCATCACCGAGCGTGTGATTGCTTACGCAAATTCGAAACGAGCACTCATGTCGGACAACCCACAGGGGTGGGCGATGGCCGATTGGTGTGCGTCCGTTTATCCACCTTCGACTTCGAAGCGCGAGTCAACGTGGAGGAATCTGCTCTATGGAGCTTGGGCCACCAATCCGTTTTACCAAATACTGCCGAGCTACGGCCCAACGTTTCTAAGCCAGAATACGCGATCGGCGTCACTCAATTCCGTCCTGAATACGGTGACTGGGAAAAAAGGGAAAGAGCAGCCGCTCTGTACACCGGTATGGTGGAACTGGTCGACGCCGACGAACACAGGTCCGGGAGGACTGGTGGACTGCACGCTCGATCTTTATTTCGGATCGGGTGGGCCCGGTGGAAGCGCAACGGCCCTACAAAACAAGTGGATTCAGTCCACGCAAGGGGTGAGTGACACGCTGACCCAGGCGCTCATCGTTCAGCGAGCGCAGCAGCGACGGCCGGACCCTCTTTACTTCGGAACATCGCTCTACGGCACAGCCGCTCCGGGGAACGGACCTACGAGTGGGCAGACTATTTACTTCAACCCTGACGGAATGAATGCCGTCGCGACCGTGCTTGGCATGTTGAGCTGCGGCGCTTCGCCTATGGCCATCGTCGCCGAGCTGTCGATTCAGGCGTACATCCTCAACAAGAACGGAACAACGTTCGGTTCGAGTCAGCCGAATGGGGGGCAGAAATTCGAGCTCGGGTATCCTGGTCATACTCTTCAAGGTGTTGGCTGGTCGACCACGCAAGCTCAGGCCACGCTCCATCAGCTGATTGCGGACTATTCCGCTATGGCTCGCGCCATGGCGAATGGAGCCGTGTGGACGGGTCCCGAAGACTGGACGACTGCACCAACACAGTCTGTGACGGTTGCTGCTGCCCCGACCCTCACGACGGCTAGCAAGGTCGGCGCGGTAGCAGCAGGCGCCGCAGGCACCTTGGCTTTTGCCATTCTGGCGTACTCGGCGGCGACGAATACGTCCCCCGTCGAAACGACGAAGCTTGGTCTTGCTCGAGCTGGAAGGTTGCTTCGAAGATGAGCGGCCTCGGACAGACTCAAGCGCAGCTGACGGCGCAATTTACCGAGTGGCAAAATTCGCAGACGGCGCTGGCACAAGCTGCTGCGAGCGGAAACACGACCGCTATTCAAGCGGCTCAAGCGAGAGTCGTCGCGGCGCAAGCGAGTCTGGATCAGGGTCTTGCAGTGACCGCGCCGGGAACGGCGTCGGCTGCGGCAGCACCGTCGTTGGTTCCTTACGTGATTGCCGGAGCCGTCGGAGTTGCAGTGATCGGGGCCCTCATCTACTTTGCTACGGAGTGACCATGTCCAAGGACTACGCTTTTCCGATTCAAGGTTTCGGTCGCGTGCCGGCCCCGAGCGACCGCGCGTTTTCAGCGCGTCTTCGACCGAGGGGGCTGGGACTCACGCCTCCGAACTGGTCGGCGAAGCCTATTTCCTGTCCGGCGGGCTATTCTTGGGTGAACGCGTACCCTCCGAGCCCATCGTCGCCGAAGGTGCCCGAGCTCACCGGCGCTCTCGTCAAGTGGATAAGAAACTGGGCTTCCTTGTATCCGTCGCGAGCTGCCGCAGACGGCAACTTCTACTTCAAGTTGTCGTCAGGCTTGCCGATCATGTTCTCGCCCGGCTTCGGTAGCGTGAGCGTCTGCGCGAGCAAGAGCTCTGTCGCGGCTCATCAGAGCGGAGGCTCGGCGCCCATCGTGGTCGCCGGGGCGCCCATGACGTTCAATCCGGCGCTTGTGACGCTCACCTCTCAAGGCGCGATGCCCGTCACTGCTGCGCCAACGTCGTATACCTGGCTTTGGGTGCTACTCGGGCTCGGAGCGGCTGGGGCCGCTGGCTACTATCTGATCGACTGAAAAACGCAGAGTTGCGGTACCCGCTCGGCTAGTTTACCCTGTCGAGACAGACGACAAGGTAGGAGAGATCGACCATGACCCAGGATTGCGCCTTCGACGTTCGTCACCTTGGACTCGGACGGAATCCTGCGAGTCCTGCTCGAGACCGAGCGTTCGCGATGCCGATTACCGGACTTGGCCTAACACTGGTCCGGCCTGACGCGAAAGGTGCCGTGTACAAGGTCCCCGAGCACTTTCACGGCGTCGCCGGAATGCCGGCGGGCGTAGGGCAGCCAAGCGGATGGCACGAGGTCAATCGCGGAGGGTACAACTTGACCCCTGAGCCGCGAGGCAGTGAGGGTCCTCACGGCAACATGGGTGCAGGAGGTACATCTTCTGGGTCGGCGACAAATGTGGGCGGAGAGGGGGGCGGCAGACTCGGTCCAGCCGCAGGGTCGTCTGGGGAGGCAGCGGAGCTGCTGGCCGGCGGAGAGGAGCTTTTCCCGCACGGAACGCACTACAACCCGCCTTCGCACTTCCAAGGCATCAACGGACTGCCGACCGGTGTCGGCGCTTTTGCGGACGGGGCAGCGGATATCGTCGGTGTCGGTCGCAAGCCGACCGGTCTCGGGCAGGTGACGCTGACGAATCCGTTTGCTTGCCCAGCCGGTTCGGGCTGGAAGGGTCTGTCCTCGACGAGCGCGCTCTTTCTTCAGGTGGCTCCTGCGCTGTCTTCGCGACTGGCGGTCGGCGGCGTATCGACGGCATCCGATGGCTGGATCTACTTCACGTACGGCGGGTCGCACTTCCGCTACAACCCTACGCTGACGAACGGTCCGATCCAGCAGTGCACCGTTGGTGCGGTCACGGTTGTGCAGACTGCGCCTGTGGTTGCTGGTGCTCTGACTCCTGTCGCGCTCGTCTACTCCGCGAGCGGGATTCCTTCCGTTCACCAGGCGGTGCTCAGCGCGCAGTTCTTGGCCATGGTGCTTCCGCCTACGGCGCCTCAACCGGGAATCCCCGTATTCCAGACCGCTGCCGGACTGGGGCAGTTCGCGTGGGTGTACAACAGCACGGGGGTTGCGCGACCGACGGCACCTCCGCCCGGGGTTTCTTTGCCTGGCGCGTGGTGCATGGTTCGCCCGCACTTCTGGCAGTGGTACCCGATGCCGGCGTATTCGCTTGCCATCGTCAACACGTACTACGTGGTCAGCAACGTGAACCAACTTCTGGGGATCGGTGGCCCGACCCTTCCGAGGCCGACGCAGGTCCCTGCGCAACTCGCAGCCGCCGGCATCACGGGACAGTGGATCAACACCGGGCCCGCGTACTGGGTCTTCATCCCGTACGCCGCTGCGACGACGTCGTACGCGTGGCTCTGGGCGCTCTTGCTCGTCGGTGGTGCGGGTGTGGGCGCGTACTATTTGCTCGATTAGAGCAGATCGTGCACGCGTTCAGCCCAGCGCTGGTCCGAGGTCTCGGCGTAAATCCATCACCGCCGGAAGGCATCGTTCTGACCGGCGCTCGCCAGTGCAAGCGCTGGCTGCGAGTGATAACGCAAGGCCACGGTCCGTACGTCACCATCGACGGCGTCTCGCTCAACTACGGCCCGGTCTTCAACTACTACATGACCCAGATCGGGGTCTCTCCATATTTCACTTATGGAGGATACCTCTTCAAGTTCGTTTACACCGGATACGACGCTAAGACTGGTAAGTACACGTCCGGGGGTAAGAATGAGATCTTGATCTGCGTTGACGGACTCTTCGTCGAGAGTACGGGCCACGGCGGGCACTACGTGTCCAAGACGAGCAAGCTCGGATCAGGTGCTGCTATCGGAGGCGTCATGGGTCTCCCCTCAGGAGTCGGAAAAATTCAGCCGTTGGCTCCAGGAGAATCGCCAGTCATTCCCGTTCCTTCTTCTGCGCCATCGTTCGTCGTGAACACGACGCTTCAATCGGGACTTCCTGGGACGTACTCCCCTACGTACCCATCCGCTCCCGGGACAACGCCTACGGCACGTTCCTCGGCGTCGGCGCAGGCGATTCTCGCTACGATGGCCGCAGCGGGACAGCCTCAGCCGGCGCAGTATTACGCCCCATCCGTAGCGCCGGCAGGAATGTCTACGACGGCTATGGTGATAGCTGGACTGCTCGGAATTGCGGTCCTCGGTGGCGTGATTTATCTCGTTTCCGAGGCTTCTTCGCCTGCGTCGTCTTCGACGTAGAAGCCCATTCTCGACGACTTCGGGAGTGCCTGATACTGTAGGCGCATGGAAGCAACAGCTACGCCTGCTACGCCCCAAAACGGCGCCTCTGTTCCTACAGGTCTAGGCCAGGTATCTGCCGGGGTCATGTACGCTCCGACCACTCTCCCGCCACTTACGCCACCGCCCGAGCCGCCGCCGGCTCCGGCTGTGACTGCGGATACGACGCCGCTCGTATCGGGCGTGGAGATCCCGATACCCGGTGTGACGCCTCCAGCTTCGACGGACGGACTCAATCCTGTCGGCTCGACGGCGATCGTGCCCACGTCGTTTCCTGGCACTCTTCCTCTTCCGACGTACACAGCGCCGGTTCCCGTAGCCGCAGCTCCCGCGACCTCGAGCGTGCCCACGTGGGCGTGGGTGCTCGGTGGAACTGCGCTTCTCGGACTCCTCGGGTTCATCGCATGGTCGGCGATGCGACCCGCGGTTGCTCCGGCGGGAATGAAGTCAAACCCGCTTTCGATCGGTCACGGAACGCAACGAAGGTTCAGACGCGTACGACGCGCGAAGCCACGAAGGAGAGCTCGATGAGTGACGATCGCAATCCCGACAAGGACTACATCTTCCCTCAGGGGATCATTCGAGGTCTGGGTCTGCTTCCTGGGGGAGAGAGGAAGAAGTGGCCGGATACCTCGGCACCGACGAAGAGTACGGTGAAGGAGCCGGAGGGTGTAGGGAAGGAACCGGAGGGAGTAGGGAAGGAGTCGGAAGGAGCCGCGAAAGAGCCGGAAGGTGTTGGAGCACTGATGCGCCCTGATGTTGCGATGTCGCCTCCTCCGGAGCACACGTCTCTTTCGATCGTTGAAGGCCACAAGACCAACATTCAAGCTGCGCCGACGCTCGTCGCCGCTGGCGCGCAGATTCCTCCCAAGTTCGATCCGCGCGGCTTCTGGTACACGCACGGGGCGATGCCGTCGAAGGCGCCGCAAGCCGGTCAAGGTCAGTGGCATCAGGTCGGTGAGTATTGGATCTGGTGTCCTACCGGTGTGACGGCGATGCCGCACCACCTCAAGGCCGTGTACCAGGTCGGATCGCCAGGGGCCGGGTGGACGCAGGTCTTCAACAATTACTGGGTCGCACCGAACGTTTTACTGGCGGGGTGACCATGAGCGATTCCGACGTTCCCGCATTTCCCCGCCCGATTGCTGGTTTCGGCAAAGGCTTCGCTCCGTCTGCGACCGAGGCGGCGAAAGCGCTTGGAACGCCGGTGATTCAGGACCGACATCCACCGGGGGTTGAAGGGACGAATTACTCGCTCAACGAGATGTCGAAGTACATTCGCGACGGCCGTAATGACCCGCGGCTCCGCGCGTTCGCCGGGAAAGTTCTCATTGCCGCGGGCAAGCCGAAGACCGTCAAAGGACAGGCGCAAGCCATCCTCAACGAGATTCGAAAAAGGACCGTTTACGTCCAGGACCCGGTCAACACCGAGCTCATGGCGACTCCTGCTCGTACGCTTTGTCTGGACGAACATGGGCTCTGCATGCCTGCCGCCGATTGTGATGACCGCTGCATCGCGTTCGCATCGGCAATGCTCTCGATTGGCATCGAGACACGGATCGTAGGTCAGGCGTACGGGACCTCTCAGGCAACCCACGTCATTTGCGCCGTGCTCGGCGACAACGGTAATTGGATGAAGGTCGATCCGTCGTCAGAGAAATACGGCGTGGACGAGTCCTATCCGGCGACCAAGGAATGGTGGGTCGACCCCATCAGCGGGACAATGTCTTCCACACCTAACGGAGCTCCGACGACCATGGGAAAAGAACCGGACCACGGCGACTTCATTGGAGTGGGCGCAGTGCCTGTGCAGACAGAGCCAGCAGCTCAACCAACAGGCGTTGGCGTCTTTCCGATGGCTCACGCCTTCGCGCCTCAAGCTGACAGCGCGTCTTACGTGCCTGTCGGGCTCGAGAGAGGATTGCCGTGTTTTCCAGACGGCACTCCGGTGAAAGAGGCAAAGGACTACGCGTTTTCGCAGCAGATGGTGCGTGGAGTCGGCAAAGTTCCAGGTCCAAGAAGGATCTGATAACGTCGGTCACCTCAACAGGAGATTCCCATGCGAAGAAGACATCATCGACGCCGTCGTTTCAGCAGCTCTCGCGCGTACGGCAAAGAGAATCCGACCGGAATCGAGTGGCTGCTCATCGGCCTCGGGACGCTTACCGCGGCCGGGATCGTGTACACGATCTACGAGGCGTCCCAGCTCAACGCCGCGTATGCCGCGACGCTACCGGCGGGTTCGACGCCGGTGACTGCGAACGAGCAGGCATGGCTTCAGACGCCGGCCGGTCAGGCCGCCGTTGCGAATCTGCCATCCATCTTCCAGCCCTACGCGTCGAATCTCGCGGCCATCTGATCGCGGTCGGCGAATGAGACGGCGCTCCCGACGTAACCCGCTTTCCCCCCAGGCTCAGCAGTGGCTTCTGCTGGGTCTGGGCGCGGTCGTCGTCGGCGGCGTCGGGTGGATGGTTTACACCACGTATCAGAACAGCGTCTGGCCCCCGAGCGCGGACGTGCAGAACGGGATCTTGAATCAGATCCTTGCGACCAACGCAGGCATCGGAGGGATGCAGCCGACTGCGGCGCAGTCGACGGCGCTTGCCGCTTCGATTGCACAGCTGCCGGCGATGTACGTTGCGTCGTTGCCGGCTGGGACGGCACCCTCCGTTAGTGGTTACCAAACGTGGGCCACGGCCAACATGCTCAATTACGTTGCTTCAGGCGGGGCCCCCGGCGGGTACTCGAGCTCGCTTCAGCAGGGGGCGTCGTGAGCGAGTCGCCGTCCATTCGTGTCGAGTCGGACCGCGTGGTCTTCGAGATGGCCAACGGTAAGACCATTCGCTTGCCGGCATCCTATGGGACGTTCCACGACCAGGAAGGGGTCGTGTTGCCGAAGTGTGATGTCTTTTTTGGACCCTTCAAGAAGACGCGGCGTCCGGTCGAGATGAATCGATCGCACCGGCGCTACTTCGGTGCCGACTACCAAGCGGTGCTCGCGACGCTGCCGAAGATTCCGAAGGATGGCTGGAAGAAAGTCGGAGAAGTTGCGCAGATTCTTTACGTGCGCAAGGGCAAGCGAGCCAGTGGTGGCTTCCATCACCCGTTCAAATCGCGGCAACCCACTCTGTGGAAAGCTGGTCGCATTTACAAGTTGTCACTGGGAGACGGCTGCATCGTAGACGACCGCGGGTACGTGTTCCCGTAGAGCGAGTTGTCGTTCCGCCCGCGTGGGCGTATTCGTTGTGGATGGCGAAGTCATCCGGCGGGGATTATGCGGCTCGAATGAACGCATTCAGGAGTGAAAGCGACGAAGCCGGCGCTCGTAATACAAAACCTAAGCGTGTATCGCGAAATCGGTCTACGAGCGCTGCACACAAGCGTATTACAAAGCGAGTAGCCACGAAAACTCGCTCCGACAAGTCGAATAGTGCGCCGCGACGTCGCAAGCATTCGAGAGCCAAATTCTCGGTGATCCGTCGCTATTCACGTGGTCGTAAACCGCGTTCGACGACTGCCAATCATGTGAGACGTTTGACGTCTACAGGCTACTTCGTTACCGTTTCGAAGTCGGCCAAAGCGCCGGGTTTTTCCACTAGGGAGACACTGCCAATGAAGTCACGCCGCAAGTCGCGCGCAGCCCGCGGTCGCAAAAGAAACTCGAGGGGCCACTTCGTGAAGTCGTCCGCCGCAGCGCCGCGCCGTCGCCGTCGCAGGGCCGCAGCCCCCGCCGCAGCTCCGCGCAGGCGTCGTCGCCGGGCAGCCGCTCCGGCAGCCGCCCCGCGTCGTCGGCGTCGGCGTCGCGTTGCAGCCCCCGCGGCAGCAGCCCCCAAGCGCCGTCGGCGTCGCAGGGCGAAGGCTTCCGATTGGAAGGGACAACCGATCCGTCACCGTCGTGCCGCTCGCAAGGGCATCCGTCGGCGTCGGCGTCGCCTCGCGGCGCGTCGGCACCACGCGGCTCCGGTCCGTCGGCGTCGGCGTCGTGCGGTTCGTCGCGCAGCTCCGCGTCGCCGCCGGAAGAGGGCGCGCGCGAAGGAGTGGTTCGGGCAACCGCGTCGGCACCGCAAGGCGGCCCTGAAGGGCATTCGTCGGCGTCGGCGTCGCCTCGGGCTCTCTGCGCCGCGTCGGCGTCGTCGTTCGGTCCGTCGGTCGCATGCGCGTCGCACTCGTCGTGCGGCTCCGCGTCGGCACCGCAAGACGCGCCGCAGCTCGAGCCGTCGTCGGTCACATGCACGTCGCACTCCGCGTTCGCACCGGTTGCCGGCCTACGGTCGGTCCGGCTACAGCGAGCGCGAGGCGTACGACACGATCGGTGCTGAGGGCTATGTGCTCTCGAACCCGCTGTCTGGTGGTGAGCTCGTGCTCGTCGGAATCACCGGCATCCTCGGCTACGGTCTCGCGGACTTCGTCGGACGGTACATGTCGACGACAGCCGTTGCGGCAGGTCAGCCAGCGAACAGCGTTCCACCGGGCGGCACGCAGGTCGTTCCGAACGACGTCGCGACTCAGGCATTCCCATCCTGGCAGTCCATGGCCGCGCAGTTCGGCGTGGCTGCGGTGCCAGGGATCGCGGCGGCGTTCGTCGATTCCCCGTGGGGCCGCGCGGCCCTTCAGGGCATGATGCTCGGCGCGGGCGCGGCTCTGTTCGGCAACCTGTTCAAGTCGGTCATGGCTTCCATGATCGGTTCGACGGCGCTCGGACAGCAGCTCTACCTCGCCGAGATCGAAGCGCAGGCGGCGGTGACGGCGGCCACTCCGGCAGCCGGAACCGCGGCAGCTCCCACGACGTCGACTCCGCTCGCGGGTCTCCCCCGCGGTGTCGGTCGCCGTCCGGCGCTAAGGGACCCTGGGCCCAAGGCACGCGGTGTGGGACAGAACGCTCCCTCGCCTCTCACCGTGAACACGCCGATTGCACCGACGTCCATGGTGATTCCAGCGTCCCAGCCGAACCAGGCGCCGTACTCGCCTGGCGGCCCAGGGAACGCTCCTCCTGGATTGCCCGGCGGCAGCACGCCTCCGGCGATCTATGCACCGGGCGGTGGACCGACCATTCCTGTCGGTTACCCTGCGCATCCGCTCCAGACCCCGCACGGTATTCTCACGAATACCGGCGACGTGGTCCAGGACCCGCCGGCCGGAACGGTTCTGCCAGGTGGACCCAGCACGGGTCCGCAGTGCGCTCCGTGCACGAGCACCTCTGGCGGCATCGCCGCTACGCACGCTGCTGCGATGGCAGCGATTCGTGATGAGTCGTGTCTCGGAGCTCTCCCCAAGGGCTTCGGGATGTACGCCTCGTTCCCGGAGGACTGAAGTTCAACGCGCTCAGCTCGTTTAGTGAGTGCGTGCCTCGATAGTTCGTAGTTCGTCCAACGCCTTGAAACCATCATGCGAATGCGGGTCTCCCGCAGGCGCAGGAGAAACAGATGAAAAGCTCAAGCATGCACAAGCTCGAGAATCCCAGCCGCATGGTGGGACTCGGTGCGGCTCCCTCCGACAACGTCGTCAACAGCGTTCTCACTTGCGGTTTTACGCAGGTGCCCGTCATCGAGTACGTGACGTGGACGATCGATCTGCCCGTCGCCGACGGCTTCATCGACGGGACGTTCGGTGACGAGATCGACGTGCTCCAAAACCCCAAGGCCGTACCGGGGGTCCAGGACGTCGACAGCTCGTTCGTCATCAACGGCATCCTCCAAGTCGACATGCTGGTCATCGGCTTCGGCGTGCACGGGTTTGCCGAGCCCCAGCAGGGCTCGCAGATCGGCAACTACATCAACTTCCAGCCGGCATCCGGGGCGATCCCGAACTCGCCCGACTCGTTCGCGACCGATGACCTGACCGGCCTCGGACTCTCGGGCGGTCAGACGATGACCCCGGCCACGCTCGAGTGGGGCGTCTGCGCGCAGAACGCGCTCTGGCACCTCATGAACGCCTACCAGTTCCAGTGGATCATGCAGCAGCGTTACCTGCTGATCAACGAGCTGGCGGCGGACGTGAGCTACTTCGGCTCGTACGCCGAGGCCGTCGCGGCGGGCTCTTCGCAGCAGGCGTTCCAGCGGTACGTCGACCGCGTGAACGCGAAGTACCAGGGCGCGCCCATCGGTGATACGGGCACGTTCCTCCCGATCAACTCGCAGCGCATCGGGTCGGTCACGACCGGCGGCGCGACGAGCACGGGCGTGTACCACCCGACCCGCGCGTACGATCTGCTCGACGTCACCTACGGCGGCCTCCGCACGCAGGGGATGACGGGCATGCTCCAGCCGTTCCGGAAGCTGTTCAAGCCGGTTCTGCTCGAGCGCGGCATCCCGATCGGGATGGTGCTCAAGGCGCAGGACGAGTACCACCAGAACCTCATGAAGCAATACCTGTCCAACAACGACCATGGCTTCGGCACCACGCACACCGTGATGCCGATCGGCCCGGCGACGGACGGCCTCACGGCGGTTACGATCGCAGAGCTGTCGTTCGCGGACACGGCAGAGCCGACCACGATCGTGGTCGAGAAGGCCGTCGAGACGGATCGCGTGCTCATGAAGGGTGGCGCGCTCCAGCTCGCCATTCTCATCAAGGGCTTCGAGATCTGGGGACCCTGGAAGCAGTACATCCTGAACCACCTCGTCCCGGCGGGCGTGGTCGGGACCGCGCAGTCAGCGGGCGGCTGATCGTAGAGCTCTGGAGCTGCCCGGCTCTCTTTCCTAGGAGGGAGAGTCGGGTGGCTTCGGGGCATCTTGTTTTTCACGCGCTTAGCTTCAACGAGAGAAGGAAAGGAGGACGAGCATGGAACCGAAGCCGCAGTACATTCAAGACCTAGCGGTCATGGACCCGATCGCGGCGTATGGGATCGTCCTCGGGATTCCTCGGATTCCAATCTCGATCAACGCATCGGGTTCATTCTCCTCTGCGGCTCTGGGGCAGCAACCCATCGAAGCTGGTCTTGATACAACCATTGCCCAAAGAACTTGGATAGACAATCTCCAGTACGATCTTCAGCAGCCGAACGTCTTCGCGGGCAACATCTTCAAGACGCTGTACGACGCGAACCTCCGAATGGCGCCAGGCATCTCGGTGCGCTGCACGGTGCACTCGGGGCCGCGCTACCTCGTCTCGCCGAACTTCACGCCGCTCAACAACTTCGTGAACCTCATCTCGTCGCGCTGGGTGAGCGGGTGGCCGCTCTACAAGCAACAGAACATCGAGATCGAGTTCATGCTCACGCAAGTGTTCCCGGCGAGCGAGCCCAATGCGCCCCCGTACAACTGTGTACTTACGTTCAACGGCTGGCAATTTTTGGACCACACAGTAGACGAAATCAGCGTGGACGTTGCGGCCTGCAAACTTCGCGAGCTCGGATTTTGGGTCCCCCCGGCGGTGGAGTGCCCGTGAGGAGGCACCCGTGCGCAGGTGGAGAGATCGAAAAATAGTCAGTAGTCAATACGCGGCGACATCAGGCCCGCTATTCGACTATCTGTTCGCCAAAGAGAGGATCTTCGGCCAGCCTCCGCATTGTGGCGTAGAGGCACGCCTTGAGAACGCCGATAGCTCTCACAAAGTCTTTTTGTGCAAGAGCGAGTCGAAGCGCTTTGAACCAACGCACGTCCCAAGCCTTGTAGAGGCGTTGTTTCAGTCCTTCGGGACCTTGAGTCTCGATTCCTTTGAGAGCAGAGGCTCTTCGTCCTTCAGGCCCTCTCGTCGCATTGGCTCTGCGCACACGGGCGCTTCGACCATCTGGTCCCGATGTCATATTCGATTTGAGTGCACGTGCGTGCCGACCTTTAGGACCCATTGTTTTCAGCGCCTTGCGGACGGCAGCACTTCGACCTTCAGGACCCTTCGTTTCATTCGCCTTGCGAGTGGCCGATTTTCGTCCTTCGGGTCCCAGCGTTTCCTTCGCTTTTTGAGCAGCCGCGCTCCGTCCTTCGGGACCGAGTGTCTCCATTGCTTTACGACTAATTGCCTTTCGTCCTTCGGGTCCCAACGTTTCCTTAGCCTTGTACATGGCTGCGCTTCGTCCTTCTGGACCAAGCGTTTCCATTCCTTTACGACGCGCGATGCGGCCAAACGCACTGCGTTCCTCAAAAGTCAGTGCACCCTGCGTTCCACATTTTCTTCTGTTGTACCCGTGTGGTTCGTAGGTATCGAGTTTTTCAGCCCACTCGGCTTCAGCGAGGTTGGCCGCGGTCTGTCCGAGTACAGTATCAAGAATCTCGTGACGAAAATTCTTTGTTCCGAACTGACGGACAGTATGACCGATCAGCGATCGTTCATAACGTTTTGCTCGCCATCGCCTTTTCATTGCCAGTTCCGGCGTGTCCGAAGCGTCACCGAGCAAATGAACCACCTGCCCGACGTACTGCTTTCCTTTACCAAGACGATCGCCGCTGCTTCGCGGGTCCGCGTCGCACGTGTGAACGTAGATGGTGAACCAACGGCTCTCCGGGTCGGTTTTCATTCAACCGACCTCGACACGCGCACGGAAACCATTCACAATCTTCATCGTTCGCCTCCCTGCAAAGGTCGAGGTGAGCCACGCTGCCTGGGCGTTGACGCGCCGCAGGCAGCATTTATAGCACGGGAGGCAGCGTAATGCGTCGCAGCCGCCTAGAAATCGTGACGGTCGGGCTGAATCCGAACCGGCAGCTTGTTGGCTCGGACCCACTCGGTGGTCCGTATGACCTCGGCCTCTTCATCGGGACGAACGGCGGTCCGCAGGTTCCGACGCAGCGGCAGCTCTTTGTGCTGTGCGCGAAGTATTTCAACGCCGGGCAACGCGGGCGAGTGGTGGGATTTCGCCAGTACCTGACGCTTCTCGACCAGATTCCACTCGGTACGGGTGGTGGCGCGTACACCTACCCGCTCGAGAGGCCGGTGGTGACGCCGACGTGGAGTTATGTCGACGGTAACGTTCTCTGGGGCATCCGCAAGCTTCCGCCGGGTGCCAAGATTCTGGCCAACGCGCAGAACGCCGAGGGAATGGCGTTCGAGGTGAGTCAGACACCGGCTCAGATCTTCGAGACCATCGTCGGAAATGTCGTCACGCCTCCGTACGGCGGATCGTTTCCGGGTAACGTTCTTACTCCTGAGCTCGGTCGCTTCTTCGACTTGCGTTGCGACCGTTGGAGTGAGCCTTCTGTCTGCGACGTGGCGTTCGAGGGCCCCTGCAACATCGTTTTCATGGCGAGCGTGCAGCAGACGGACCCGAGTACCCGCTCCGCGCCACCGCCCACGACGGGTGGTGGAGCACTTCAGTTTTTGACGACGCAAGGCACGACGCCCGAGGACGCGTTCGTCCAGAACTACCCCCTGTCGATCTACGGCCGCATCGCAGGATCACTCATCTTCGAGATGGAAGAGCAGGCGCCGACCGGATCACCGAAGACGTACCGACGTCCCGGCGATGGTGACCGACTTACGCGCGACACGACCGAGGTCGGCGACAACACGATGCGACGCAGCGCCGAGGATACGAGCGCGTACGACGCGTGTTTGCCCGAAGGTGGTCAGTCCGGCGAGCCGCAGCCGAAGCGTCCGGCGTCGCCTCCTCATCCGAATGCGTCGAACACGTCGTCGCGTCTGGCAGGACTGCCCGCAGCCGTAGTCACGAAGGCGGACGGCATCATTCAACGAATCGCTAAACAGTGGCGTACGGGCCGTGGAGAGCCGAAGACGGTAGTGCATCGCCCGAACATGACCGGTCTCGGAAGAGCGCCGCAGAATCCTACGACGGACGCCATTCTTCGCCGGCTTGCGCGATGGCGGCAAGGCAACGGAGGTCCCGGATGAGTTTCTACATCGTCCAACCTGGCGACACGCCGATGGTGATTGCTCAGAAACTGACGGGCAATCCTGCACGAATGAGCGAGCTCGTGCGTGCGAACGCACACAAGTCCTCTGTCACCGCGCGCGTCGGACTCGGTCAGATTCCTACGTTTCGAGAACTCCACGTCGGCGAGCGCCTCACAGTGCCGCCAGCATGGGAGTCTCGAGCTCCGTCACGTCAGTTGGGCGTGGCAGGTCACGCCTATCCTCAGCCGGCGCCGGCCTATGCGGTGCGTCCTCGAGCGGGAGCGGACGGCGGTGGGGACGACAGCGGCCACGGCGTCGAGCCCATTCTCACGATCATGGGTCGTCGCGGCGTACCGGCGATGCAGCACGTGGGCGAAGGTGTAGGAGCGGCGCCCGGAACGTCGGCGACGGGCAAGCCGTGCTGTGGCAGCTGCGCCGCAGGCGGTCCATGCGAGGGTTGCGAAGGAGCGAAGTGCGCAGTGCAGATGCCGCCGTGCTCGTCGCCCTCGGCTCCACCGTCCATTCCTGGGAGCACGAGCTTTCCAGTGGGGTTTGGACGTGTCGCGGTTCGAGGAGTTGGTCAAACGGCGACGCCAACCACGACCGCTTCGACGATCGGCGATGCGCTCGCGGGATGGGGCGTGCCGCTTGCCGTGGGAGTCATCAGCATCGCAGCCGGGTTCGGACTGGCATACGTAATTTCCAACAGGTGAACGAGAGGAAGATGATCATGGATGAGCCGGCGTTTCACACTTCACTGCTGCGCGGTCTAGGCCAGCTCGGGCCCGCAGCGGGCTCGGACGGAACGGACAGTGGAGGCAACAGCCTCATTTCGGGCGGAGCCGAGGGTGGGACGGAAACGTCTCAGCTTCTTGGTCCCGACGGATCAGACCCGACATACACGGGAACGATCTTGGGCAGCGGCGGCGGCGGCGGTGGGACAGCTGTCGGCTCTGCTGCCTCGACGACGGGTACCGCTTCTTCGGTCCTTTCGTCGCTCACGACCGGCAACACGCCGCTCATCCTCGGCGCCATCGCGGTTGTCGGCGGAATCGCGGCGGTTGCTTACCTCGCTCACCGCAAGACAGTTCAGGGTGGTGGAAAGTCCAGGTCGTCCTTTGGTCGACGTTCTTCTCACCGCGCGTACGCGCGCCGCAGGTAAGTCACACAGCAAGTCACGTTTGAGGGAAGCCCATGTACACCGTCCGACAAGGCGATACGCCGGCACGAATCGCGCACAGGCTCACCGGAAACTGGCAACGGTTTCCGGAGCTCGTGGCGGCGAACCCGCACAAGACAACGCTGCCGACCGGGCTTGGGAAGACCTTCTCTGACTTCTCGGTCGGAGAACAGCTTCACGTACCAGCGTCGTGGCCCACGGGTGTGGGTCGCGGCCATGTTGCTTCTCACAAAGGGCACAGCGGACATGCGGCAGGTGGTCCGGGTGGCGGATTGGTCGGGATCTACAATGCAGCTTCTGCGAAGCTTCATACGGCTCAGCAGCAAGGGCAGCAGACTCCGAGGCACGCTGAGAGGCACGAAGAACACCATCCCGGCGTCGGCGCTCTCGGTCGAGGCGGCGGAGGCGGACATGGTGGAGGCGGTCACGGTGGAGGTCACGGGGGAGGACATGCCGGCAATCGACCGGCGCATGCCCCTCAGCACGCAGCTCCTCCCGCGGGCGGTCTTCTGACGCCTCACCTGACGCCGGGCGGAGGAGGTGGTGGAGGCGGCGGAGGTGGAGGGGGTGGACATCCTGGTCACGGTGGAGGAGGGCATCACCCATTTCCGCCCGGTCACGGCCACGGCCACGGCTGGGGAGGCTGGGGTTGGGGCGGTGGATGGTGGGACGGCTACTGGTACCCGTACTTTTACGGCGTGACCGAGGTGCAGGTCGACGCATGCTCGTGGTCGCCGTACACGGGTGATTCGGCGCAGGTCTTGGCGAAGAGGAAAGAGCTCCAAGCCGCCAAGATGAAGCAGGGTGAGGTCGTTTTCTATCGCTTCGGCGATGTCTCAGGGATTTTCCAGTTCTACCCCGCGCGCGACGGATGGAACGTCCAGGTCGATCGTTGCGACGACGGCGTGACGGGGCTCGGTCAGAATTACATCTGGGATCGGTATCCAGGTGAAGTCGATCCCGAAGTGCCGGCGCACACGCTGTCGGTTGGGCTCTCTGGCGAACCTACGGGCGTCGGTCAGTGCGCGGGGTGTGGAAAGCCTTCGACGGCGATCGGACCGACCGGTCTCGGCGGGTGCTGCGGCCAGACCTCGATGGAGCCGACGGACAACGAGCACCACCCCTACTGCGAGTGGGAGTGGGGCACGTGTACCTGCAATCAGTTTTTGTGGGATCCTTCGACGGCGCTTGATGATCCCGGGTGCGTATACCAGGAGCCCAACAACGGCAGCACGCAGATTCACCTCTTGAAGGGCGTCGGTCCGCTCGGCCCGGCGAACGCTCAAGATCTACGCGACACGGCGCGTGCGATGGCAGGGCTCGGTCAAGCTCCGTTTCCGCCAGCCTCGACGACGAACCCGGATGGATCGGTGACGATCGGCGACATTACGTACGCACCCCCAACGTCCGGACCGTCTACACCTGGCTGGACGGGCGATACGACGCTTCCCCCTGCGTCGCAGACGCAGCCTGGGACGATTCCGGAGGGGCTTACGCCGTCGTGGACCGGTGCAACGACGACATCGACGCCAGCGGTCGCTCCGTTCGTGGCTCCCGCAGCGCCGGCTTCCACCAACACAGGTCTTTTGGTAGCTGGGCTTGCCGTCGTTGCAGTTGGAATTGGTGGCATCGTCTACCTAGCTCATGCGCGTACCGTAGCGGGTTCGTGATGCCGAGCTCATCCCGACCTGCAAATGACGAGGCCGCCATCCCCATGGCACCGATCGACTTAGCACGCGGATATGCCACGTTAGCGTTCAAGGTGAATGACAACCTCGAAAAGAAGATTCCTGAGCTCGAGGCCGCTATCGACGAGACCAAGGGCATTGCGCTGGCGGCGCACGGGATCGCGGGTCGAGTCGAGGCGCGTCTAGAAGACGTAGCTCGTGCGGTTGGGGCGCCTCCGCTCAAGACTCGATCGGTCCCACCTCCGCCCCTGACGGAGAAGCTCGAAGTCCGCGTTTCGCAATCACCGACCGGGTCGCACTGGGTCATGGATCATGCGGAACTCTCGCGCATTCAGGAGAAAATCAAAGAGAAGGAAGCCGAGGAGCGCGGCGCCAAAGAGGCGTTGGTTGCTCTTCAGCAGCGAGAAGAGCTTCAAGAGAAGCGTGAAGAGAGAACGAGAAATAAGTATCTCTTCTATATGGGAATTCTCATTCCTGTCGTTACAGGACTGACGTATCTGATTGAGCACTTCGTTGTGCACGTAAAGTGAACCCATGAGAACCGCAAACGTCCTCAAGGCAACACGTCAGATCGCCGACGAAGCCCTTTACAGGAGCTTCTTCGGCGGCGGCGGTGGCGGAGGTGACGGCCCTTTGCCTGCGGCAACGTTCACGATCATCGTGAACAAGGGTGGAAACGACGCGACGGGAGACGGGACGGATGAGAAGCCGTTTTTGACCATCGGTAAGGCGATGACGGTGGCGGCAGGGATAGCGCCGACATTTGATCAGCCTGCACTTATTCAGGTAGGTCCAGGAGGGTATACTGAGAGCATTTCCTGGGTCCCAAACGTCATTGTCTCGGGACTCGATGCAAGTACGCTTGGATTTTTTCTCAACGGTTCAATTACACTCGACCTTCCTCTATGGGTTGCAGCCGGTGCAGCAAATCTTGTCTTGGGAGGGCTTGACGCGTGTGAGGTCGGAGGGAACGTCACTCTCAACTTCACGGGGGTCAACGCTGGCGGTTTCTTCGGTCAGTTTTTCTTAGGAGCGAAGACCAATGTAGACGGCGATCTTTCAGTTACCGGTGATGTTACCGGCGCAGTAGGGGCTCTTTTTATTATTCAAACAGGTTCGACGATTGGGGGTTCGTCTACTTTCGTCGGGTGCTCTGTTGAAACGAACCTTACTTTGTTTGCCGGAGCTACGAGCTTCGCTTCTAGCGCAACGGTCGCAACATCGTGGCAGAGCTTCGGTGATATTCTCAACGGTATTGCGTTGTCGATCAACGCGTCAGCAGGACAGAACGTTTCTGCTAATTTGACAGGTACGGGAGCAGGAGCGGGAACGACACTCACACTGACTGATGGTGGTGGTGGTCACACTTCCTATACCGCGACGGCTGGAGGAATTCCATCTACCGTCACGCTCGTCGGTGGAGCTGCGGCTCCTGTTCCTACGTCACCGGTCGTTGGTTTGAACTCCACAAATTCAACCGGAGTGGCCGCAGCCGCAGGAACGGTCGCGACGGCTGACGGCGTCAACGGAGTGACATGGTCACCTGCGCCAGGTGCGTTCGCGTTCAACCTGTCGACACGTGGGATGACGACGTTCGTCAACGCTGACGTCGGCGTGTTCAACAACGCAGGTGCAGTCCCGGAGTGGTTTGACCAGGCCCCGTCGCGCGTCGGTCAGCTCTGGACGACCTTCGTTGACGGCACCACGCCCGCGACGTTCAATCCGGCGGGTTTCAACGGTAAGGCGACGCTCGACACGCTCGAGTCGCCGTCGATGAGCCAGTTCCAATACGCCGACGTCTCGATGATGGCGGGGACGTTCTTCCTCAAGCCCGATGAATTCACGATCGCGGCTTGCGTCCTCTACACGGGAACGAAGGACTGGCTGGCGTCCCAGCTCAATCCGATCATCTTTGCCTCGACGCAGAACGGAGGAGGCAATCGAAACGGAATCGGACTTACCGTTGGCCTCGATTCCGCTACTCCCGGCAACGTGATCTTTTCCGTGTTCATCAACGACTCATCTGGCGTGAACCCGCCCAAGTTCGCGGAAAGCGCAAGCGTGTCGGGGGCTGTCGCGCACTACGTTCTAGGTACGTTGTTTGAGGGCAACCTTTCGATCTACCTGGACAACAATCCGCCCGTAACGACGGCCGGCGTCGGACCGGTCGACATCGTTGCGCTCTCCTCTACGGTAGGTCAGATCACCGCGGGTGGAGCCTCGACGAGCCAGGTGTTCCAGGGGCATTACCGATCGATGGTTGCATACTGCGTTGGGCAGACAGCGCCCGAGATCGCACAGACGCTGGCGTTCATGAAAGCGACAGGCGGACTGTAAAATAGAGTAAGTTTGCGCCAGATGGCGTAAGATGAAGCGCTAAGGCGCGGAAAGAGAAATGAGAACGATCATGGGCGACAAGAGCGAGCTGAAGACGACCGGGTTATTGGCAGCGGATGCGGAGATGCGAGCTCAGCAAGCTGCCGCAGCAGCGGCGCTGGCTGGACAGGTCTTGTCGACCGGAACGGTCACACTCGTGGCGGGCGTGAGCCCGGCGGTGGTGTTGCCTTCCATCACGGCACGATCGACCGTGGCGTTGACCCTCGCCGGGGTCAATGCTTCCACTGCGCTCGGAACGCTGGAAGCCGACATCACTCCCGGTACCGGATTCACGGTAACGAGCCACGAGTCCGGGACGCCGGGTGTCACGCAGACAGGTGACCTCGGAACGTACCGGTACGCCGTCTTCAACGCTGGCGTGTAAGCAGCATCCTCGACTTGCCATACAGTCCCATGCCGGCGTAGTCTGCCGGCATGAACGACTTCGATCTGAACGAGTGGTGGGCGGTTCTCACCAACGGCGAGTGGTTTCTGGGTAAGCGTCCGGCGAGTCGATCGCTCAAATCGTTGCACAAGCTCAATCTACCTTTCAGCGTCCAGCCTACGGCGGGTGGGGGAGTTGCTCCGCGCACCGATGTGCTCGTTTATCCGTGGCTTGGGCTCGATTCTCTGGAAATCCCAGAAGGTGCGCTCTGGATTTCTGTCACGGCTTTCCACTGTGACGCGCCGTGGGAGACGCTCATCGCCTCTTCTGAGGCGTTGAAGCTCAAGCAGCGCGCGAAGCGCTCGGGGTTGCACCTTGCCTAGGCGAGTACAGGTCCCACCGGCCCTCGAGTCGCTCTTGCGAGGTTTTGGCAAACAGGTCGCTGAGGTCTTGTCCAATTCCGTTGCGGAGGCCATCGACGACGGCCTCGAGCGAGTGGAAGAGAAGGTCCAAGAGGGTCTAGGACGGATTCGGATGGCTCGCGGAGCCGCTCAGAGCCGGTCTCGCCGTGGTCGCCGAGACAGGTGACGACGCTCTGGAGCTGATGTAGTCTTCAGAGCATGAGAACGCTCTTGATGAAGGTTTGGGCAATCGCGGCAGAGGCTCTTCAGCGCGTCCAAGCCATCGAGGGTGGGCAACCTATACCTCCTCCGCCAGTGTCTGCGACGAAGATTATTTTCGTCAACAAGGGCGGTAATGACGCGACCGGCAACGGAACGATCGACGCGCCGTTCTTGACGCCGACCAAAGCTCTGGCGACCACGGACAACTCCGGCGGGTGGTCGATCCAGGTGGGCCCCGGATCATATAGCGACAATCTCTCGCTCAAGAGCGGAGTCTCGTTTACGGCTATCGAGCCTGAGGGGACGTTTTTCACCGGCCTAATGACAATCGGCGGTGGGTTCGGAAACTTTGGAACCGCGACCTTCAGCAACATTCAGTTCTCGCAGTCCCAGACTTTCAACTGGGGAGCTATCGAGACACCTTTCCTCTTTTTCTTCAATTGTGAGTTTGACAACAATCTGACCGTCCTGGGTGGAGCAGGTACCGGTTCGACTTTGAGTTTGATCACTTGTGACATTCTCGGGACGTTGAGCCTCACGGACGTAAACGTCATTTACACTCAGGGCAATGACATTCAGTCGAATGTGAATGTCACGGCCACACACTTCCAGTCGTTCTGGTCTTCGAATGGGGACAGCGTTGGAACGAACGGAGGAGTCACTCCTAACGTAATGACCGCGACGGGTGCTTTTCTTCTCCAAGCCATTCTTGTCGGGACTCAGCTTCTGACTCCGTTGACGCTCGACGGTGCCAACACGAGCTATCGAGGAACGGCCGGCGCTATTCCCCCTGTCGTCGTACTTACTGGAGGCGCTGGAGCTCCCCTGCTTCTTTCCGGAGCCAACGGATTGCAGTACACGGCGACAACCGTGGCCAACTGGTCCGGAGCGAATCCTACGAGCATTCAAAACGCGCTCGACCGCATTGCGGCGCACATCACGCCGATCCCGTGACGTTTATTTGTTGAAACGCGACGCGGCCGTGATAGGTCACGCGGTCCAATGACGTCTCCGGCATCCACGAAAGACCTTCTTCAGTTTTACCACCGTCGCGCGCTCGGTAACGATGCGCCCCCGCTGCCAGCTCCTCCGCGTCTGACCATCGTGCACGCACATGCCGAGGTCGTGAAGAGCTCGGAAGCAGTACGAAAGCTTGCGGGCCAGGAGTCCGGCGACGGGGGTAGAAAGACGTAAGGAGTCGGTGTAGGCTCTTCTCGTGAGAGAGACCGTTCTCCTCGAGAGCCGCAGGCGTGGGTCCGCGGGACCTGTCCAGTAGCTTCAGGAGCACGCCGTGCTCAATCTCCCCACCACGACCTCGAAGATTCTGGTCGGTACCGGAAGCGCCGTCTCGTCTATCGCGGTTCACGCGTCGTTCGACGATCTCGGAATCGTCTCGCGTACGGTCAACCCTGGAGCGAAGAACACGCTCATTACCTTGATGGCGACGACGGTGGTTGTTCCGCCTCCGCCGCCGACGTTCGATCGGAACGTCAAGTTCTTATCCATTCAGAACACGAGTGCGGTGCCGTGCGCCATCATCGTCCAGCAGACAGATGGAACGAACTTCATCACGATTTTTTCCATCCTGCTTCAGTCGGGGTACACGATTCAGTACGACACGGATGCTGACGGCTTTCGCGTCTACGACACACTCGGGCGAATTCTTCTGGCGAATATGTAACGCACGCAGATGCTCAATCTACCCAACACCTCCTCGAGCATTTTACTTGTCACCGGAGCCGGTGTTGTATCCATTGCAGTTCACGCATCGTTCATTGACATCAATTCAAGTACGAGCCCTCCGACAGTCATTCCGGGCGCGCTCGATATGCCGCCTATCACGACGGCGACGACAACCGTTATTGTTCCGCCTCCACCCGCGAACTTCGATCGCAACGTCAAGTTTTTGTCCGTTGCGAATACGAGTGGAGCTCCGTGTCCGGTGTCCGTGCAACAGACGGACGGCACTACGGCTATTCCTCTCTTCACATTCACGCTGCTGCCCGGCTACGTGCTTCAGTACAGCACGGACGGCAATGGGTTCAGAGTTTACAATACGAACGGGCAAATTCTCGTAGACGTTAGCGGTCTTGGATCGGCCCTCGCCATCTCGGCGATGGGCAATAGCGTCTCTTCCGGCACGGTCGTCTTCTCGAATTCGAACAACGTGACGTTCGGTATGGCTGGGTCGACGGTGACGGCATCGGTGAATGTGACCGGTGTCGATATCAACATTTCCGCCGGAACAACTTCGAACCTCGCTTCGGCCTTCACCTTCTCAGATGCAAATGGTGTTTCGTTCGGGCTGAATAATTCGACGATCACTGCGTCGGTCGCGACGAGTCTCACCAACATCAACATCTCTGCCGGGACCACTTCGAGCAACGTTTCAGCGGTCACCTTCTCGAACGCAAATAATATTAGTTTCGGTTTCGACGGGACGAACGTGACCGCGTCGGCGAACGTATCCGGAGTAGACATCAATCTCTCCGCCGGCACGACGAGCAATCTCGCGAGCGCTTTCACGTTCGCGGACAGTAACCGCATTTCTTTCGGTCTCAATGCTTCGACGCTGACTGCCTCGTATGTGTTCAACCTGTCTGCCGGCACGACGAGCAATAACCTTCAGGCCGTCACTTTCAGTGACGGAGGCGGCGTCACTTTCGGGCTCGATGCCGGAACGGTGACGGCTTCGGTCTCGCCTGCTCTCACGGTCTCGTGCTTCAGTCAGGATGCAGATTTCGTGACCAACTTTCCGATTCAGCAGGCGGGGTTCTCGTTTCAAAAGCTCTCACTCGCGGCAGCTCTCGTCGCGACGCAGCTCGTGCTCATCGCCGACTTCTTGGGAGCTTCGACGGCCTCGGATGCGCTCACCATCAGCCATGCCGTTTACACGTTCAACGCAGCTACCGCGAGCTTGGCGAGTTCCGGCTCGCGCGCCATTTCGTGGACGAGTGGTAGCGCCACGACGGCGAGCTCGCTCTACGGAGGCGCCAGCGGTACGAGGTACCGGACCGTGGGCATCAACTATTCCATGACCCCCGGTGACTACCTTTTTGCGTGGTATCTCTCGACACAGAACGGTGTCTCGGTCAACGTTTTCGGTCGAGCGGCCATGAACCTCGTGGGTTCCTTCGACGGCGTTGAAACGTCCGCGCCGCTCAACGGAATCTCTGCCAGCACTGGGAACGCGCTGCCTGCTTCCGTGGCTCTTACGGACACGGGCTATGTGCGAACGGGCTTCTCCGCGCTTCGTCAACCGGGTACGATTCTCTTTGGGACGGGCCTATGACCGACACTACCGGCAATTTCAACGACCTCGTCCAGTTGAGCGGCGACACGCTCTACCACCTGGGTGAGGAATTCGTCGTCGGAAACTCGGCAGCGTCCACCTTGACGCAGGGGTTTAGCAACTCGGGTGGGATGCTCAATCTCATCGCCCAGCACACGACGAACGAGAGCCTCTATTACCCCACGAACACGACGCTTGCGACGCTCCTCACGGCCATCAACATCTCTGCCGGTACGACCCAGGGTGACCTTTCCGCCGTTACCTTTTCCAACTCGAACAACGTGAGCTTCGGCCTCAACGCTTCGACGATCACCGGATCCGTGAGCGTAGCGACACTTTCAAATTCGAATAACATCACATTCGGTCTCGCCGGCTCGGTTATTACGGCGTCCTACAACTTCAACATTTCTGCCGGTACGACGAGTCAGAATCTCAACGCGGTGACGTTTTCCAATTCGAACGCAATCTCGTTCGGACTGAGTGGTTCGGTCGTTACGGCTACGATGGCGAGCAGCCAGGACAGCATCGGCATCTCCGCGGGTACTACGAGCAACCTGCTGTCTGCGTTTACGCTGTCCAATAGTAACAACGTCTCTTTCGGGCTCAGCGCGTCGACGGTCACGGCGTCGTACGCCCTCAATGTGAGCGCGGGAGGCGGGACCAGTAACGCCCTGAGCGCGATCACGTTCTCGACGTCCAACAACGTGAGCTTCGGTCTCAGTACGGGGGCCGGTGTTGGGACGATGACGGCCTTTGCCGGGCTTCTCGTCAGCGCAGGGACCACGACGCTGCTTCGGTCGGCGTATACGTTCTCGAACTCGAATGGATTCTCCTTCGGGATGAACAACGCCACCATCACGGGAGCGTATGGAGGGTTCTCGAGTTGGCAGAACGGTTTACCTTCGTCCGGCACTAATCAGATGGGCAGCGTGACGCTGTATTTGCAACCCATCGTGATTCCTTATTTCCTGTCTGCTGCCAACCTTATGTATCTCGCATCCGTATCGGCGAGCGCTGGCACGTCTGGTTCGTTTACGATGAGCGTGGGTCTCTACTCTATCAGTGGAGGTACTGCGGGCTCGCTTAGCCAAGCCAGTTCGTCGTCGGCTGCTTTTACGTGGTCGTCGGCGTCATCCAGCAACTTTACTGGTAATCAGTATCGTTCGGTCGGTATCGCGTGGTCCATCACACCGGGTCCTTACGTCATGGCGATGGCGTGGTCGGGTGCGAACACCGCCAGCGTCACCTATGCTGTTCTACCCATTGTCGCAACCGGCGCGGGCGGGGCGACAAACATTGTTGACCCGGCGGGGAAACTCACGAATCAGGTCTTGCCAGGTTTTTCGGTGTCCACGGTTGCCGCGTTACCTACTTCGATCGCTATCAGTGCCACGGGCAGTTACATTCGTACCGGTGAAGCATTCGTGCAGCCTTGGTTCCTCCTCCAAGGTACCTGAGTCGTGGCTATCACCTTCAAGCAGATCATCCAGACGGCCCCGGCGGCGGGCTCGTCGTTCAACCTCTCCATCACGCCGAATGCGGCGGGGAACCTGCTCATCCTCGGCATTGGGATGTATCAGAAGGGGCAGGTCGTCTCGGTCACGGACAACAACGGGAATAAGTGGATCCCCGTCATCTTCAACCAGCAGGAGGGGAACTCGGGCGGCGCGGTCTACCACGTCCCCAACTGCAATGCGGGGGCGACGACCGTCACGGTGACGCTCCTGGCAGCAGAGGCAGATGTTGGCCTGATTTGCGAGGAGTGGAGTGGCTGCGCCCAGCATCACCCGGTGGATGGGTACGCGGTAGGTTTCGGGTCGACGGGCACCGCGGTGTCGACGGCGAACTTCACGACCGCCGAGGTCAACGACGTCATCATCTCTTTCTCGGCCTTCATCGATCAGAACATCGCCTCCATCGGTGGCGGGTACACGCTCCGCTCGAACCTCAGCACGGATGCGTGGACCGCGATGGGCGACCTCGCGGCTCCGACTGCGGGTACGTACGCGGGTCACTGGAACGCAGCGGTCAACTCCGACTACGGCATCATGGCAGTTGGCCTGTCCTCTGTAGACAACCCGAACCCGTGGCCGGTCCCGGTGCAGGTCGCGGTCGAGGAGACTACGTCTGCGGGGTCTCCCATCACGGCGACTTTCACCAGCAATGTTACGGCTGGCAACGCAATCGTAGTCATGTGCATGGGCGTGAGCGGAATGTCGTGGTCCGTCACGGATTCCGAGAACAACACCTATCACGCTTGTGCAGGTGCGAGTGTGGCCGGGTGCCAGATGTTCGTAGCGTTTGGCGTGGCGGGAGGAACCGCTGCGGCCGTTCATGCGGCGTACACCGGTACGTTTGGTACGTCAGCGGTCTACGCAGTTGAGGTCCAAGATATCAATGTGTACGACACCGGGTCCGGGAATTCAGGAACAGGGACCACGGCGACGCCCGGTTCTTTCACTCTCAACAAGTCCACTAACGAAATCGTGATCGCGTGCACGAGTAGCCCCGGACTTGCGGTATCGAATCCTGGAGGAAATGATTCCACCTACTTGCTCATTCAAATCACGAGCTCACTCACGTGGCTTATTGAGTACCAGACCAACGTGACGGGCGCTCAGAACCCCGTGGGGAACATGAGCGGGTCGACCTCGTGGCTGATGATCGCAGGTGGATTTTACCAGGCCGGCACAGGGGGTTTTTCCAACCTTACCGCGGCATGATCTCACCCAACCTAGCCTGGCGTAATTTCACGTGATCTGATAGGAGTTATCCATGCCCGTTACGACCGGAAACTTCCAAGACCTCGTTCAGCTTTCGCTGGACACGCTCTACCACCTGGGACCGATGTTTCAGGTCGGAGACGCGAACGCGTCGACGGTGACCATCGGGTTCTCGAACAGCGGTGGCGCTCTCGCGCTCGTCTGGAGCTTGTCGAGCAACCAGACGCTCGGAATGGCGACGGGCAACGGCACCCTCCTCACGAACGTCAACATCTCCGCCGGTACGACGAGCTCGAACGTCTCCGCGATCACCTTCTCGAACGCCAACAACATCAGCTTTGGTTTCGACGGAACGAACATCACCGCGAGCGCCACGGTGGCGAGCTCGCAGGGGAGCATCAACGTCTCCGCAGGCACGACGAGCAACAACGTGACGGCCCTCACGTTCGCCAACGGCAGCGGCGTGAGCTTCGGTCTATCGACGGGTGCCGGGATCGGGACCATCACCGCGTCTGTCAACGCGCTCACGGCCATCAACGTCTCCGCAGGGACGACGAGTCAGAACCTCACGAACGTCGTCTTCTCGAACTCGAACGGGATCAGTTTCGGATTGAACGGCTCGACGGTGACCGCTCAGAACGGCGGGATCTCGAGCTGGAGCAACGGCGGCCCTGTGACTGCGCTTACGGGTGGTCAGAACACGCTCTTCTTCCAACCCGTCATTTTCCCGTACGCGATCACAGTCACGAACATCATGTGGCTTGCGTCCGTATCGAATCACTCGAGCAACGTCTCGGGCGGACTCTCGGTTTCTGCCGCGCTCTACACGCTGAGCGCGGGCACGAAGATCACACTCGTGAGCTCCGGTTCGACGAACATCACCTGGACGAGCGGTGCGGCGCTTTCGAGCAACACCGGCATCAACTACCAGCAGATGTCGGTCAACTCGTGGACCGTCACTCCCGGCGTCTACCTCTTCGCGTGGTGGATTTCGACGCAGAACTCGGCGACCGTCAGCTACTACGGCAACGCTGCGCAGCCGAGCATCTCGAGCGGGCAGGTCGGTGCCATGAGCAATCTCATGCTCGCCGGCTACTCGCAGGCGACGACCAACGCGCTGCCCACCTCGTTCGGGCTCTCGAACACCGCGAGCTACATCCGCACGGGCGCGACCGCGGCCGAGCAGCCCTTCGTCATCATGCAGGGCACGTAACTTTCCGCTTGACGCCACGCAACACAACGTATATCAGTTGCGTCACACCATGGATTCGGCGTCGCGAAGCAAGCAGTTCAATCTGCGCCTTTCGCCCGCCGAGCTCGCAACGATCAAGAGTAAAGCGGATCGGTACGGTCTCACCGTGGCCGACATCATACGGCTCTGGATTCGAGCGGGCGCACCCGTAGCTTTGGAAGAAAAGAAACCGGAGAAACGATGAGCAAGAGCAAGAAAAAGAGCAGCTCTCGTCTCACCCGGACCGGCGGTCCGTCTATCACGACACCAACCACGCCCGTCGCCGACGTCCTCTCCAAGTTCGACGGCAAAGGCTACGAGACGGTCAAGCTCATTCCGGGTAGCACGTACAAGGACTCGAGCACCGTCGTCGTTATTCCTACGCGAGGGATGATTCCGGACGCGGTCGTTTCGAAGTGGCTAGGACTCATCGCGCCCATGAACCAGAAGCGAGCAATTCTCTTCGCGAGTGGGCACGAGGTTGGTCACGCGTACAACAACATGATCGAGATGATCCTGAAGCACCCGGAGCTCTCGAAATGGAAGTACGTTTTGACACTCGAGGACGATAATCTCCCTCCACCCGACGCGCACATTCGCCTGCTCGAAAGCATCGAGTGGGGCAACTACGACGCGGTGAGCGCCATGTACTTCACGAAGGGCGATCACAACATGCCCATGGCGTACGGGGACCCGGCGGAATATGCACGGACAGGCGTGCTCGACTTCCGGCCGCGGGACGTGCGCGAGGCGTTGGAGCGTGGGCACATCATGCCCGTGAACGGCGTAGCTATGGGGTGTGGTCTATGGCGCATGAGTCTCTTCCGAGACATTCCTCCGCCCTGGTACGTGACCGTCAACGACGTGGTCCCTGGCAAGGGCGTGCAGGGTTACACGCAGGATCTGCATTTCTGCGAGAAAGCTATTCGCGCCGGGAAGCGCTTTGCGACGGATTGTCGGGTGCGTGTAGGCCATTTGGATATCGCATCTGGGACAGTTTTTTAGATGCCCCCGGCTACCAAAGAGGAATTGGCAAAGGGCCGTACCCTTCTTCGAGCCAAGGAAGATGCACTCAAGAAGGAGTGGTGTCAGCTCGAGGGGCACCGCTGGGATTTACCCGGCGTGTCGCCGTTCAATCACGACATCCTCGAGTGCGAGGTCATCTGCAACCGCTGCAACGCGCACGCGATCGTAAAGGTGTTCATTCAACCGGAGCCCGGCGAGATCAAGCCGGAGCCGAAAGTAGAGAGCAAGAAGCCATGACGAAGAAGAGCGCCGCACGCCGAGCGAATCTGATCAACGAAACGCCGAAGCTCGTCGAAGCTGCGGGCCGACACGAGTGCAAGCTGGACCTCGGCTGCGGTGTGAATCCCAAGGAAGGCTTCGAGGGTGTCGACCTTTACGGCGACAAGGCGACCCACCGTGTAAATCTTTTCATGTTCCCCTGGCCTTTCAAGGACAACTCCGTCGACGAGATATTCTCATCGCACTTTCTCGAGCACATTCCGGCGCGTGAGATCGAGGAGCGCGACATCACTGGAGCACCTCATCACGAGATCACTAAAGAGACGCGAGCGCGCTTCATCGGCCAGGACATGTTTTTCGCGTTCATGGACGAGTGCTACCGGATCATGAAGCAGGACGCGTGGATGCAGATCTTCGTTCCCTCGGGCCGGTCGAGTCGCGCATTCTGGGACCCGACTCATCGTCGGTTCTTCATGCAGGAGACGTTTCTCTACTTGAACCAGGAGTGGCGCGTTTACAACGGGCTCGACCACTACCGCACGAAGGCACATTTCGGCGTCGACGTCGGCCAGACGGTTCCGACCGAGGAGTCGCTCTTCAGCGCCGAGGCGCAGGCCGAGCGCTTCAAGACGCGGTGGAACGTGACCTACGACTGGGTGGCGAAGATCAAGAAGCTGCCACCGATGACCGAGGAGCAGGTCCGCGCCGTCGAACAGCGAGCGCGCGAGGACCGGCAAAAGCAGGCCGCGCAGCAGGCGCAGCAAGCCCAGCAGCAGGCGGCGCTCGGACCTCAGGCTCCTGGTCCTCGATGAGCACGATCTTCGTCGTTGAGTCGCCCGGTGGCGGCTGGGGTAACGACGACGAGGCGTCACCCGGTCCTGCTGGGGTCTATTCGTCGCGCGAACTAGCCGCCGCCGCGGTCCGAGCGCTGATGCAGGGCGAACTGGAGACGAGCGACACTGGCGACGAGCCGGTCGACCGTGCGTCGCTCGAGAAGCTCTCATTCGAGGACCTCACCAAGCTCTGGGCTGATCGCCTCGAGACAAAGGAGTTCACGATCTTCGAACGCGAGCTGGACGCGCCGTTGCGCGACGTGTACGAGGCGTCCGCCGATGCGGCTGAGGCGACGGGATGAGAGTGTGGTCACACAAGCGTTGCCGCGCCTGTAAGAAGATCCTTTCCGGCAAGCGCTTCCGCAAGCAGTCGAACAATCCGAGCGGTCTCGCGTCTGCATGTAAGCGATGCGAGAAGAACGAGAACGAGCAGAATACTGGTTGCGGTGACGCACATGGCTGACGGCAAGTTTCAATTCGGCTGGGTCATTCGCGTGCTTTCCAAAGACGAGGACGGCATCCAGATCGAAGACGCCGACCTTGGCAACGGCAAGCACATGCTCGTCGCCACCGACTTCTCGCATCCCGTGCAGGACAACGTCTACCGGCAGGCGGGCTTCGGACCCTTCCCGTCGCCTCGCAGCGTGTTCGAAGCGCCCGACGCGGCATTTGAGTCACCGATTCGAGTGCTCAAAGCCCATCTTCTCAAGCTACGCGCCGACCTGGAGAAGGAGCGCCTCGCGTTCCCTACGATTCTATGACACGTTGCCGATTGGAGTTTTTCGGATGATCTCGTTCAGTACAAGAATCCCTGTTCCGTATGATTGTCCACTTTGCGGAGAGGAGATGGAGTACGTCGACGGGGATATGATGGCCGATTCCGGACTCTATTGTGCGTCCAAAGCTCATCCTGATTGTGAATTCTTTTGTGTTGTTGAATGGGGCATGGCCGAGACACACGGTGCCCAGGTTTTCCAGCTGACGTTCAGGACGACACCTCGTCGGCGTGTGTGGTGGATATTCTATCCGTACGGCACAATCCCGGCACGGACCCTGACGTACGGCGAACAGTTTTCTCCGTACGACAATCGACGCCTACCATGGCTCAATCCTGATTTTTCGGACTGGCGTAGCTTGCCTGCCCGTTTGGAGGCTTTGACGTGACCAAGCGAATTCTCATTACGGGCGGCGCTGGTTTTATTGGTCACCACATCGTCGAGCACGTCATCAGGAACACGGACTGGGACATTACGATCCTCGACCGGCTCACCTATGCTTCCAGCGGTTTCGACCGGCTCCACGACATTGACGCGTTCGACGACCGGCGCGTACACATGTTCACCGCCGATTTCACGCACGAGTTCGGCGCTGGGCTTCGACAGGAGCTGGGCGATCCCGAGTACATCGTGCATCTCGGCGCCGAGACACACGTCGACAACTCGATTGAGAACCCGTGGCCGTTCATCCAGAGCAACGTCGTAGGGACGTTCCGAATGCTCGAGTGGGCTCGCCGGCTCTCGAAGCTCGAGAAAATGATCTACTTCTCGACCGACGAGGTCTTCGGCCCGGCGCCGGAAGGGACTTTGCACAAGGAGTGGGACCGCTACAACTCGACGAACCCATACTCGGCCACGAAAGCAAGCGGCGAAGAGCTCTGTCTCGCGTGGGCCAACACGTACAAGGTGCCGGTCTTTGTGACGCACACGATGAACGTCTTCGGCGAGCGACAGCACCCGGAGAAGTTCATTCCGATGGTCGTGCGCCGCGCGCTCAGTGGCGAGAAGATTCTCGTGCACTCCAATCCCGAGAAGACGGTCGCGGGGAGCCGCTTCTACATCCACGCGCGCAACGTCGCCTCAGCTGTCACGTTTCTTCTCGAGCGCGGCGTCGTGCGCGAGAAGTACAACATCGTAGGTGAGCGCGAGATCTCGAATCTCGACATGGTCAAGCTCGTTGGATCCATTCTCAACCGAGACCCAAATTTCGAGCTCGTGGACTTCCATTCCAGCAGACCCGGGCACGACCTCCGTTACGCCCTCGACGGAGCACGCATGCGCGAGATGGGTTGGGAGATCCCTCGGGATTTTTTCGACAGCCTCGCAAAGACCGTAAGGTGGATCGTCGATCCTGCGAACCGGAAGTGGCTCGATCTGAAGTAAGCTAGCCTCGGTACCGCATGGCTCGCGAAGGCTCCTGGGACATAGGTGGCATCGCCACGACGTGGTTCGACGTCACGGCTGACATCTCGGGCTGGACCGACCGCGACTACATCCCGTTCCCTGCGACGCCGGTTCCGCCGCCTCCTGTTCCGCCTACGCCACTACCGAAGGGTGGGGCAGCGACAGGTTACGTAGGAGGGCCGCCGCGGTATAAGCAACCCTACGAAGAGAAGTGGAAGCACCCGTTCGGGCCGCCGAGGGAAGACGATCCTCTTCTCTCCCTACGAAAGCAGATCGATGACTATCACCGGAGCGAACAGCCACCGCCTGGTGACGACGACGAGCTCAGGCCGTCGGGCGATCCGGTCTTTGCGATCGTCGAGGTCCCGGTCCCAGTTTATTACGAGACCAAAGGCCGAGAGACCTTCACGGTCATCGAGGTCCCGGCTGAGTCGCCTCCGTTCGAGACAGCGTACGCGCCGTTTCCGCTCCCTCACGTTCCGGACTTTCAGCTCCCACAGTCGCCGGCTATCAGCGAAGAGCAGAGGCTCGCCATTCTCTCGGCGAGTGATTCGTTTCTTGGGATGTTGGAAGAGGGACTGCCGCCAGTCAGCCCGGCGCCTCAGTCCATCAAGATTCCGCTCTGGGTCTGGATCGCGAGCGGTGCACTCATCATGGCTGCCGGTATCGCGATTGGCGTCGCTCTTTCGCAGCCTGAACCGGATGTACGCGTGCGCGTGCTGCCGAAGGCGAATCCGGTGCGCCGGAAACGGAAACCGGTGAAACGTCGACATCGTTGAACACGCTGTGAAACGCGGCTACGCTCCTGAGCGTGGCGTACAAAGTGAGGGTCTACGGCTCGGGCAAGAGCAAGAAGAACCCGGTCCTGGAGGTCTACGGACAGGGTCAGGACCGCGCCAATCCTCTCGAGCTCTCCCCCGTCGCGCTCGTTGCCATCATCGGGGTCACTGCGGTCGCCGCCGGCTTTCTCGTCTACCTGATGACGCGGGCGCAGAGCACACCAGGGTGGTGTGGTGTTCCTGTGGTACCTCCGAATCCGGACGGGTCCCCTCCAGCTCTGATTCCGAGCGGTACGTCTTCGAGCTCGACAGGTGTAACAGGTCTCGGCGCAACCCCAGGCAGCGCCATTCCCGGTGATAGTCTCGCGGCGAAGTACGTGTACACGGTCGAGCGGCTTCTTCAGGCAGGGTGACGTGGCTGCCTCCTCCACGTTACCGACGTCGCCGCGTGAACGAGGCCGTCAGGTCGGGCTTCAAGCCGACTCGCTCTATCGAAAAGCGGCTGAGCGCGACGCCCGGGACCGAGGCAAGCGCGAGCGCGTTTGCGCCGAATGCATCGACGACAGCACCGACCGCGTCCTCGGGGGCATCTGGAGCGAGCTCGACTGCATGCGGTGTCATGCAAAGCCGTGCGTGGGCGCCATCGTGGCGGTGGACGCATGACGCCGGGGCTCGTGCGCTTCACGAAGGGGTGTGTGCAGCAGGGCCCGACCGTGCGCGTGGAGATTCTCGAGGCTCCGGAGGAGCAACAGCGCGGTTTGATGGATCGAGCGTCTCTTGCAGAAGACGAGGGGGCCATTTTCTGGTTCACGGATCGGAAGGCCCGTTTATTTTGGATGAGACGCACAGGTCTCGTACTCGACCTTGTTTTCATCGACGGCGTGAACGTCGTAGGGATCCTGACCTTGCAGCCCTACGATGAAACCCCCAGAGGGGTTGAGAGGCCGTCGACGAGCGTCTTGGAAGTTCGAGGAGGCTTTTGCCAACGGCATGGGGTCGCTGTAGGTCAGAAGGTGACGATTTCCCTCGACTGACGTATGCTGGCTAAGCACGACCGCGGACGCGGTCAAGACCTACAGGAGAGACCATCCATGGCGCGTCGAAGGCACAAGCTGATCCGGTCCGCGAGCTACTACCGAGCCAACCCGCTCAGTAACACGGAGCTCATCGTCGGTGGGCTCGTCGGTGTCGCCGTGCTGGGGTTAGGCGGCTATCTGCTCTACCAAAAGTACGGGTCGTCCTCGAGCGCCGCGCTTCCCACGGGCGCGCAGGTGGCGGCACCTGGCACGTTCGGCAGCGCGACGGCCGCAGGCGTCGACGCGTCGGGCAATCCGCTCCCGCCGGCTGTTCCCTACTCGGCAACGGGCTGATTCGGGAGAAGGTCATGCGTCGTCGTTCGAGACGTGCGCTTCAACGCAATCCCTTCTCGGGCGAGGCGGAGGACTGGCTCCGTGTCGCCGTCGGAATCGTTGCGGTCGGAGCGCTCGGCTTCTCCTTTTGGATGAAGTCGCAAGAGAACGCAGCTGCGGCAACGGCGCCCGCTCCGACGGGTCCAGCGCCGTCGGGTACGGGCACCTGAAGGGAAAGAGACTCATGAAAAAGCGTGGCAGCGGACTCGTCATTCACATCGCGCCGGACGGCTACGACGTCTGCACGAAGGGCGGCCGGAAGATCAAACACTTTCGGAAGATGGAAGCCGCGCAAAGGTTTGCTGCGGGTCGGCTCGAGAAGACCGGGGGCCGGAGTCTCACGGTGAAGGGCGCGCGGTTCCGGTACGTGCCCGAGTCGAAGGCGAAGCCCGCAAAGCGCGTGAAGCGTCGGACGAAGAGGCGCGCGAAGCGGCGCGGGCGTCGATGAAACGACGTCGTCCAAAGACGATTGTTCTCTGTACACCGTGCGGTCCCAAGAGAATGCCGTATGGAAAGAACCCCCTCGGTCCCTCGACAACCGAGCTCGTCGTCGGCGGCGTCGCGAGCGTCATGCTCGTCGGACTTGGTGTGACGATGATCTACCAAGCACTCAATCCGTCAGGAGAGAGCACTTCCGACACGCTCCAGAATACCGCGGCACTCACCGCGATCGGGTCGATACTGTGAATCGGCAGCAAGAACGCGTTCGAATGGCCGGCATGTTGCGGCGTGCTGGCTATCGTGATCCGGTACCCGTCGCTGCGCGACTGCAAAGTGAAGGCATTGGTCCGGCGGAGCTCGACTGGCGACTTCGTACCGGTCAATCGCTCCAGAAGACGTCGCGAAATCCTTTTGGCCTATCCGGTACCGATATCCTGCTCGCGATAGGGGGCATCGCTGCGGTCGGTCTCGTCGGATACCTCATCTGGAATCAGCAACAGGCCGCTCAAGAGCAGTCGACGGCCGCCGCGAACGGATACCCGGGCTTGCCTCTCCAGCCTGCCTCGGCGTCGCTCAATCAGCCCAGTCTCGCCTCGTCGAGCCAGGTACTGCTCGGGGCGCAGAACTTCTTGCCTCCCCCTGGCTCGCCGGCTTTGCCCCAGCCGCCTTACGCTCCTGGAGGGTCACCGCTCCCGGTGGCGCCCTCTGCGTGAGATCACCCGTTTTCATTTCGGTTCGCCCGGACGGGCGCACGGTCGAGTACACGAAGACCAGGGGTCGATGGGAGCGTGCAAATCCGATCGAGGTCGACGCCAAGATCACGGGCACCGATCTCTTACTGATCGCGGGCGGCGTCGCGGCGTTCGGGCTCGTCGGCTATCTCCTCTGGGTCTCGATGCAGGACGCGCAGGCGGCGGCCGGCGACGGGGGCGGGACGGTCGGTGCAGGAACTCCTGCGGGTGGAAACGTGAACGCGCCCACGGTCCTCGGCTCAGGCGGGTCTTTGACGCCGCTCGGCGGCGCATCGGGCGCCAGCTATGGAGTGGACCCCAACGTCCAGCCCATCGGAGAGGTTGCTCGCGCGTACGGCACCGTTCCTGTTCTTCCCACCATAGGCCCGTCCTTTCCGTAGGAGTAGCTCATGAAAGTCATTCGAGACGACCTCTGGCTTTGCGACGACTGCCTGTTCTACGCGGTCAACGGTGACACGTCCGGAATCGACGACCCGAACCGCGAGCGCGACGTCATCGAGGGCGTCAATGCGCTCGGTCCGCACCTCGTCCCGGACTTCGATTCGGCAGAGGACGCGGACGAAGACAACGGCATTCGCGAATTCTCGTACCGACCGTGCGACGCCTGCGGTACACGCTTGGGAGGAGGTCGTCACCGGTTTGCGGTCTTGGGCGAGGAGAAACCGCGCAAGCGACGAGGACCGACGCCGTCGAACATGCGAATCGGGTCACGGAAGAATCCTATTTCTGATAGCAATTTTCTGCTTGCGCTCGGTGGAGTCGCTGTCGTTGGTACCATCGGATACCTCATCTGGAAGTCGCAGCAGAACGCAGCGCTTGCAGCCCAGGCTACAGCTGCTGCGCAGGCGGCTCCTCAAACGGTAGCGAGTTATCTCGCCACTCCTCCGACGACAGGCACCGTTTCAACATGAAAACCGACGCGAAAATCCTCCGCGGCGAGGCCACGTGCTCGACCTGCCGCAAGCCGGTCCCGGAGAACGCCGCGCGCGCAGTTCTCTACGTCTCGCCCGCGCACGTGTTCATTGCGTGCATCGAATGCGCACAGAGTGAGGCTCGAGGGCTGAATCACGAAATCGTGAAGGTGCCGTCTGGCATACCGGGGACGACGGATGGACGCGTGAGCTTGCTGCGATGAAACGCCGCTATCGACGAAATCCCGACAGCGTCCTCGGACAGATCGCGGTGAACACCTCCCAGGACATCGTCCTGGCCGCGATCGGCATTGGGATCGTCGGCGGCATCGCCTATCTCGTCTACACGAAGATGCAGGAGGCCGCAGTCCGAGCGGCAGCCCAGGACGCCGTCTCGGGCGCCAGTACCGGTGCGGCGGGAGGAGCGCTCAATCAACCGGGCGTTCTCATCAACAGCCCCTACGACGACATCGGACCCGCCGCATCGATCCAAGGCTACGCGCCCGACTCGTGAAAGAAGGGATGATTACGACGCACGTGCATCCCGACGGCACGGTCATCGCGAGCGTGAAGCTCGCGGACGGACGCGTGCTTCGTATCGCAGGCCAGCGCGCCAAAGGCGACGAAGCCGCGCGCTGGCGCTACGCTCGGGAGCCCTACGACGAGCTCTACAAGACGCTGTTTCTGCTAGGATGGCGCCTGGACAAGCAGGAGTGACGACGATGATCTCGATGACCTATGGGACCCTACCGTCGAGGCGCGAGTTCATCCGCGCGTGCGGGTCGAAGAACCTTCCGGACGGGATCTACACCATCTCCGGGCGTCCTGCGGAACGCGACGGCGTCGCCGGGGACTACACCTGCCAGGAGCTCTACGCGCTCGTACGTCAGCTGACGGCGAGGTGGAGGGACTGTGAAGAGGGCGCCGGGAGCTGGGCCTCGGACATCCTCGGTACGCTCGGCTTTGAATGGGTATGAGCGTGACCTTCGCTTGCCAGCACTGTGGGTCGTCCAAAGGTCTCGATCGAACGTACGGACGATGCGTGGATTGCGGAAAACCGTTCTGCGCCGGCACGACGGGAGGGCACTTCAGAACGAAGCAGGCCCCGCCGCCGGAGTTCTTCGAGAGGTTCGCCGGTCTCGGCAAGATCCCCGTCATCCCGGCGATCACAGGCACGTGGCCGCTCGGAAATCTCTTCCCTCACGAAGTGCAGATCGGCGGCACGACCTTTCGGCGCGCGACGTGGGCGTGGCCTCTCTACTCAGGTGTCGTCGCGCAGTATCGTGAAGCCGTCGCAGAGAATGCGATGCACATGATGATCTATCGCAACGGCTCGTTTGTCATCGATCACGTCGACGAGATTTCGCCGGAGCTTGGTGATCCGATTCAACACGCAATCGTCGACGCTCCGCTCGCGACGACCATCATGTGCGGGCTCGCTGGATTTGGTATTGGCCTTATCGGTGGCCTCTTGTTGCTCGAGGCCCCTGACTGATTCCGACTGGCGTTGTCAGTGCTGCTTCTATGGACCATCCGTGTTTCACGCGATGGGTGAGTGCGTTCAGACTTATGCCTGTTTTCTTGGCCCAATCGCTGAGGCACATAGTTTCTCCGGCGTGGGTCAGCAGGATGTTGCGAGAGGTATTGCGTCGTTGGTCTCCGTCGGTTGCCCATCGGAGATTTGCTTTCCAACCATTTCTGACGCACTCGTGACAATGCCCACACCAGTAACCATCGGCGTTCCGAATTCGTTCAATTGAATGCCTTCAGGATTGAATGCCTTCAGGACGCTCACCGAGGTCGGCAAGAAACGACTCGAAGGACTTGTCATAGCCCTCGCACACGACACGGTCTACGTAACCGGACCTGACCTTAGGTCGTTGCTTCATTGCGGTCCACGATCGCATTGCGCCGGTGCGCTTTCCTTTGCGTGCTGCCCCGTGGCTCATTTTGTTTCGCCAGCAGCCGCACGACACGGTGACGCCGCAAGCGACATTGCTGCCATTTACCTCTTTTTCGGTTCCACAGACGGTGCCGTTTTCGAGCACTCGTTCACAGCGCACGCTAAAACGTGCCGAGCAGTTAGGTCCGTCTGCAACTCGTCGAAGAATTCGAAGATTCCCGAAGAGTCTGCCTGGTACTAGGTCTGCTATGCTCCCCATCGCTACCTCCAATCAGGTGGTCACGCCCCGGGACGCCGCCAGCGTCGTCGGGGCATTTTCTTCATGGTACCATAGGGCCTATGAGCGCTACCTGGGAAAATAACCCACAATATTTGGCCCAGGTTGGCCACTTCCTCGGCGGCGCGATCGTCATCGTGCTCGCGGCGCTCTTCTCGATCGTGCTCGGGGCCGGGTGGCTACCCATCCTCATCACACTCGGCGTAGGCATCGCGGCGGCGGCGTTCAAGGAGTTCTACCTCGACCGTCGGCCCCCGGAGAACGACTCGTTCGCGAACAGCACGATGGACTTCTCGTTCTACATGCTTGGCGCGGCCGTCGGGGTAGGACTCACCGCACTCGCAATGCACCTCTTGAAAGTGCACTGCTCGTGAGCGCGTGGGACACGCTGGCAGAGAAGATCGACCACTGCGAAGCTCTTCGGCCGTACATCGTCGAGAAGTACGGAAGCGAAGAGGATCAACAGACAATCGCGGACGCGTGGAATAAAGCGCTGTCGGAAATGCTCGTGGCCGCCAAGGCGTGGGTCGACGAGTCTAAGCCGGCACCCACTTCCCCTCAGTGATGTGCCCGTGATGCCCGCAGGCACGGCACTCGAGCGAAGGGGAGACAGTGAGAGGCGCTTCGCTTAGCAAATCCCATCCGTCCTCCCAGGCGGGTCGGATGCCGATGCATCCGTAGCACTCGCCCGCGCCGTCGGGCCGCGGATGCCAGTACGCGACGTGCGCGATGACGCCGTCCATGCGACGCACTTCGAAGCGCACACCGTGCCCCGCGTCGACGACGGGCTCGTGCGTGCAAACCGTCACGTCAGAGCGCGTTGAACGGTCGCGACATGGCTGGAGGCGGAAGCGGCGCGACCTTCGGGGGCCCTGCGTCTGCGCCGATCGACATCACGACGACGCGACCCTCTCCCGCGCTCGGTTTCGGCGTGACGATCGCCTCGTGCACGTTCTGGTGCTGGTCGACGTAGGTGCGAAGGGCTTCGAGCTCTTCGTGTGTCACCGCGACCGCTTGCTGGTTCTGCACGATTGCCTTGTCGTGCTCTTCATACGCGGTCTTCACGACCTCGTGCGTCTGCGTCGCCGTGTCGTGCGCGGCCTGCGCGGTGCTGTTGCCCTTCAGCGCCGTCACGAACGCCGCAGCGGCAAAGATGACGCTCGCGACCGACCCGATGACGTGTGCCCAGCCGCGGAGCTTTGCGCGGTCCATCGGCTACGATTCAGGAACCGCCCACGACGAACGGCGATCCGAGGAAGAGAACGTTGGCCTGAACGGGGTACGGCGAAAAGCCGACCACCAGAGTGGCTCCTGCGGCCTGCCTTGCGGATCGCACGGGTGTACTGGCGTCTCCGTACGTGCGCTGGAGAACGTCGTACGCCTTCGCTCGCGCGAGAAAAGCTTCCGTCGCCTGTTTCCTGTTTCGATGGTGGTGCATGTTCAGCCTCCACCGCCGCCCGTCGCGATCTTGTCGAGGAAGCGCGCGTGCAACGGAGCCTGCGACCCGAGGCACGTGAACGCGGCCGTGATCGAGCGGCCGAGTAGGACCGCGGGGGTCCCGGTGCCGCCGTAGTTCTTCTGGATCGACTCACTGACCTTCGCGTTGAAGGCGATTTCCTGCGAACGGTGGCGGTGTCGGGTACGCATGGAGAAAGCTTACACGCCTTCGGGCGGATAGTCATCGTCGAGGATCTGGAGAAGGTCTCGACGGAGCCACCGAAGCAGTCGGCCGCGTCGTAGCGCTTTCCCTGCGAGCCAGAGCAGATCGCGCCGAAGCCCCCACGCGTTTCGAAAAACGTTCCTCATGTCGCGCGCTCAGCACCCCGGCGCGCGCGACGTCGTCGAGCCGCCTCGGCGCGACGCTCACGACGCGGAAGCGGCACGGGAGGGGACATGTTGGAGAGCGTCGTGACCACGAGCAGCTGCGGCGCGTTGGGGTTGCAGGCGAGCCACTGGAGCGTGGAGCCGAGCATCAGTACCCTGGGCTGTTCGGGGGCACCGGCACGGGCTGCACCGGCGGCGAAACAGGCACCGGCGCTACCGGCGCGACGGCCGCGACGGACGATTTGATGCTCCAGTACGCGAGCACGGCCAGGACGACGGTGACTCCGGCGACGGCCGCAGTGGCTTCCCAGGGGGAGAGCGAGCTTCCACCGACGGCGATGCGGGAGCTGTAGTCGAACAGCTCGTGAGAGCGGGGGTTGCGACGGCTTTTTCGTCGCTTTCGAGACGGCACCGAGCGTCTAGGCGTCTCTTCGTACTCCGGAAGCTGACCGTACTGCTGACGAAAGTCAGGATCGGTCATGGGACGATTCGGGCACTCGGGGCGATGACCTGTACCAGCAGGCCGATCGCACCCAGGACACGAGTGTAGGTACCGACTTGCGGGATTCCGACGGCTCCGGGGCACGAGGGCGAGCTTAGCGCGCTTCGACGCGTCTCGTGCGTGCGAAAGCACCTGTTCGATGGGAGGAGCGCGAAGGAGGGGCCTGATCGCGTGCGAGACGCGCCGCGGGGCCCGCCGGTCGAGACCTCTTGCCAGGCTCCGCTCGCCGCGATAACAAACACTTATCATGGCATCCGAAACAGCCCTCGTACCTACATCTCTGACCGCTCAGCTCGCCGTCATGGGCGAGGAGACGCGCGAGTACATCGAGGAGAAGGGGAAGCTCGCAGACACCACGCTCCGCGCGTACGCGTCCGACTGGAAGGAGTTCAGCAGCTGGATGGGCTCCCGAAGGCTCCGTCTGTTGCCGAGCGATCCTCGGGCAATTGCGAGATACCTCGTCCATTTGGCTCGCTCGACACACGACGCCAACGGGCGAGAGCGGCGTCCGAAGGTCGCCTGCATCACGCGCGTGATTTCCGCCGTCGCCTACTACCATCGCGACGCTGGACTCGAGTGGTTCATCCCGCCCGAGGTGAAAAAGGCGATGAAATCCATTCGCCGAGACCTGAAGGTCGCTCAGACGAAGAAGCAAGCCATCACGCTCGACATGATCAGCGCCATGATCCCGGTCACCAAGAGCGCTCGGGACCGAGCTATCCTACTCGTTGGACTATTTGGAGCTTTTCGGCGCTCTGAAATCGCCGCGTTCGACTACGCCCACGTGCGCTTCGTGACCAAGGGGCTCGAGATCTGGGTCAAGAGCTCGAAGACCGACCAGGAGGGCAAAGGGGAGTGGGTCGGCGTCTCGTACATGTCCGATCCGAAGCTCTGTCCGGTGCGCGCAATGCGTGCACACCTCGACGAGAGCGGCATCGTGGAGGGCCCGATCTTCCGGAACCGCTGGGGAGCCCGTCTTTCACCTGCGGCCGTCGCTGAAATTGTGCAAAAGACCGCGAAAGCGGCCGGAATCAAAGCCGACTTCGCTGGGCACTCCCTCCGCTCGGGTCATGCGACGATCGCCAGCCAGAAAGGGAAGAGCGAGGCAGCTATCATGCGCCAAGGTCGCTGGAAAAACGTTGCTATCGTGCGTGGTTACTACCGGAACGCGACGCTGTTCGACGACAACTCGTCAACGGGGCTTGCGTGAGGGGCGAACTAAAACCGCTCGCGTACCTATCCTGGCCCGTTCCCGAGCTACCTCTGCGATTTGTCCGAGGAATCGAAGCTCTTCAGGCGTGGCAAGCCGGAAGGTGCGCCGCGTGCGGGTGCTTCCGGAGTGATGCGCTAGTCGTCGACCACGATCACGTCACCGGACTGATTCGCGGACTGCTTTGCATGAGCTGCAACGGCTGTGAAGGTCGCGGGAACCCAGGTTTTGAACCATACCGGCTCCGACCGCCGGCTGAAATACTTGGAATTGTAGAGCTATACGAGGGTCTCACGTACGGACCGTGGCTCCCTCCGGCAACCTCACTGCTCGAACGGCGAAACGATCTGGGTGTTTGCTGGATCTGCACGCACCGTTTCCGTAGGCGGAAGCGCCGAGTGTTCGAGAAAGCAGCGGGACAGCTCGTCCACGTCCACGAAAGCTGCGCCGTTCAGGTCGGCCTGAGAGGACTGCTCCGCGAAGAGGTGGTATGCGAGCTATCGAAACCCACTGCATGAGGTCGAAATCTCTATGAAAAAGCCCTACCCAGTCCGCATTCCACCGTGCCCCGGCTGCGGAAACCCCGAGAGCTGCGGCGCCTGTTACGCGCGCCTCTCCAAGACCGACCGGCAGAAGCTCCGCGCCGGGAGGTATCCCGAGCGGCGATCGGCCGTTTCCGAGGCGCCTGGAGCCCGCCGCGGAGCTGTTTCGAGCCCATTCGACGGTGTACCCGTGGTTCCCCGAAGCTGGGGCGACCCACACGTCGAGTAGAAGAGGGCCCGCGCGCAGAAACAGCCCGCTGAGCTATCCAGGCGAGCTATCGCGGACCGTGGTGACCCGGCGAACAGCTCCACAAGCTGTTGAATAGCCTATCGAATAGCTCCAGAGCTATCCACGAGCCTATCGAACAGCTCCAGGAAGCTCCAGCGCCGCGCCGGACCCTCGCCGGCCGCGCGCCACACGCGCTCCACAAGTAGAGGGCCGCAAGCTGGACGAGCGCCACAAGTAGCGCCACGTACCGCCACATAGGGCCACAAATTCAAGCCGTTACGCTGGCAAGTTATCCACAAGCGGCCTAGGTCGACCGCGCGCCGTCGACGCGCGCCCAGCGGGCGCCCACAAGCCACGCGCGGCGCGGTCGACCCTGGTACCGTGGGAGCCACGATCCACGCGTCGGAGGGCCCTTGTGGGAGCCGTGCGGGGCTCCGCGGACGGTACCGCCGAGGGTACGGCTCCGCGGTCGCGCCATGTGGACGTAGGGTCACGACACTACGTCACATTGTGGATAACGCATGGTCATTTGTGGGCTTGTAGTGTCGCGCATGATACGCCCACAAGCCCCGTCCCGAGCCGTGTCACCCGTTTGCAGACCCCCCTTGCGCGTATCATGCGCGAGACACAAGCTTCCCCGTGGGCGCGGAGCCCCATCGAAAGCGCCCGCTGGGCGCGGAAGGGACCAACGATGAACACGCAAGGCACCACCCGAGCCGCGGATATTCCCGCGCTCGTCACGAAGACAAGGGGGGCGATCGTCGCCGCGGAAATTACCGCGCTACTGAAAGCCCGAAATACGCTCCTGTGGATCACAACGGGAGAAGAGTCACGCGTCGAGGCCGCGCTAGTCGAGGCGGGGGCGAGCGCCACGTACGAGGTGCGGTTCGTTGACTGCGATCAGGGTATCACGAGCGCCACGGGGGAAGTGCTGGAGAACGCACAAGACCCCTCGCGAGCGCTCGATTTCATCGCGTCGACGCCCACACGAGCCCTGTACGTGCTCCGCGATTGGCACGTGTGGGTCAAGGATCCCACAACGCAGCGCAAACTAAAGAATCTCGCCCGCAAGCTCGAATCCGCGCCGCGCGCGGAGATGCGCGCCATGGTGGTTTTGACGTACTCCAGTGACGTACCGCCCGAATTGCAGGGTAACGCCACGTGCATCGACTACCCTCTCCCGGATCGCGCCGAAATCGCGGCGACGCTGGACGCAATCACGGAGCTTTACCCGAACATGGCGCCGACGAATGGCGCTCGCGAGGCCGCGATTGGCGCGGCTCTCGGCTTGACGATCCAAGGCGCCAAAAATTGCTACGCCAAGTCACTGGTAACTAGCAAGTCGATTGACGCGGCGATCGTCGCCAACGAGAAAAAGCGGATCGTCAACGGCATTGCCGGCCTCGAATGGTTTGACGTCGACGCACGCGGCCTCGCGGCGATGGGCGGGGGAGACTTGCTCAAAGAGGCAACGCGCTTGCTTGGAGGCGCCTACGGACCCCGAGCACGCGCTTACGGTCTCACGTGCCCTAAGGGGTACGTGCTCGTCGGCCCGCCTGGTACCGGCAAAAGCCTGTTCGCGAAATGCGTAGCGGCGGCGCTCGGGTGCCCCTTGCTGCGCGGCGACCTAAACGCTACCGCCGGGAAATTCGTAGGCGATAGTGAGAAGACGATCCGCCGTCTTTTCCAGACCGTGGACGCGGTCGGCCGGTGCGTGCTTTGGCTGGACGAGGTCGAAAAAATGTTCAATGCGGGGCCAGCTGGCGCCGATGGGGGAGTCTCCGCCGATCGTCTGGGCGCTTTCCTCTCTTGGATGCAAGAGAAGCGCTCGGAAGTCTTCGTCTTGGCCACTGCAAACGACGTGCGCTCACTCCCTCCGGAGATGCTACGCAAAGGCCGATTCGATGACATTTGGTTCATTGACCTACCTACGCAGCGCGAACGCGTCGAGGTAGTCAATGCGGCCATGGTCCAGTATGGGCGCGACCCGTCAACCGTCGACGCGGCGACCGTGGCGAGCGCTTGCGCGGGATTCGTCGGCGCCGAAATCGCGTCACTGGTCCCGAGCGCGATGCTGGTAGCGTTCAGCGATGGGGAGCGTGCAATCACGACGGCCGATCTTCTGAACGCGGCGCGCGCGGTCGTACCGCTCTCAAAGACGAGCGCGGACAAGATCGAAAATCTCAGGGCATGGGCCAAAGGCCGCGCTCGTCCCGCGTCGACGCCAGAGACCGCTACCGCCGACGCGCGATTTGATATCTGAGGGAAAGAGAAGTTGACAATCACCCGCGCGTGCGTATCATGCGCGAGACACCGGGAAAACCATTTTCAGAAGGGACCAATCACCATGAGAACGTCAATCATCCGTCCGGGCCTACTCGTCGCGCTCTCCTCTACCGTTTCGGGGGGCGTTCAGTACAAGCGCGTTGACCTCGACGCGCCGGCCGATGGGGTCGCGGGCGACGCAATCGGCGAGACGCGCCGCGAGGTCACCCGATGGGAGACCACGCGAGTCATCGAAGACCCCGCAGAGCACGATCGCGCCGTCAAGGCGCGCGGCAAGGCGTGCAAGGAAATCCGCGACATTTGCAGCGATACGAATTTCGGCCTGCTCTGCCCCGTCGACCGTGAGGCCGACTTGGACGCGGCAATCAAGCGCGCTTACGCACTGGCCGACGAGCACAACGCGCTCGCGAAGTGCACGCGCGTCGCGATCTACACAATCAAGGGTCGCATTGCCTCGACGGATGAGGAGGCCGCGCGCGCCATTGGCTCCGAAGTGACGGCGCTACTGGACGCGATGTCACGCGGTATCGAGCAAATGGACGTGAAAGCAATCCGCGAGGCCGCGACGCGCGCCGCGGACATGTCGGCCATGCTCGGCGACGAGCAAATCGCCCGCGTCTCCGATGCGGTCGAGCAAGCGCGCAAGGCCGCGCGAACCATCGTCAAGCGTATCGAGAAAAAGGGCGAAAACGCGGCAAGCGTGCTGCAAGATATCCAGCGCGGCGCGATCGAAAAGGCGCGTTTCGCTTTCCTCGACTTGGATACGCCAGCCGTCGAGGCACAGGCCCCCGTGGAGAACGTCCAGCGCTTCGCGGAGCTTGACTGCGAAGCGCCGGCCGTCGTCGAGGCCGCGCCCCCCTCGGGTGACGTCGCGGGCGAGACGCCCCCCACGGGCGAGACGCTTGCCGCGAGCGCGGTCTAGCGCGTCACCCGTCGACCCCTGGCCGGCTTAGGCTAGGCTAGGGGTCGGAAGGGTAACGATTCAACGAAGGGACCAAGCCAATGGCATGCGAATCAATGCGTCAACCGGGGCAATCGCTCTCGGAGCGAATCGATCAGGTGAAAAAGGCGCTCGCGCGTCTGGAGACGGAGCTAACCGCGGGACGGGTCAAGGTTGCAATCGCGCCTAACGGTGCGCTCGCGTTCGCGGGGTGGAAAGACCGCGACAACGTCTCCGACGCGTGCGCCTACCGTACCCTCACAGCGTCCAATTCCTGGGCGCTACGTCAATCGGTCGCACGCGCGGAGGCCATGTCCGGCCGAAAGGTGAACGCCCGGGCAATTGCGGGGGGCCACCATTCGCACGACGGGGGGAACACATGGGAGAAGCACTAGCGCCGTCGTCTCGTGTCATATCGTGTTTCCTCACGATCGACATAGTGGGCAGAAAGGGAGACACGCGACACGAGCGCTCACGGTACAAGGCGCTTTTGATTGCGCGCGGTAGCGGTACCGTCATGTACACGTCGCGAGTTTGCGACACGCGAGAGCAGGCGGGGGAATTGGCGAAACGGTACCTCACGAAAAACGTTGACCGGCTTAGTGTCGAGTCGGCCACCATTCACCGGTAGAAAGGTCAACCCATGACGCGCATTGTCCGAGCTATCATTTCAATCGACGCCGAAGATCCGGCCGGCGACGAAACGATCGATCGCGTGCTCAAGCAACTAGGCTTGATCCTACTCGCGAACGGGCATCAAAACGTCATCGGCGCAGAGCTGATAACGGTACGCGCACCGGAGCACGCGGAAAGGAGGCCGGCCGATCCAAATCTCAACTAGCTACGGTATCGCTCCGGCTCCCCCGGAGTCTGGCGCGTGGCGGTAGGTTGGTCCCTTCCCGGCGCGTCAGACTCGGGGGGAGTCACGAAAGGTCAAAAGGTCATGATTCATTTCGTTATCGACCACGTCGACATTCGACACGTGGAACGTTTCAGCGCGGACCGCGTCGACGAAGAACGGTGGCACGTACTCCACCCGAGCAACGACGCGATCCTTGCGTACTGTCAGACCGCAGAGGAGGCGGACATGGTCCGCAAGGGTCTGAACAGGCTGGCGGCGGAGCTGAACGCTCCCAAGCTCACACTCGGGCAACGCATCGACCGGGACGGCGCGGTAGCGGTCGAGCGCGTCACAACGACGGCACGGGCTCTGCTCGACCAGTACCGTAGCGAAGACGGCAACGGTATCGACCAGGAAGACGCCGCGGGGCTCTGCTCGGCAATCCTCACCTTGCTAGGGGAACAGCCGTGAAAGCTGACGGTATCCAGATACGTCGCGCCGACATCCGACCGCAAGACCGCGCTACGCTAGCGTGGATTCTCTCGGTCTACCCGAGCGCTCGTCGCATGTGGGCGCAGCTTCGACGTCTCGGCATGACCCGTATCCGGCCGGACGGTTTCCCCTGGGAAGCGCTCGCCCCGAGCCTTTGGGTCGCCGATTGCGCGACCGGACTAGGCCGCATGACGGTGGGTCTCTGCTACCACGGCAACGGATTCGAGGACGGATGGAGCCTACACTCATGAGAAAGCCCAAGATAAACGCGTTCACGAAAACACGCCTGTATGACGACGGCCAATTCATCCGTACGGCGCTCGTCGTTGGCGACGGCGACACCGGATCCGTTGATTTGGTCGACACGAGAGGCGTTCGCCTCGCACAGGTGAATATCTCCTTCATCCCGAAGCGTGACGGAGAAGAGGTACTCATCGTCGACGTGATCGACGTGGACAAGCGCTACACCGAGCGCCGAGCGCTCGTGTTCTCGCCGACATCACGTCAAGCCGTCGACGTCCCCGAAGGCGGCAATCTGGTATCCACCGATTTTCGGGTGAAGCGATGAAGCGCCGACCCCCGCCCCCGCCTACTGTTCCCCATGCGACGTGGGGTGCCCCCACCGTCGTAACGCATAACGTGCAAGACTGCACTTCGCCCGAATGCTCTCGCGGCGAATGGTCCGGCGAGAACGTCTACAGCGGAGGGACCGCGCGCTGCAAGGCCGCGCCACACTGGGACGCAATCCTAGCCGAGGCCGAACGCGTAGGTTGGCCGGTCAAGTACCGGCGCGATTTATACGTGCACGATCGCGCGTACCTCAATCAGCTCGACCCGTCGATTCCGTTCGTTTGGATCCTTCGCGAGCACGGCACGCACCTGAACGACGTTACGTATGTCGACGGCGTAGGACATGACGCCGTGCATTTCGCGGAAAGCGTTCCGCGGATTTTCTCCTCTGAAAGGTGCCGCGTCTACACGTGGGACGGCCGCTACCTGCGCAAGCACCAGACTCCCGAGACCGCAGCGGACGCGATTCGCGTACTCAAGGCACAGCACGAGACCGAGACGAAAAAGAGAGCTTGACGATCGACGCGCCATGCGTATCATGTACGAGACATAAGGGAGCCGCGGGGTCGAGCCCGCGGAGAAAGGTCAACCCTGATGACTAGCAGCACTTTCGACCGAGAGTATCTCGTCGAGAAATTCGAGCACGCGGGACGGACGGTCAAGATTTTTCGCGACCCCGAGCCAATGTCGCCACGCGACTACGATAACTGGTCCACGCTCGCGTGCTGGCATCGCCGGCTTGTGCTCGGCGACGAAGAGAAGCGAATCGAGCCGATGAGCCTCGAAACGTTGCGCGAGAAGATCGCGGCCGAGGGTGACGAAATCCTCGCCGTGCTCGCGCTCTATCTCTACGACCACAGCGGGATCACCATGCGCGCCGGCGACGCCAACCCATTTCACGATCGGTGGGATTCCGGACAAGTCGGGTGGGGATACGTCACCCGCTCAAACGTGGAGAAGATGATGGGCGGCGCCGAATCGGGCGCGTCCGTCCCGACGGCGGAGGAGCTAACGCGCTACATCCGGCAAGAGGTCGAAGCGTATGACGAGTACCTCACCGGCCAAGTCTACGGTTACAGCGTCAAGGGCCGCGAGGGTGAAACGCTCGACGACTGTTGGGGCTTCTACGGGGGCCTCGAATACGTACGCGGCGAAGCGAAGGAAGCCGCCGAGAATAGCGACGATCCGGCCGACGCGCGCGACGTCGCCGAAATGGCGGCGCGTGCGACGTACGCGGGACCGGCGGCGGAGGTGTCGCCGTGAGCACGCCGTCACGCAAACCTGAGTCGATCTTCGTCGCCGGCAAACTCGTCGCGCTCCTACCGCCGCGCCGGCTCGACGGCCGTGTCCGTCCGTACGTCGGATACTCCACCCGACTCGGCAAGCTCGCGCTCTTTCACTCCGACGTGGTGCCCACGGAGGAGACGCACGGCGACCGGTTCAAATTCGCTATCGGTCCGTTCGACACGGAAGCCGGCGCACGCCTCATGATCAAGTGCGTTGAAAACCGTCTCCCCTCGGTCACCATTGCCGACTGCGAACGCTTCGTGCTCGTTCGCGCGCAGGTGTTCGCATGAAGCCCACCGTCCGCAAGGTCAAAGACATTCGCGGCCGGCGCGTCGTCGGTCACAAGGCGAAATTCGGACCGGTCGAATGCATGCGGCCGACTCCGAAAGAAGCGGCGCTCACGTGCGAGCACGAAACGCTCTCGGCGCTCGCGAGGCTTGACCGAGGCGCACGCGTGCTTCGCTGGCGTGGCCACGTGGCGGTAGTAGCGCCGACCCTAGAGGGCTGGTCGTATTGGGTCGATACGCTCTCGAACCCCTACTTCATGACGACGCCCAAGCAGGATCGCGAGGACGCCGAAAACGACGCGCTGCACCACCTAGCACAAGGCGCTTGGAACCTGGACGTCCCCGACGATGAGGCATTCCTGAATGCCGAACCGAGCGCGGACGGAGTCACGGAGGAATGCGGCCTACCCTACATCGTCCGGGATTTGCTCCGGCCGTGGATTCGCTGGCAGCGCAGTTATGCGGCGCTACGCGCGAAAGGTTTTTCTGAGACCGAGGCGCATCAGAAAGCGTGCTCGTCATGAGCGCAAAGCACGCGAAAGACTCCGACTGCAACGTAGGCGCGGACGGGTGCTGTCAGATTTGCGGCGTCTCTCACACGGACGTTTGCCCGAAGTGCGGCGGGCGAGGCTTCCACGTGGCGCCGTGCTGGCATTCACTCCCCGAGATCACGGACCCCGACGCGGCGCTCGTCGAGCTGCGCAAACTCGCGCGACGTTGCTACGAGGACATTTCAAAAGACCCGGCGCGCATGGTCGAGCTGTTCATTCAGCTGGACGAATACCTATCAAATAACGAAGGTCGATCGCCTCGCGCCGTACCACGCCGGCCAAAAGCCGGACGCTCACTACCAAAAGACTGGAGATGACAATGCGTCGCCGTTCGTCTACCGTCTCCCCATCGAACCCCTCCGACAAGTCGAGCCTCGCGCCTCGCACCTTGCCCACGCACGTCTGGTTTATTGACCTTTTCCGGGGGTGCGTAGGCAAGGTCCGGGTCGCGAAGCGATACCCGCGAGGTCACGTCGTGACCCGCCCTGGGATCAAGTGCCAGTGCTCCACGCACTACTGCGGCGCGGACGCTACGCGGTGTGAGCACTACCGCGGGGGCGGCGTCTTCTACTATTGCGACAAGCACTGGGTCACCGAAGGTCCCGACGGCACGTCACCACGCGACCGTGCGTGGATCTCGGTCGAATCGCACGAGCCGAAAGAGGTCAAACCGTGAGCCCTATTGGAAAAGAGTTACTCGAACGGTGCGAGGTCCGGGACCATTGCATCATCGTGGATTGCGTGGACTCCATGACCGACGAAGAACTGGAGTATGCAATCAAGCTCGGAATGTGGTGCTTCCCGTGATCGACCACGCCTCAGCCTATCCGGACATGGACGGCCGGCGTCGTGTCGTGCTCGACATGATGGACGTAGGAGACGAAGGCGACGTCACCAGCTTTCGCGCTCGAATCTCTATCTCGGCGACCAAGCACCTAATCGCAGCGCTGAAAACCGCGCTCGCGATTCTCGAAGAGACCTCGGAGCAAACCCTATGAACGCCACCATACCCGACGATTGCACTTCTCCCGATACGTGCGGCGTTTGCCACGTATGTCAGAAACCGAATTGCCCCGGGCATTCATTCCCCACCATGGACGCGACCTACGACCCCGCCGACAACAAGCTTCGCCTACGCTCGGTAGCTCGGCTCCCGAAAGAGCTATACGATCGCGTCAAGGCCGCCGGCTTCCACTGGGCACCACAGCAAAAGCTGTTCGTCGCTCCCATGTGGACCCCGGAGCGCGCCGATCTGGCGTTCGAGCTGTGCGGCGACATCGGCGACGAAGATACGTCGCTCGTCGAGCGCGCCGAGGAACGCGCCGAGCGGTTCGAGGTCTACCAGGAGAAGCGCGCCGACGACGCCGAACGAGCGCACGAGGCGGTGGCGGCGATTGCGGACAACATCCCGCTTGGCCAACCGATCCTCATCGGCCACCATTCCCAACGCCACGCCGAGAAAGACGCCGAGCGGATCAAGTCCGGCATGCGCAAGGCGATCAAGCTCTGGGAGACGTCGAAATACTGGGAACGCCGCGCCGCTGGCGCGCTGCGGCTCGCCAAGTACAAAGAGGACCCCGGCGTACGTCACAGGCGCATCAAGGGCTTGGAGGCCGACCTGCGCAAGCACGAGAAATCGCGCAGCGAGTCGATCGGCGGGATCAAGTTCTGGTCGACCACGCTCACGCGTGACCAGGCGCTCAAGATTGCCAACTACGATCGCGCGCTACCGTACGGCACGTGGTCTGCGCTCGACAAGAACGAGATCACCGTCGAAGAAGCGACCAAACGCGCCGTCGAGGCGCACACGCGTAACGCCGAATGGCGCGAACGGTGGATCTCGCATCTGAACCTTCGCCTGACGTACGAGCGCGCCATGCTCGGCGAGACCGGCGACATCGCGGTACACGCCGAGAAGTTCGACGTGAAGCCCGGCGGACAGGTGCTCACCGAGCACCGAGGATGGGCGGTGGTCTTGCGCGTGAACAAGGTGGCCCAATCCGGAGTGAACAAGGGCGACGTCAACTCGTACACCGTTCGAGGCCGATACGGACGCATGAAAGTCGGTATCGAGGAAGTCGTCGACTACCGGCCCCCGAGCGAGGAAGACGCCGCGAAGGTCGCCGCCGCGACGAAGCTACCGCCGCTCGTCAACTACCCCGGCACGAACGCCAAGGGCGAGACGTTCCACGAGATGACGAAAAAGGAATGGGACTATCGCGCCAAGCACAGCGATTCGTACCGTACCGTGCGCGTCAAAGAGAACGAGAAGCACGGCGCGCACCGTCAGCGCACCATGTGGAAGCCGGGCGGCTCGTTCGAGGACATCGAGGTGTTCATCACGGACATTCCGCGAAAAGACCCGCCGCCGCCCGGCGGTAAAAAGCCGGAGCTACCGGAGCGACTGCTACACGAACCTCGTATCGGTCAACTCGCCAGCGAAGGACTCTCCGACGCGCAGATTGTGGCGAAGCTCGCTAGGGAGGGGACCAGTGTTTCCAAGCCCGACGTCATCGTTACCCGTCACAAGTTCGAGGCGATGAAAGAAACGCTCAAGGCCGGCGTTCAAGTCGTCTCGGCGGACCAGCTCTTTCCGACGCCTCCCGACCTGGCGGCGCGCATGGTGCGCCTCGCGGGCGTCGGCGAGGGCGACCGCGTCCTCGAGCCTAGCGCCGGTACGGGAAACATCGTCCAGGCGATTCGGGCGCGCGGCGGCGTCGTTACCGCGGTGGAGATCAATCCTCGGCTTGCCCGACTGACGGACGCACACTGCGCCGACTTTCTCGATTTCGTCGGTCCGGAAGCGGAAGGTGCCCCGTTCGAGTTCGACGCCGTCGTCATGAACCCGCCCTTCAAAGACGCGGTCGACGTCATGCACATCATGCGCGCTCGTACGTTCCTGAAGCCCGGCGGTCGACTCGTCGCCATCTGCGCCGGAGGTCCGCGGCAAGCAGAGAAGCTCAAGCCTCTGGCCGAGACGTGGGAGGAGCTACCGGCCGGCACGTTCGACGGGACCGGAGTGCGAACCGTACTGCTCACAATGCGGGGGCCGTCGTGAAGCGCGTATTTGTCACGAACATTCCGGTTCGCACGTGCACGGACGGATGGGTCAAAATTCCCGATGACACACCGGAGGCCAACGTCAACGAAGCCATCGCTATCGCGCTGCGCGTAGACGGCTTCACCCCCGAAACACGCACGATGCCCGTAGAGGGGATCGACCTGGATATGGAAGCGCTCAATGCGAATTGGGAATTCACTACGCCGCTTGAGGAAACATGACCGCTACCAAGCTCTCAGCACCGGCCAATTCCTTCCTGTCTATCGGGGGCCGTCGTTTCACTCTGACGCGCGGTGAGCACCTCACTCGTTCACCAACAGACACACTCTGGAGTGACCACCTTCCCCATCCTCTTCAAAGGCAAGCGCGCCGGCATTCTGATTCGTAGTTTGACCTACGGCACGACGGCCGCCGGTAAGCCTCGTTGGCACGCATCGACGCGCGAGCTGTACTGGACTCATTCCCCCGACGCTCCCACCGGGATTGGTTTCGACGTTTCCGCATTCGACACGGCGCGCGAGGCTCTCATCGCATGGGGCCGAAGTGCAGACCAGATACTCGACTGGGAAGAGGGGAAACCCATTCAAAGCATCTATTCCAAAACCGGCGTCTACCAAAAAGAGGCTTCATGATCACCGTTCGTTCCGCCGTCCTCGTAGGCATCGAATCCCGTCCGGTCACTATCACGGCTAAAGCTAGCGCGGCTGGTGGGATTCTCATCGAAGGCATACCGGCCGTTGCGATGCGCGAGGCTCGCGTGCGAGTCAAGTCGGCACTCGCCCAGTGCGGTATCGAGGCCGGTAACGTCGACGTCACCGTGACGCCCGAGGTCACAGGCTATCCTGGGAGCCTCGACCTGGCGATTGCTCTCGCCATAACGGGGCTGCGCAACAACGGAATCTGGCGCGGCGACGCCGTCTACATCGGCGAGCTAGCCCTTGACGGCCTACTACGTTCCGTTCGCGGCGTCGTCGCACACGCTCGCGCCGTCGGGAAAGGTGAGATCGTCGTCCCGGCCGGCAACGCTTTCGACGCTACCGCGACGAGCGCAAAGGTGCTCTCGTGCGAGTCTCTCGCCGACGCGGCCGTCAACGGGAACCTGCGGCTCGTGGGAAGCCCCGGCATCAAAGAGGAGGTCTCCGATCTCAGCATCGCCGACCTGCCCTCCCCCGCGGTTCGTCGCGCGCTCGAAATCTCCGCCGCGGGTCGGCACCCTCTTCTACTGGTCGGCGGTCCCGGTACGGGCAAGACCGCGGCGGCACGGCGCCTCGCCGGCATCCTGCCGAGTCTCACGGCCGATGAAGCGCTCGACGTGCTCACCATTCACGACGCCGCAGGGCTACGCGGCGGAGGGTGGGGACAAGCTTTGAAAGGCGCCCCGGTCTCCCGACCCTTCCGCGCTCCCCATCACACCGTGAGCGAGCTGGGCCTGCTCGGCGGTGGCGATCACCCGCGCCCGGGAGAGGTCACGCTCGGTCATCACGGCGTGCTCTTTCTTGATGAAGTGCAGGAGTTCCGAAAGAGCGCGCTCGAAGCGCTCGCCCGCGTCTTGTCCGAAGGCAAGGTCACACTGCGACGCACGGCGACGATGCCGGCCTCGCCGCTGCTCGTCGGCGCGACGAACAAGTGCGAATGCGGGCCATCGTACGTCACCGGGTGCCAGTGCACCCCCGAGCGACTGAAGCGCTTTCGGGAGCGTGCCGCGTCCTACGAGTCGCTGTTCGCGATGCGCGTCGAGGTCCCCGACTATCGCATCGCCGCCGTCACGTCGGGCCGCACGTCGAGCGACAACAACGAATCCGTACGAGTGCGCGTCGAGGTGGCGCGGAAGATTCTAGAATCCTCCATCCCGAAAATCTCACCCGAGGCGCAGAAACTTTTCGACAAGACTAGCTCCGTCGCGGCGCTGGCCGTCGAATACGAGCGGACCATTCCTCGCGTCGCTCGCACCATCGCCGCACTCGACGACACGGATCTCATCACCGGCCCGCACATGGCCGAGGCGCTCACGTTCCGAGTGAAGCCATGACCCGCGGCGACGCTCACCTGTTGAACACGATCCGCGAGATCATCGGAAAGTCGCCAATCCCCGACATCGGCCGAGACGCGGGGCAA